TTACAGAAGAAAGAATATTGTTTATTCATGACGATGTTCAGATTCTGACTGTCGGATGGGCAAAAGAATTGGATAGACTGTTCAATGATAATCCAGAATACGGAATCATAGGGGTTGCAGGAAGCAGGGATTTTGATTCAGACGGAGCATGGTGGATATATAAGAACATTTATGGTCAAGTCGTTCATACAAAACGAATTAAAGATGAAAAAACAGGCCAACAAGGCACAACTGCTTTCATTACAAAATTCTCAGAAAAAATTGAGAATGACTTGAATGAGGTTGCTGTTATTGACGGACTGTTCATGGCAATTGACAGAGCCAAGGCATCAACAAACTTTGATGAACACGTATCAGGATTCAATTTCTACGATATAGATTTTTGCCTGTCAAATTATACCACCAATACCACAAAAATAGGAGTTACCACCAAGATAAAAGTTCAGCATGGAGGAGTGGGAGTAATAAAACCAGAATGGTTTGAAAATAGAAATCTTGTTCTGTCAAAATACAAGGAATATCTTCCAATTTCAGACTTAAACAACTCTACACAACCAGAAAAAAAGGATATGGCGTTTTTCCACAACGAACACTTCCCAGTTCAGAACACAGAAACAAAAACCGAAAATAAATAATATTATTATGCTGATTATCAAAAGATTAATCTACAAAATAAATATATATATAAAGCTGTTTTTCTATGGTTTTAAGGCTGGAGATGTGCTGGTACATTCAAATTCAGACAAGTCTATTATCAACGGATTTAAAACATACCAAACAAAAGAACAGTCCAATGTCATAAGAGACCTGCTTAGAGGAATAATAACAGAGGAGGTTAAACATTTAAGATATTCATTGTATAAGATATCACAGGCTGCTGATTTATATACAGTAGATAAATGTACGGCCGTAAAACATACCATTGAAGAAAAACCATGGCTTGATTACAGTAAGGGAATTATTCGTCAGCTGAATGTTCTTATTGATGATAAGGGTTATATGTTCGATGATAAACCAACATATTCAATCAATCTTAAATACAAAAATTTTCCAATGTTTGATTTTTCCCGATTGTTCAAGGAGGTTTATGTCGATTTGAACAAAAAAAAACGGATTTGTTCTTATTACCACAGAACTTATTTCCAAAACTCCTGGATTTTCGGCAGGAGAAAAAGGAGCATCAAGGGAATTGAACAAATGGATAACAGAATATAACAAAACCGTTAATGATAACCAGAAAACAACATTGATAAACAACTGTCCGTTTTTAGGGAATCTGTTATCAATATGTTTTGAAACATACAAGGCTGATGGAAATGTTGATGGAGTATCTTATGAATTGTTTGATTTGAAATTCTCAAAGGTCGCTTTTAATATAACAACCAATGATGCCAAGTATTTCTCCAACAAAAACGAAAAGATGCCAAATATATGTATGGCTACATTCAGTTATGGAGACATCGCTGTAAAGAATGACAGAATTGAGTATGTTGATGATATCATGGAAGAGAACTATAGGGAGCATAAACGGAGAGCCAATAGTATAGGTAGAGTTTACAGCGATATTAATATGTTTGCAGAGACAAATAAAAAATTAAAAGATAAATAAATGAATATAGCGATAGACATAAATACTTTAAGAAATCTTAACAAACAGATTAATATCTGTTACGAAAAGGAAACAGGGAAACCTTTTGTGGATAATGAAGAACTTATCAAGCATGATTTAAAGAGGGAAATAAAATTTGATTCCGTACAGGCAAGAAGCAAGTTTTATTTTGAAAATTATCCATTCGAGATTTTTGGGTGCGCTCCTTGTATGACAAATGAATGTCCGTTGGACTTTGAACAATGGGTTGAAGAATCTGAGAATTTCGACAAGGACACGATAAATATAATGCTTGTTTCTCCGTTTGAAAGCGGGTTGTCAATCAAGGCAACAATGTTTTTTCTTTCTAAATGGTTCCCTTGCAGAGAAATGTATTTTCCAAAGCAATCAACACAAATATGGGATAGATGTGATGTTCTTGTAACATCAGACGAAAAGCTGTCAAAGAACAAGCCTGATGGTAAAATTCTTATTTTAATAGAGAACGGGACAAATAAGGATTTGGAACAATATGCTGATTTGTCTTATGAAACAATAGATAATATGATATCTGATAATTTTGATTTTAATAAACTTTATAAAAAAATAAAATGACCGATAAAGAGCAAAAAATAGTAGAGAATATAGACAAGGAGATTGAAAGAATAGACAATTCCCAATCAAATGTATATTTCTTTGTATTGGATACCAAAGGTGTTCCAGACGGTTCAGTTGAGTATATATACAAACTGGCAAAAATATTGTCCGATAACGGAAAGAATGTCACTATGCTGTATCAGGAAAATCTGATTGACAAGAAAGACGACAAGGGAGTTATTGTCAAAGACGAGAATGGAAACAATATGAAAGAAGATCCTTTTGTTGGCGTTGAGAAATGGCTCGGAAAGGAATATTCTGAACTTCCCCATGTCAATACAATAAGCACAAATATTAATGTAAAATCATCTGATATTCTGTTTATTCCAGAATTGTTCGCTTCTGTCATGAAAGAGACAAGAAAATTTCCATGCGAAAGAATTGTAATTGCACAAAATTATAATTTTATTGCCGAATCAATGCCTTTGGGTGACCAGTGGGGAGATTATGGAATTATCAAAGCGATAGTCCCTACACAAACAAATGCAGACCTTATAAAGGATTTGTTCCCGTATGTTTCCACTACGGTTATTGATCCTTATCTTGATGACTTATCATCAAAAACAGAAGAACTCCCAGAGTGTCTGGTGAATGTGGTATCAAAGAATGAAGAGGATATGCATAGAGTTATCAAACCTTTTTATTGGAAATACCCTATGTTTAAGTGGATTACATTTAGAGAACTTAGAAATCTCCCCCAAAGTGAGTTTATAGACAGTCTTAAAAAAGCAGCATTTACTTTGTGGATTGATGACGATGATAATTTTGCATTGACACCGTTACAGGCCATGAACGCAGGTGCTATTGTTATAGGCAAAGTTCCAGATATATTGCCAGAATGGCTTGTTGAAAAGAAAGAGAACGGTTCTTTGAATGTCAAAAAATGCGGATATTGGTTCTCGGACCTGAAAGAAGCTCCAATTGCATTGGCTAATGTCATCAAGGATTGGATTACTGATAATATTCCGTCAGAAATAGGTAAAGCCCAATATGATGCATGGAATTCATATAATGATAAAGGTAGAACCACAAAGGAAATTTATGATTATGTGAACAAGATATTTGATGATCATAAAAAGACGTTGTTAGAAATTAAAAACCAAATTGTAAATAAAAATGAGAACAAGTAAAAAAATAGCATCAAAACAAAACATAAGCATCATCATTCCTGTTCATGAAATGAATGATACCGTAAAACCATTATATGAAAGAAGTCTTGAATCTGCAATAGCTACTGATTGTAATATTCTGGTTGTATCTGCAACAAATAAAATAAATGATGAGCTTCTCACTATTAAAAATGCGTTCAACAAGAATATCACTTATGCCATAAAGAACGATGAAAAGACAGATTTCTGTTCCATGGTGAATTTTGGAGTGGAGCATCTTGATAGTTCTTCTGATTATTTTATGATACTTGAAATGGATGATGTGATAAATCCACAGGTGTTTAAACAGAATATCTATTCTTATATGAATGCCAAAAAAGATTATTCTGTATTTATTCCGCTCACCTATTTGTTTAACAGCAAAGGAGATAAGTTTGAGGGATTTATTAATGAGCTTCCATTAACTCCATCTTTTTCAAAGGAGATTGGGTGTATAGACAAAGACAGTCTTTCGGATGTGTTTGTATTTAATTTAACTGGTGCGGTATTCAGCAAAGAAGTATGGAATAGACTTGGTGGACTTAAAAGCTCAATAAAGGTTTATTTCTGGTATGAGCTTATGCTGAGATATACAAGTCATGATGTCAATTTCTTCGTATATCCTAAAGTGGCATATCATCATTATCTGCAACGTGAAAACTCATTGTTTGATACTTATGTTAAAACCGTAAGCGAAAAGGAAAACAAGTTCTGGCTGGATGTGGCAAAGAACAATTACACAAATAACGATGACGCTTTTGTGTATAACAATAAGGATTAAAAAGTCCTGAATAAAAAGAATTGTTATGCCATGTTTGTGAAAATATGACATCAATTCTTTTTTTTATTTAAAAATATGCCAAGAAAAAAGAAACAAAATGGCTACTTCTATGAAAGAGAAGAAAAAGCCGTGTCTGATTACAATAAGGCAGATACATTTGAGGAGAAAAATAAGATTTATAGTGAAATCTTACATCCAGCACTTACGAAAATGGTAGAGTCAATTATCCGAAGATATAGACTCTATATTCCAGACGAAGAATATGATTTAACATTCACTGATTGTTTGAGCTTTCTTATGGTACAGATTGAAAAATTCAATCCAGAAAGAGGACACAAGGCTTATTCGTATCTTGGAACAATATGTAAAAATCATCTTATATTCAAGATAAAAAAATTCAAAGAAGAAGAAAAGAAATATACATCTTTTGAAAGCAATCAGGATGTTTACGAGAATGATGAAAATCTTACGGAGGAAACCGATTTTCTTGGAGAAAATTCTTTTTTTGACGATCTTATCATCAATACCAAGAAAAAAATTCAGTTTATGCTTGACAACAAAAATAAATTCGGTTTGAACATGGATGAATACAAGATTGGAAGCAGCCTGATATTCCTACTTGAACATTGGGATGATATTTTTAGCAGCAATATGGGATCAAATAAGTTTAACAAGGCAACGGTATTGTTTTTCTTGAAAGAGAACACTCTTATGGACACAAAAGAAGTAAGAAAAAATCTCAAAAAATACAAGGATGTTTATGTTGAAATAAAGAAAAAAATGTTAAAAAATGACTAATTATCAATAGAATATAAACACTAAAAATATGGGCAAAAAAGTTGATTATAGAATTGAGTTGAATTCATTATCCAATCTGCAGAATCTGTTGCAGGAATCGTATGATATCACAACCGAACAGATTAATAGCGCACAACAGGAAATGAACAAATTGACCGCATCCACAGACTTAAAAGAAGAACTTATGGATGGAAAGGCAAAGTATTCAAAGGCTTTGCACGATTTTATGACAGACAAGGACAGGGCATTGTCAAGAAGAATAGAAATAGCCAAACTTATGGCAGAAGTCATAAAAGAGAATGGAAATTCAAAAAGAGCTTTTGATGAGATAGAAGGAGAAAACGCTTTCAATGTAGACGTTAATTCTCTGAATGAATTGCTCAGAAACTCTCCAAAAGAAACACCAAAGAAAGAAAGACTTTATTAATATAAAAACAAATGCAGACAATATACGAAAAGAAAGAAGAAACGATAGGAATGATAGACGCTTTTTTATCAATGATAGAAAAGCTAAAGGCAACCTATGAAAACACTTCATTGTCTCTTCATTATACCAATAATAGTTCACTGCGCTATCTATTTGATTTATACAAATCAATAGCTGGCAATACAGAAGGACTGCAATCATTGATATTGAAGATTCTTACCAATTCGTTGCCTGCGTTTGAAGCAGCCGTAAAGGCTTATCTTTTAGCCAATATAAAAACAAGCATCAGCTGCGGAAGCGATCCTATCATACCAGACGATATGAGGGAATTTTACTATGATTCCAACTATACATTGTATCGGGTACAATATTTCAACACCAAAGTCCAATCCGACTGGGTGAATTCAAAAGTCATAGAATTGGATAATGTGCATTTTGGGAAAGGACTTGATTTCAGCGTAACAAGCCTTGATTTTTGTGATAAGCTGGATGTAAGTCCTTTCGATTCTGGAAAAAAGGGCAATCTGATGTATTTTGGAATCAATGAGCATACCACTCCATACGATTTATGCAGAAGCAATGATTTTGACGCTTTTATATGGTACACAATGAACAAGGCTGTTTACTATTCTGCTTACCAATATTATGATACCAAAAACGATACCGCAACCGCAAAAGAAAAATCATTTTCATTATTTACAAACTCCAATTATATATGTTGCTACGAAGCAGAAGGTAAAAAGTATAAGGATATAACATCGGATTCGGACCAAAGTTTTAATTTGTTGAGCTATTTCTATATCAAGAATACCAATGACGGGGAAATATTAAAGAATGTAGCCCCAGGAACAGCTTATAAATATCATAATGGTTCAAGTATATTGCTTTGTACTGAAACGCTTGCAGACGAAAGCGGAAACACTAAATATGCAAGATTTTTCCCTGCCACTGATGATTATAAAGGTTCTATCTGGCATATAGACAGTTTCTGTTATGCAGGGAATGATCTTAAACCACAATTCTCACAATCAACGGAAAATGTATATGCCAAAAGTACAGCAACTCCAGCAGAGGCGATTGAATTGGAAAAAACAGGAGCAAACAGTAACAGTCATGCCCGTGAATACAACAAGGAAAAAGGAATATTGAAACTTGAATACTATGGAATAACCAATAATCTATCAAGAAATTATGCATTTACGGAATCATCCGTTTCAATGGGAACACATGCGGTTAAAAATAACAGCAAGCTGAATTTCAAGATACTGCCTAAACCGTTTATTCATTATCCTTGCGTTGATAAGAGATTCCCAGAAAATCCGCTTGATACAAAGAAAATATTGTTTAACGCCAAGGGAAAACCAGATAAGAATGGCAATTTTTCATGCTTGGTTGATCCTACCTATACGGCAAATACCAATTATAATTATTGTGACGATTCTGGTTCCACATGGTCACCTACGGATATCAACTCACAGATTCAGGACCCAACATCTCCATCAGGAAGTATAAAGACAAATTATGATATCATAAACACGAGTACAGCATCTACAGAAAATCCAATATATGAATTGAGATATAGAATTCTTGATTATAAAACATTTAAAGACTATGCTAATGGAATTGCATCGGAAGCGGATGTGGCATCCAATTATATAGGGTGGTTGTACTTTACAAAAGACGGATCTTATTTTTTGAAAATGAACGATGGGCATAGAATACAGGAATGTCTGTATGAATGTTATACGGGATTGACCATCTATCAGTTCAATTATGATTATGTGATGGGAATGCAGCTTTTTGATGCCAAAAACATACTTTCTACTGCGTTTGATTTGACATTCAATCTGGGGGCTTCTTATTCATTAAATCTCACCACCAAACAATATATGGACAGACAAAAAATAATTTCCATAATAAAAAGCATGTGTGATGCGGATTCAAGCGTTGCGAGTGATTGCTTCTATTCATTCAGCAATACCAAATATGAATCAATGTTGAATGATGCGGAAACAAAAAGAAAAAATGGATATAAATTTAATGGTTCTGATTACGGTAATGTTAATGTTGATTTCAGCGGAGTAAAAGATATTCTTGATGAATATGACGATAATGCCACTCTAAATGAAAGGGTTGATGTGTTGTCCCGTGCACTGACACAGGCTAATGTATCTGTTACAGAAATAGGTACAGATCAGGCGGATGAGGTAAATCCTACGGCTTCTCTTGAATTTGTTGAGAATTTGATAAACAACCTTGTTGCTGCTTTGGTATATTCAATCATAACACCTAAAATAGTCATGCTTCTGTCTGTAAATAAGGCTCTTATGGGAGACCATTCCGATTATAGCTCGGTAGAATCCTTTTTGAAAGCAATACAGAATATAATACTTGGACTTGTACAGAAAATATACGAGATGGTTCTTGAAGAAGTATTGGCTTTTGTCATGGAAAAGTTGAAAGTTATCATTGATTTATGGAGCAGCATATTGTTGCAGGAATATACAGCCAAATACAGACGTTTGATAGAACTTATGAAACTTGATTGTACTGGTGACTGGATGCATAGAAGAACGTTGAATGTTCAAATAGGAGATGTCAATTATGCTGATATCGACAACACCAAGCACTCCTGTTGATGATTCATGTCCAGAATAACAAGATATAAATATTTATTAATATGGCCACAACAATAGAAAATATAGTAAATAAGATTAAATCGGCATTGAATAGCGCAAGACCGAAAGCAATGAATATTCCTGGTATTTTTATGCTTTGTTCTTTGGCAAAAAGACCTGGATTGTCCGTTTCTGTAAGTACCGCAATTACAGTAAGCAAATTAAAGGTTCTTGGATTTCCGACTGGGACACTTCCAGACGGTCAGGAAAATATGACGGTTAATTTTGTTCATTCTTTGTTTGAGGAAAATTACAGGGCTATAAATGAAGATGCGGTCATGCAGGGCAGACTTGGAATAGGCGATATAACCATACAGGCAACGGGAGCCAATGCAGGAGGTCCTGTGACGGTAGTTGGAAACAATATGCTCCCTGTTGATTTTAATGGATTGCTGAAATAATAATATAATATAATATAATTAAATTAAATAAAATATGCCAATATTACATGATAATCAAAATCCAATCATGTGTTTTATCGGTAAAGTCATTAGTGTTGATGACGAGTCCGATGGAATGAGAATTAAAGCTTTTATTTCTGGTGATTTGGCTAACAATATACCTTATGCCTTTCCTTTGCTTCCAAAGATGTTTCAGGTTAGACCAAAAGTTGGAGAGGCGGTTATGGTTTTTCTATCAAAACTGAATGATAGAAGAAGCGATAGGTTTTATGTCGGCCCAATTGTAAGTCAACCTCAATTTTTACAGAATGCACAATATGAATCTTCTTTATCTTTATTCAAGGATAAAATCCTGCAACCTCTTGAATCCATCAAAAAGGAAGATGGAATAACCAAAGGAGCTTTTCCTCCAGAAGATAATGTTTCATTGGTAGGAAGAGATTCGGAAGACTTGTCAATGGGTAATGGTACGGTTACATTGAGGGCTGGAGCAAGAAAAGCCATGGACAATATGGATAATAAATCCTTAATCGGGAATGTGGCTTTTGATAATGACAAGGCTTCGTTCATTATGCTTAGGAAAAAAGATGGACTAATTCCAGACACTGTTGAAAATACAGATAATGGAGCTGATAGTGTGGCTGTTATTGCTGCTGATAAGTTCGCATTTATGTCAAAGAAACAAAAAGATGCCTCATTTGAAAAGTATGATAATGAAAGCATGATTAAAGATGAGGATTTTGACAAGATTATGCAGAAACTGCATCAGATTCCGTATGGAGATAAGTTGGTGGAGGTTCTTAAAGATATGCGTTCTGCAATATCCAATCATGTTCACCCTTGGGCTGGACTACCCCCATGTAACGATGAGACGGTAAAAGAATGAATGAATACAATCTTGACGATATCTTGTCAAAGAATGCGAGGATAAGCTAAATATATGCGTATACGGTATGTTTTTCGTGTAATTAACGAATTTCATACCTGAAAAATATCAATTTTTATAGATATATTATCTATTTATAATAAAAGTAAACAAAAATGAGAAGAAGAAATTTAGACCGAATTATTGATGAGTGTATCAATAGAGAGGTTATGAATAGTAGACGATATGCCAATAATTATGGATATATCGATGAGGGCTTTATGGATACCAGAATGGGAAAGGCCATGGGACGTGGAATATCCAAAGCAGGAATGGGAATAGGAAATAGACTCTCAAAATGGGGAAACAGTCTGAGTAATGTAGCATCAAACTATGGAAGAAGATTTGCCAACACTGGATCTAATGGAGGAAATCAGACAGGTAATCAACCTTCTTATCAAGAAAATCCACTTCCTACAGGCAATAATAACACCAATTATAATGATCCTGATGATGATGACGAAGAAGAAATGACTAATCAGACAAATTCAGATAACGGTGCTAATTATGATGAGGAGGATACCGATAATAATCAAGCAGGTTCCGATAATGATTCTAATTATGATGAGGGTGATGATGATAATACTCAAGCAGGTTCCGATGATTATGGACAACCACAAGGAAATGCTAATGGTTACTCCAATGATGATGAAGATGATTATGATGAAGATGATAATGACGCAGGTTATGGGGAAGCAGGTAATGTTGCTCCTCAGCAGCGAGTAAGAACACCACGAGGACCTCGTATGACTCCAGATCAACGCAAATATAAAGGAATGATCAGAAGGGTTGACAAAAATATACCTGTCATGGATCAGGATATAACGGATTTGACACAAGATGGATATATCAATAGAAATATAGGTAATTATGCCATAAATGGTCTCGACAAGGTTAAAAAGAATATTGATTTGGCCAATAAAAGAAATATGGGAACGGAGAAAAGACAAAGAGCGCAAAGACAACCAGATTATCAACATATACAAGCAAGAAAATTTGAGCAGCAATGGCGTCAGCAGCAGAAAGCTAATCAAATGTCAACAATCAAATGTCAGATTCAATGAGATGCGATGATGATTAATCTTATTTAATAGCTTATAATATAAAAAGGCGGAACAATTAATGTTGTTCCGCCTTTTTTGTGGTATATATATTCTATTTATTGTATTTCTTTCAAGTGTTGAATTTCACTTGAAATACACTTAAAATAAGCCCATATATAATCTTTAATATATTGACCATATTGTTCATTTTCGTCTTCCATTAATGATTGACTACTGTTTACTCCCATTTGTGCATATTGTTGAATAGAATCAATCAATTGTTGTTTCTGGTGCTGATTCTGCTGATCATTATCCATTTGATCTTGTCCTTTACGAAAACCTTGATAAGCTCCTTTCATCTTATCCATAAAACCTTCGTTCAAGATATTGTTGACAGATGCTCTTATTACATTGTGGAGCTGTCCCTCCGTTAATCTTACTCTTCTCATATTTTTATTTCTTTTCCTATAAATATCTGCAAAATTATGATAATTCGCCCCCCCCCCCCTCCGCAAATACCGTGCCAGACGTGAAACAATGTTAAAATATTTACACAAAAATAGTTGCAATTTGTGTAATTATAGTATTTATAAATCGTTTTATCAAACAGAGAAAACACATTGAAAAGTATTATTTTCTGTTACTATTTATGATAAAACGATAACAAACATGAATATCATTACCCGTTTAAGCAAAGTAAACGTATTGGTTCAGAATAGCGATTACAATATAGGAATAAATCCAGTTGCAGAACTTATATAAGGAAACGGAATCAGCAGAATAATAGCCTATTTCGATATGGAAAAACTTATAAATCAATATAAAGACAAAACCATTATTGATTTGAAAAAGTTGACGCATCGTCTGTTTATGAAAAATTGCGGAAGTATAGACTATACGCAGCTTCATCAGGTTTATTCATCATCGACCAACAGTTCTGATAAATTGAGAGCCTCCTCTTTCGATTTGATATTCTTTCTTGTTCCTATGGAATGGGATGGTGGAAAAGGATTCGATTATCAATCATCCTATTTCAACAAGTCTTATATCAAACAGAACGATATAGAAATGGATGGCAGAAAATTGCTTTCCAAAGACGGAGCAACATGGTTTACAGCCAGAAACGGATATCAATGGGATAATGACGGAATATATACAAATGATTATTTATCAGAACAATACGACAAATTTGCTCAAGGACAGGATAGCATAGTAATAGCAAGACAACATTTTGATATAGGGAATGAAGATATAAATGTTGATATTACAGATACCGTTAATAAATTCATAGAGGGGAAATTATGCAATTATGGAATAGGAATAGCATATTCCCCAATGCTTGAAATACAGGAAACGAAAATGCAAAATTATGTCGGATTCTTTACCAACAAAACCAATACATTTTTTGAGCCTGCTTTAATTTCCAACTATAATGATATTGTCGATGATTCACGTTCCAATTTCTGTCTGAATAAGACAAACAGGTTATATCTATATTCAAATATAAATGGAATGCTTGAAAATCTTGATGAAATGCCAAAATGCTCAATAAGCGGGAAAGATTATGATGTCAAACAATCATCCAAGGGAATATATTATATTGAGGTCAAATTGTCGTCATCTGATGGATATGATGGAGGAACAATGTATCGTGATATATGGACTAATCTTAAATACAACGGAGACGAAATAGAAGATGCTGAATTGTATTTTACCACCAAGCCAGCAAAGATTGCATTCAATGTGGGTTCATCAATAGAAACCAAACCTGCTTTTGTCCTGAATGCTTACGGAATAACAAACGATGAAAAGATTCACAGGGGGGATATTAGAAAAATTGGAATATCAGCACGAGTTCCATATACCAATGAGGAATGTCAGCTGGTGGATAAAATGGAATTGCGATTATATGTAAAAGACGGTGAATCCGAAATAGATGTTTTCCCATTTGACAGCAAAGTGAACAAATCATATCTCGAAAATTATTATATGATAGATACATCTTCTTTAATTCCTTCTACTTATTATATTGATATTCGATTGAATTATAATATGGAGAAAAGAGTTCATAAGGATGTATTGCATTTTGAGGTGATAAATGATGAGACTCATAAGTATTTTTAATTTATGCTTCATAACAAGTTTTTCATAATATCAATGACATCATGGAGGAAAAGAATAGGAATTGTTTGTAATACCATCAACAGTCTTTTTAACCAATCTTTTCCTCCAGACCGAATTGTGCTCAATTTATCTAAAGATGAATTTCCGAGTGGTTATGCAGAACTTCCTGAAAATCTAATATCATTGATTAACAGGGGACTTGAAATAGAATGGGTGCAAGCGAATTCAAAATCATTCAAGAAATTAATTCCGACACTGGACAAATACAGGGATGCAATAGTAATGACAGCTGATGATGATTTGATATATCCTTATAATTTTGTTCAGAACATAGCTAATAATTATAATGACAGACCTTTGTCGTTGAACTTAGGAAGAACATGGATGAGCGGATATGCTTCTGTCTATGAATACAGATTCTTCGGAAAATACCTACATGCTTTCGATAGGTGGGAGGTTTGGAGGACAAATGAAGATGATATAGCTTATGGAGTTTTAATGATGTTAAACGGCTTTTCTTGCGATTTTTGTCATGATCCTTATTGGCAATATATGCACCAAGTGGATGAGGGCAATGGATTGGGAAGGACAGGAGCCTATAATTCAAAAAGAAATGATATATGGTTTAACGGATATATATCAAGGAGATATGGTGTCGATTATAATTGGCTTAGAAACAATATATCACAACATAACAGTTTTGAATTAAATGATAAGGAACCATATTCTGATGATACGGCAATACAAACATATATAGACATACAGTTTAATCCCGTAGAAGAACAACCAATCACTGTGCCTATGGAGGTGCCAGTAATAATAGTGGAACCTCCTAAACCTCAACCTGAACCTAAACCGAAACCGAAACCACAGGAATTCAAGGACGGGAAAAAGGTTATCAGCAAGAATACAACCATAGTGATTAACAACAGTAGTAAAAAATTGAGAAAAATCATAACAAAAGGAGCTTAATGTTAAATAATATTCATTATATTTGCCATGTTAATAAATATGTATGATAATGCTGCACGATAAGGAATTTATTGTTTCATTGACTTCTTGGAAAAAACGTATTGATATAGTTCATAATGCTATTGAAAGTATTATGAACCAAACAGTTAAACCAGATAAAATAGTTCTTAATCTTTCTTTGGATGAATTTCCATCTGGAAATGATGAACTTCCAGAAAATCTAACATCACTGATTGAAAATGGTTTGGAAATAGGATGGGTGAAAAAAAACTCCCGTTCATTTAAAAAATTGATTCCTACTCTTGACAAGTATAGAGATGCGATTGTTATGACTATAGATGATGATATCGTTTATCCTAACGATTTTATTGAGAAAAAAATTCCATTATATCATGACAAGCCTCTATCTTTTGATAACGGACATTTGTTTATGACTGGTTATTGCTCTTTTTATGAATATCGTTTCTTCGGTGATTATCTCCATAAATTTGACAATGAACTTGTTTGGTATTCAAATGAGGATGATATGGCATACGGTATATTAATGATGCTGAATTCAACAGAAATTGATTATCAGATAGATAAATATCATGATACAATAATCGAGGTGGATGACGAAAATAGTATGTCCCGCAATAATAAATATAACACGTTTGAAAATTACAGATGGTTTTATGCTTATTTGAAAAAACGTTTTGGATTGACTCTTGCCGAACTTATAGCAAACAATACCAAACATATAGTCAAGACGTACAAAGATAATACACCAATGATTAATTTGGATACATTGATGATTTATGAATATATGAAAGAAAGATATCCTCTTGTGTCCATGATTGTCCTGAATAAGGACAGAAGCGATCTTATGCAGAATCTCCTTGCATCTATTAAGGATAAATGCAAATATCCATCTTCCTGTCTTAGAATTTATATTGCTGATACAGGAAGTTCGGAACAGGAAAAAGACAAGATTAAGACAATAATAGGAAATCTTAATCTTCCTTATTATATCTGCATGGCAGAATATGATTATTACAATTTTGCAAAGATTAATAATGATATGGTTAAAAAACATATCAAATCAGATACTAAACTCTTGCTGTTCTGTAACAATGATATTGTTCTTGAAAATGATGCCATTTCAAATATGGTTGATGCTTATGTATCAGAATCAAAGAAACACAATGTAGGTACTATTGGAGCAAGATTGAATTATGGTGACGGAACAATTCAGCATCTCGGTATTCATCTTGTGACAAATGGAAAGGTGATTGCTTTTGAACATATAGGTAGCCATAAGAAAATAGAAGATATAAAACCTGAAGATAAAGAACATACACATGCCGTTTTCGCCAATACATTCGCTTTCGCAATGATAAATAAAGATATCTTTGAAAAATTCGGATTGCTTGACGAAGTATTCAAGTCTTGTTTTGAGGATGTCGATCTTAATTTTAAGTTGTATAAAAACGGATATGTAAATATATTAAATCCAAACGCTATATGTACCCATTATGAATCATTGACAAGAAAAAACACGGTGGATAACGATGACTTAATGTGCATGTTCCAACGTGTTCTTAAAGATGAAAAGATTTATAATTATTTCATAAACAAAAACAAAGAAAATAAACAAAAATGAATTCCATCCAACTTAGACAAATTATCATATCCAATCTGTTAGGAAATAGATATGAACTCAATGTATCTAATAGTGACAAACAGTCAAAATATTTTGAAAAAACGAATAGTGATAAATCGGAAAGGTATGTTGTGAGAGTTTCCAATCATTGCTCCAGCAAGTTGACATGGCAACAAAAATATTGCGGTAAGAATGACAACCACATTTACACTAACTGTTATGATATTGTTATATTTGAACCTGATATAGATGGAGTCCAAAAGTGCAATTTTAAAGATGAAAGATTCGTAGTTCAATATGTATATAATACAGTCAATAAGACCGAAAAAGAAATACGCAAATTTATTGACAGTATTAATTTTCATACCAAATTAATTAATTATTGATTTTCCTTTTCCAATAAGCTCAAGAAATCTATCTTTTCTTGGGTTTTTTCGTTTATGCTCCAATAATTATCCATTGTTATCTTGAAATCCTCATTGTCAATTCTTCCAATTTTCATTTTCTTTCTATAAAACTCTTCGAGTGATTTTGTTTTATAATGTTTGATATAAGCATAATCATAATTTATATCATTCCACGGATAAGCTCTTTCAAAGACCAGATTTCCCTTGTTGTTGCATACTTTTGTCGTATCTTTCAGTATAACGGGTGTATGTGGCTGAGTGTCAAATTTCAATGTTTTGTCTTTGTTTATGGATGTATGCAAAATTGATTTGATATGAAAATTTTCAGAAAATTTGTAGGAATCTGTTTGTGTAATAGGGAGTGGAAAGGGAAATCTATCCCGTAATAATCCTTCGGTCTTTCTTATATTCCCACAATCACCATATATTCTCCAATTAATATGTATGATATCCTTATCCGAAAAGCAGGGTAACGATAGATAGTCTTTTATGTTATCAAAATTATTACTAAGTGTAAGGTATTCATCAACATCAAAAAATGCTATAAAATCAAAATAATCGGTAAAGGTGTCTATTGCGTGATTATATGCTGCCATCTGACAATTCTTCTGGTCCCTGACATTCATTATGAGGACTTTATTGTTGTTTATATAATCAGATAGAACGGTATCAAAACTTTCCTCTCCTGTCCTGTTATTGTCATATATTATGATATTGTCAAATTCCAAATTTAGATAATAATCACAAAACTCTTTAATATAACTGTTTTCCATTCTGGCTATAGCAATAAGTCCTACTTTCATTCTGTCTTTTCTTAAAAAATAACATAAAAAAAGGTCCAGAATAAAAATTCTGAACCTTTTATCATAAATGAGGTTATTAACCTCTTTGGTTTAACGGAACTCTGCGGTGCTCCAGCTTACCAAACCATCTACTCTGACATGGCCATAGTATTTGTTATTGATAAGTTTCTTTGCATATCTTGTCATAATACCCTTAACTGGTGCGAAGTTAAATGGATTAGTCAAGGTAGGAGTCAACTGCAATGGAATATAAGGTGCGTAAACGTATCCTGTTTCAAGCAATGTGTTACCCTTATGACCAACTATAACTGAATATGATGGAGAATAAGAATCTACATATACCTGCAACTGGTTGTTCAACGAACCAATTCTCTCAATACCCATTGAATACTTATCACTTTCGGCTGATGCATCAGTTACATGGAAATACTCAAGGTTGTTCAGCAAACAAGAAACTTCAGGAGAAACTACAATAAAGTTGGCTGCGCCAAGCAATGTAGATTTCTGAATCTGTGCTGAAATCTGGTTGATAGTTGTAAACAGCTCCTGATTCCAGTCCTTCTGGGTGTAGTTGGTTGAATATCCCTTCAGATGCTTCCATCCGTTGGCATCAAATCTCAATGACCATGCACCTGCCTTACGAAGGTCTCTCAAAATCTCACGGTCTATCTCAGCACTAATCTGTTCAGAAAGCAATGAGGTTAACTCTGCCTCTGTATCAATATTATGGAATGCTGAAATATCCTGCTGCAACTCTGGTGACCATGTAGCTCTCAACTTACGCTCTGTAACAGAAATGGTAGTAGAAGACATATTGAATGAAACCTCACCAATCTCTGTCTCCAACTCCAATGAGTCGTAAGAACACCAAGCAACTTCCAAGTTGTCTACAAAATGAGCATTAACAGCTGGATCTATTCCGATATATCCATCAGTTGTAAGAGCTGAAGTAGTAGGAACCATGGTATCAATCTCAATATACATCTCGCCATTAGCGTTACATACATTTGAATTGTATTCTACCAATCCTGCACCCCACTTGATAGGTTTGATATGAACAGGGAACTGTGCATACTGTGCGAAAGCAGCGGAACCAGAAGTGTTTGCTGAAATGGCAGCCTTTGTAATTACCTTCAAAGATGCAAGGAATTCCTCAGTATCCTGCTCGTTTCCATCAGGACCTGTAAGTTTACCAGTGTTGTAATTAGAGAATCCAGAAACTTTAAGAATAACCTTTCTAACTGTATTATCAATAGAAGATACCTCTATATCAGCTACTGTCATTGCTGATCCTGCTGTATTGGTAGCACTATAACCGCTTGCAGTAAGTCTAACCAATGTAGGTTTAACAGAAGCAATAGTAATCTTACCCTTTGAATTATCAAACAAACCATCATCATAGAACATATCATACAATGATTTCTGATAATTGACAGACAATCCATAAGGAGCTGCGGTAGTAAGAGCCGTAGGAACAACCTCATCTGGAAGATAATATCTTGGCTCAATCTGACCTGCGTCAGTTCTTGAAGAAAGAACTCTTGAAGTTCTCTCGTATCCCATCATACCAGTATGAGAGAATGTAGAACCATCTGGAATATATCCTTCAGGAGTTCCAGCAGGAATATTAGGAGTTCTTACGGTAGTAGTAGGGCTAATGAAGAATATTTTACCTACTGGCATGTTCATAGCCTGTACTGATACGATATCATTGGCGAGCAACTTAGAGAATACACGTCTAATGATAGGGAATACTACAGTCTGGAACTGTCCACTCTGATCTGCAGAGTTTGCCTCAGACAATATCTTCTTAGCCTGGTTCTCGTACAGTGTAGAGATATTCTCTTTCAATGCACCTGTCAAACCGTTTGTAAATCCGAGCTTATCCCATCTTTCAGAGATAATATTTCTTTGTTTACGTTGTTCGTCCAACTCTATGGTACCAACTTGGTTACTTCTTAACCAATCTGCGTTTCCAAACATTTTATTTGTTATTTTGTTTTTTATTAATATTTTTTGATTTATGAATGGTATTATAATTTTTCCATTCTATCCATCAAATCCAGACAAGCATTCATGTCTTTCGATTCATAAATAGTTGTCGCTTTTGTATCAACAGATCTTTCAGCTATTGGCTTGTCTATTGATTCGTGTATATTTACAGGTTTCCGATTTTAGCGTTCTTTTAAGAGTATTGTACATCATCTTACTTTCCTGCAATGTTTTTGCCTTTGTCATCTGATTCAAAATATCCAACTTCTCATTCTGGGTTGTTGAATTTTCCGAAATCAATTTAATGGCATTTCCCAAATTAGCATTAAGAACAGATGCCTCATTCAATTTAGAATTGAATGAATGATTGGCAACTTTCAACTTTTGCTCAAATATATTGAGTGCCTGTTTAAGTTTTCTGTTCTCATTGAAAATAGAATGGGCTTTACTCATGATTGTAGACTCATTAGTATTTCCGACATAACGTCCGTTCTTGCTGATTTCGTGAGCTGTATGAGGAGGGTATTGCATTGTTTCTTCAGTTTCGGAGTTCTTAACTCTGCTTCTTCTTACTCTGTTTCTTGCACCTCTTGTAAGTCCCTCTTCCAGTCCGCTTCCATCAACCATTGACGGAGTTTCATCTTCTGAATCGTCTATTTCATAGATTGCCTCTTCATTCTCCAGACCACACTTGCAATTACCATTTTTTCCGCAACCACACTTGTCATACGGAGTAGCTCTTCTCTGCAATTTGCTATAAGGTCTTGCGTTTCCGTGAGGAACGCCAGCATCCCAATCGTTTCCTTGCTTCTTGTCCGAAGGCAGTGTCATTACGTCTTTTTTCTGATAATCATCAGTGTATCCGAGATTTTCCTGTAAATTCAACTCGTAAAGTTTTGATTCTTTCATCTTATTTCTTTTATTTGTCGAATTTTCATCACCATCGTCATCAAGTAATATTTCGGTATCATCATCATCGTCATCATCTGGCTCAATGGTGAATGTAACCTCCTCTTCGGCGTCATCAGGTGCTGGTAAATTGCGCAATTTATCGTCATCGTCATCATCCAAATCGTCATCACTATCTGCATGGTTGCCTTTTTCGGTAGGGATAATCACATACTCGGTATCATCATCAGTGTTGGTTACCTTGTACACATTATCGTCTTCCTGTTTAACGACTATCTGGTCGCTGTCTTGAAGAATAGAGTATATTTTACCCATATCTTTGTCTTCTACATTACTGAAGTCATACTCTCCGTTCCCGATTTTGTATTTATCGAAGTCCTTCCATTCCTTTCCCTTGACGTCATCACTTTCGTTACCGTCACTTTCCTTATCCGAAGTCTCAGTGTCGTCATCATCGTCACTGTCAACATCGAAATTCGGGTCCTCGTCATCATCGGTTTGAGTATCTTTTACTCCTTTTCCCTTATCCTGTTTGGATTCGGCATTATCCTCATTGATAAGTTTAGATATATCATCATATATAGCCTCCTTACTCAAATCCTTAATGATACTTCCAGAATTTTCTTTTAGTGTCTTGTTAATATCATTGAGTTCGTACAGGCTTTCTTTAAGTTCTTTCATATACTTTTAATTAAAAAAGTTTTTTATTTTACTAATAAATACAAAGCACAAACCATTTTATCGTATTTTTTTACAATAAAATTTTATTTATTCTTTCAAGTTTCTCTCTTATAGCCATATTATGCTTATCAAGAGAATAATCCTTGCTTTCTATATATTGTTGTAAATTATCCATATTGCAGTCAATATAGGACCCTGGAGTACTTGGAGATGAAACAACATCCCAACAAATCAACTCATAATCATCACCAACAACCGTTGTTCCCATAATATCCTTTACAGATCCGACACCCCTTGAAGAAACTCCTATTTTGTAACCTCGTATGATAAGATTGGCAACCTGATCTCCACAGGTACATACGGTTCCATCCTGTATGAATTTATTTGACAGAAATATTTCCATCTGTCCTACAAGAGTATGTTCCTCCCAGTGCAATTCTGTTATCAAGTGTGATACCCTGCTAAGGTCTATACTTGAAGATTCTGGATGATTGCAATTATGAGTCCAGTGGGGAACCATATCTGCATATTTGACATACCATGTATGGTTTTCCACTTCTGGACAATAAGTACTTTCCTTATAATCCTCAAGCGTTACTGTAAGATTTTCCACTTTGATATCATTATCAGATGGTTTTCCATCTTCTGAAATCTTGATATATAAATCATTATAATCAGCAGTAGTCATGATATCAGATGCCATGACGGTACATACAAATTCACCCGTCTTTTTAAACAAAGGATATTTGTGTTTTAGGGTAACCGTATCTTTTATGTTTTTATTGTCTGATATGGTTATCATATTGGAACAATCCTCTTTTTTTACCATTCTTTTAACAGGATTGTTCTCTACATTATTAGTATGCAGATTAAGAGTTTTGATAGAATCTCCCTCTTTGACCTCATCTATCCGTTTCCATGATCCGTCTGACATTTTTACCAACGCATCTGCAGGAAAACACTCTCCATAAGAGCTTCTTTCGTCTATAAGTTTCTGATACGCTATTACCTGCTGCTTCAAAGTCTCTTCTGGATATATTCTTCCATTGGCATTTTTGATACCATATTTTTGAAATACCGCATTAACTATGAATGGCTGTGGAACATACCACTTGCCATTCCCATTTTCCATTCCTTCTTTCAGGTTTTTAGGAGCCATGATAGGACTTGTAGAAGATACTGAATTAGGCAATACATACCCATCATTTTCAATCAACAATCCTTTTCCATACTGGCCTTTCTGTATTTCTGTTAAAATATGACTCATTGTTAGTGTTTTCAAATAAATAGTGTTATTTATTTCATTTTTTTTATAAAACGTCTTATAATAGCTGCTCTGTTATTATTCACCAATCCGATGCTATGAACTCTGTTTATATTATTCCTGATAATCAACGGATTAAATCTTCTTGACGAAACATGTAAATAATCAACAGGAGTTTGTGAGATGTCGTATTTGTTGTTCCATACATAAGGATAACTATGGATATCAAAATGATTAAATAGAAACCATGCAGAACCAATACGCTCGGAGGTGAATCCGTTAAATCTTGCTTGGTCATTTCTATCCAATATAAGATATGGACTTTCTTGCTGGCATTTATCTGAATGATTCTTATAGTTTTTAGGAGTTATTCCGAATCTCTTGTCATGCTCGAACAGCAAACCGAACATAAAAGAGCAATATCTTTCAAAATTACCGACACTCATTATAAATGAATTCTTTCCATAAAACAAAGTGTTTTTTGTGTTGAAATACTCCTTGCAAAATTCATAGAAAGGTTTATCTGTATCATGAATGATATCCATGTCCATATCGAAATCCTGATATAGATGGTCACTGTAATAACACCATCTAATGGATTTGACTCCATATCCCTCTTTGTTGAAAAGAATTATCTTTTGGTCGTTATCGAAATATTGGTCTGGATTGTGTAATATCATATCCGCATCATTTCCGAAATCAAACCAACGTCTGTAATGACAGAAACCAACATATTTTAGATTCGGATATAATCTTTTATAGTTTTTCCAAACCCAGTATATGGCTGTCAATTCACAGTAATAACAATTCCTATCACTTATATTATCTCCTGTATTGTCTTTCAAAGGACATAAATCCATATCCTTATGAAGTTCTGCTCCTACCTGAATAGGAACAAAGGTGTCATTGTCCTTAATTGATACATTGTGTGTCGGAACAAAAATTTTAAGTATTTCACTCATTCAAAAAATATTATAAATGATAATATATTATAAGTTAACTGTATTTTAGATACTTAAATTGTAATATAGTATTAGTTATTATGTACTGTGGTCTACATATTCAAAGAGTCTGAAAAATGACAATCCTCCAGAAGTTGAAAATGTTATGACATTATCGTTATTCCTATAAATCACCTTTCCTCCATTAATAACATCGTTTTCTGTAAGCAACGAATTGGAAGAATAGAATTCGTTTTCTCCAAGTTCGGATAAAATAGAATGAATATTCTCCACATCGTTGTTTTGAAGATGTTTTTGCATTTCATCAAATATTTCTCTTGTATCTCCAAAATTGCAGCAAGTCACTCTTTCGAGATAAGCAGGTTCTTTGATTTGTGTTTCCATGTTATTTTGTTGGTTGTTCTATCAATTCTTTCATATCAAGAAGTATAGCGACCTGTTCTGTAATATTGTTTTCCTCAAATTCCATTTTGTTCAACTTATCTTCCAACTCCTTGATAAGATTTATATTCTCCTCACTTACATCATCTCCTTTAAGCAATTCATGTATCAGATGCTGATTGTTTTCTTTTAATTTTTGGAAAATTGCTTTTTTCTTTGGCTTATCTTCATCTTTGTCGGATTTCAATGTCTGCAGAATTTGCTTTTCCGATTTATCCATTTTTGAATGTTTCTTGTTGAATTTGTCAATCATTACACATACACTGTTTCGTTTTTCCTCCGTGTCTTTATCTTCCTTCTTGTCTTTTGAGTGCTGTTCAATATATTTGGCAATTTTACTTTTGTTCTCATATAGAGATGCTATTTTAAGAACATCCATATCATGATTTATAACATTCTGGCAACTTTCATAAAAAGCCATTCTTTCTGGATTAATCATATCCTCATCAATGGTAATCTTGTATTTCTTCATGAAATTAACCATCTTGTCGTTTGATTCATTAATGGTCTTAGGATTTATTTCCTTTTTAATACGTTTAGTGACCTCGTCTATAAAACCTTTTGAATCTCCTATTGTTTTATTGTAGGTATCAATAGCGTCAAAAAATTTATTTTCGGACACAAGATTTTTGTCTGATTTCATCATGGAAATATAATCGGCAATAGGTTTTTTGTTCTCTTTCAGATATTCAGAAGAAACATACTTTTTGATGGCATTGTTCATAACACCAAATGTTTTTGACGGATTCTCAAAATATTCATTTACCCGCTTTGCCTCCTCGAATAAAGCATCCGCTTTCTCCTTATGTTTGGTTGCCTCGTATAAATCATTATTTCCTATAGCCTGTGACATTTTGGATATCTCATTCATCCACTGTGTCTTAAAATTCTTGTCTATTTTCATCATTTCAGTTTCTTTTTTATATTTTTTAGTTCTTTTTCTATATCATTAAACTCTTCGTTAATTGCAAAATTCTTATTATAAATAGGTTTTCTTTTTACAATAGTTTCTCCAATCTTTCGTTTTTTGTTATCACTGGATGATTGTATGCTTTTCATCCAATCCTTGTAAATGATATTTTCCAAATTGTCCTCATCAATATTGATGTCCTCATTAATCAAAGGCTTATGGCTTTTCTTTCCCTCTTGTGGTCCTGCTGCCATTTCATCTGCTGGACCTGCTTCTTCTGGAGGCATTTCTCCTTCTTCTCCTTCTGCTCCTGCTGGACCTCCGCCCATATCTGGTCCACCACCCATTTCTGGGCCTCCTCCCATATCTGGCATTCCGCCTCCGAAGTCTCCTCCTCCGCCTGGCATACCTCCTTCTTCTGGTCCTCCTTGACCAGAGTCTCCTCCTTGTGCTCCATCCTCATCCTGATATTTGGCATTAGGAATTCCAAGTTCACGGTCAACCTTATCAAATATTCCTGTACGGGTAATAATCTGATTTGTTTTCTTTAATTCCTCTGATAAGGCTTTCTCTTTTCTTATTTCAAGCCAATTTTCCTCAATATCCTTATCCGACATTTTCAACACTTTTTTAAGTGCCTGCTCCATTGACAGAATAGGAATACCGACTCCAGGGTCTGCACAACAATCTCTTATGATGCTGACTTTTTTCTGCATTGTTTCCACCTCCATTTGTTCCGCTTGGGTGGAAGGGTTGTTCATTGTCAATGTAAAATTGGTTAAATCATCAAGAAATCCCAATAGATATAGGTGAATGGTTGCGACTTTTGTCAGTTCCTCCAAAAAAGCCTGTTGCATTCGGTTTATCTTTCTGGTGAATCTGATATCCATCATTGCGAGATTCTGTCCATTCCCCGCTGCTTGGTCAAAATTAAGAAATTCCTTTGGAACCTCCAAACCAGTCAATACCTTGCTTTGTACATATTTTATATCATCAAGTGCGGTCATGTTTTGTCCTGCTGTAAGATTCTCTACAGAATCGGCAGCATTGGCATCTCTAAACGGAATGAAATAATCATCTGTATTTGATAATATATTTTTTCTAAGGTCAATCTGACCTGTCATAGGATCTACAATTTGAGTACGTTTTACCCTGTTAGCAAATTGCTGAATATAAGCAGGAACATCTTTCGGATCAATACCTCCAACGTAAAGTTTATATATTCGTCTTTCCATTGATCGGTCCAGTCTGTATATCAGCATCATATCTTCCATAAGTGACAACATTCTCCAGTGTCTTCTGGCTTTATGCAGATAACTGCATCCATAAGGCAAAAAAGAGCAGTCGGTAAGAAGTCTAAAATGTGCAATTTGCCAATTTCTATATGGTTTTACCGTGTTATCTCCACATGTCCATGCGAATTTAACCTCATTGCTGTCCTTATCTGTTTTTCCTATATTGTTATATACAGTAGAGGCATTCAACGCTCCTGTACTTACAGTAGCATTTCCCTCTATTCTTTCAACCTGTGTCACGGGAAGCTGTCTCCAACCAGTAATTCCATCTTCCGAATTCATATTCATGCAATAGAACTGATTTCCATATTTGGCGGTTCCTCTTATTATCATTGCAGCAACTGAATTAATCTGCAATCTATTAGTGAACAAATCCTCCAAAATTGTTTTTACCCTATCAGATGATGAATATACATGAACTATATTTCCATTATCATCTGGCAAAACGCTCTCTTCTGCAAGAATATCAAGTGCTGCCCCTATTTCAGGAAAACCATCCATCATATCCACATCCCTATACATAAGGGCCATTCTATTCAGGTTGTTAAGATTTTCCGCATCAAGAGCCTTTCCAGTGTTTCTCCACATCGAGTCCAGAAACTGGTCCTGTTTCGCTGTTTTGAAAACCTTGTCATATTCCGCTTTATCAGTGGTCTTGAACAGAATTTTCTTATCATCATCCGTTAATTGATATGATTTAAGTCCGTTAGTGCCACCAAGTGTATCCTTGTCTTTCCCCCAATTGTTTTTTATCGCATTGTTGAGTCTCTGAAATATACTTTGATTTTTATCTTGTTCAGACATGATTTATCTTTTTATAAAAAATAATATTTATTTGTTCTTTTTAGTAAATAACCAAAGAAAAGGATTGTTATCATCATTGCCCTCATTACCTCTTGATGGCAATTCGTAAAACATTGACGGGCTTTCACTTTGTGTATTGTTGTTATTCAATTCTCTTGATGTTGTGAACGCTTGCAACATTGAAATATTGCTGTCTTTTAATTCAAGCTGTTTGTTGATAGAATATTCCATTACAAACATACCCATTGCCAAACAGGTTATGGTATCATCGTGCATACCTTTCATGTGGTCCATTCTTCCTGTCGATTCCTTGAATACCCATGTTTCCAATTCATTTATAACACGCTGGGAGCGTATCTTATAAGCATTTTCTTTCAGCATTGTGGCAAATTTTGACAACATCTGAAATCTTACACTGGAAGAATGAAATCCAGGAAGTTTCCCCGATGTTGATTGAATTGACATATACTCCAAGTTGTCCTGTGTATAATCTTTCAATGTCCCGTCATCATAATACAAATTCTTATATCCCAAAGAACGCATTTTTAACGCACATGGATCTCCGACACCTCCTACGCAGTCAATGACCGTATAAGCCTCATTATATAACATTCCATATTTAAACGCCAATTCTCCGATTTCATCTCCTGGCTTTTTACCATGATATTCCATCACCTGTTCTATTATTGGCATCCCGTTCTCGTCAATACCGTCTTCATCTGTTATTTCTATTGCTGTTCTATCGGCAGCATCTCCCCTTGAACAGTCTATTGACATTATATATCTATGTCCTGCTATTGGAGCTTTCCAAAACCATGTTTCTGGTATTGTGGGGTCCTTTAGTGTTTCAAGCGGTTCTCTTACATTCAGGTTTCTCTGCATCTCTATTATATCTGGAGGAACAACATTGTTTGCAGAACCCAAGAAAGAGACATCCAACTCTTGCGCAATCATTATTTCGTTGTTATTGAAACTTTTGCACATATCTGTGTACCATTTGGAAATAGGCTTCCACCCATCCTCCTCCATCTTTTTCCAATGGGCTTCATTATATTCTATAGATCCAGAAGCGTCTATGGTCTTTTCCTTGTAGTACTCCTTTTTGTGTGATACCTCATTAGGTTTGTACCACATTAAATTTTTGTTATATCTTGGGTCCTGAAACCACTTGAATTCCACTGCATTGAATCCATTTTCGTGTGCAAGAGCCTGTTTGTAAGTGGAATAATAAAGTTCGTCTTTACCATTAGGGGTTGAAATCATTATAGTCCTTGCGTTTTTGACAGATGAAGTGGTAGCCACGGCAGAACCATAAACTTTTACTCCATCCTCTATAAACGCAGCCTCATCAAAAACGAGAATAGATGCCGCAGAAACTCCTCGTGATGCATCTTTACCTGATGAACGGGCATATACCACACTTCCGTTAAAAAGTTCTATCTGTGATTTGTTTTGTTTGACATATATGCTTTTCTTGTTTTTAGGATTTGTGGGATCTGGATCATAATATTTATCCCCCCCATATCCATCTTGGAATCCCGTCAAGAAAAGTTTTTACCCTCACCAAAAACAATTGTGACAAGTCAAGTTTATTAGCTATACACAATACCGTTTCTGGGTGTTCCTTGCTTGAAAAAGCAATTTGTGCTGTTGCCCATGCAGCAGTCGTAGTGGTAATACCTGCCTGTCTTGGCTTGATGGCTATGGTGTTTCTATAAGAAGCCAAACTCTGCAGAAAAGCCTTTTGTCTTGGAAAAAGTATGAATTCATGCTCTCCCTCTGTTGTGGCATCGTATGTTTTTAAAAAATGTTCAATAAAAAATATTCTGCTTTTATCTACAAAAGCCTTTTTATATAAATCTATTTGTTCTAAAGTCATTTATTATAATTTTTTTCTTGTATCTGCATTTTATCAAGATCATCTATCGAATAATCATCAGAATCAGTTAATATTGTTTTATCGGTACTTTTTAACTTTTTGTCATTATAATATTCGTTATCTTGAAATTGATATGATGCGTTATTTATCATATTATCCCGTAGTTCTTTACCATAATGTGTGTTTGCTATCATTTCTGGAACAATACTGTTGAACTCGCTGATATTCAGTTTGCATAAATCAGCAAAGAAGAATGGGATTACTGATGGATTGATATCATTGTCTGTTATCTTGCTCCATAATCCGACACCCAACCGCATATCCCATGGTTCCGCTTTCATAAAATCCGCTTCCCTTACAATAAATTCCGCCCTTTTCGTTTCTTTTGGTAATCCTTTGGTGGAAAACATCTCCATAAATCCTCTTATTGATTCCACTAAAAGATATGGAAACAATAACGCTTGTGAAAATATTTTGTTTTTTTCATTGGCATTATTAACTACCACCTCAACAAGACCAGATTGACATAGTTTTTTTTCTGTAATATTAGATTTTTTTCTAAATAGCAGATATCTGTCTATTGTCATTATATCATGATATCTATTGATTAATGATTTGTCATATTTGGCTATATTTTTGGCATATTCATTGTTTTCTGATGCCAATGAATATGAAGCTCCAAGTATAAGGGAATTGATGAAACGTCTTTTAAGTACTGCCTGTTTGGCATTTCCGAAATCCTCCAGATTGGGAAAGTCATAATTAATGATGTCATTTCCTTCTGGTCTTATTCTGATTGGAAATGTTGGATTTATGTTGCTTACAAGATTGCATTGGAAATTTATCATGCTGTCTGGTACGGCAAACATATTTACCACTGCGTTGAAACAGATATTTTCAAGCTGTTTCTTTATTGGCTCTTCTTTCTTTTTCGTTCCAGTTATCAGCGTATTCAGCTGATTGGATAAATAATCTATATCATTGCTTTTCAACCATGATATGGATTGTAAATCTTTTTCTGTCTTGTTTAATTCTTGGAAAACAATTTTTTTAAGAACAGGGTAATCATCTTCCATTGGAATGGCTGGATTGTCGCCAAGTGATGTCCTGTTTGCCTCCAAGTCTTTTTGTATGAAAGATGGAATATTCATGTTATTGATTATTGTTTGATGATATTTTTACGTTATATCTGGTATTAGGATTGCTTGCAACGGTCGCATATTTCTGTTTGAGCTGATTTATCTGCGATTGTGCGTCTTGTGCGTCTGTTGCGGTAACGTCAAAGTTGGCTCCGTTATTTGATTTGTCTCCGTCTATCTGATTACCTGTAAATGTAAAATCCTTTTCTCCGTTTGCGTCTGGCTTGACAGAATTGTTGTTTATCGCAGTGTTTATTGAAGTGGCAATATTGTTTGAGGAGGAAGGTGCTGGGTTATATCCTGCTTCGTCCTCGGTCATTATCTGCAGATATTTTCTAAACTGTCTTTCTGTTAAAATTATTTTCATTATGTGTAATTTTTATAATAAATAGTAAAAGGTGAACAGAAATTAATCTGTCCACCTTTTATTGATAATTGTTTATTTTATCATCAGCTGAAAGGGGAATTTTTGTGTCTGCTTTTATAGGCCTCTTTCGAGGTATATGGGCAGCGCATCTTGTTTCTGTCTTTCATCGAGTTGCTGGTATTGCCAAACTCCTCGCTGATTCCCCTTTCAATAGATTCTCCCAATGGAGGGTTACCATTGGAACCATTATCGTTCATATTATCATTCATACCGTTCCCCATATCATCGCCACCTTCATCTTCCATTCCTCCGTCTTTCAGTGCTTTTATGATTGATTTTTTGCTATTGGCATTCAATACATTTGAGCCTGCCGAATTAATCATTTTCAAAGCCCATGTGGCGGTTTCGTTGGCATCCGATGGATCAGCTTCTCCAAGATAGTTTCTTAGCTCACTGGCTAATTTTCCTGTTTGCTTCTGAATTGATTTCTTAGGGTCCATCTCATCCTCGCCATCCAAATCAGCATTGTTTCCCATATCTGGTCCCATATTCTCATCTGGCATCATAGGAGGCTGCTGATTATCCATGGCTGGAGGTTCTGGCATAAGATTCGGTTCTGGACCAAAATCCATTTGTGGCTCCTCTTTTTGAGGGAGGGCAAGAACCTTATGCTTTTTTTCGGTTAGATTTAATAACGTTTTTTTTTATTTGAAAAACGGCTTTCGTTGAAAAACTTTCTTCCGTTAGGTCTAACACTAAATGGAGCCTTGTATTCCTGGTTATCACTTCCGTAAGGAGTTTCATTCTCTACACTTGAATCGTCCCACTGGCGAGTGTTTTTATAGCCTCTTTTTCTTGCTGGAAGTGTAAATGGCTGTCTTCTATATGCAGGATGTTTTCCCCAGAATTGTTCCTCGTTGATAGCTCTGCCTCTTCTTCTAAAACTCTCCTTTTTGACTGGCTCCTCATCCTCATCTCCTTCTTCACTCTCGTCATCACCCTCTTCATTGTCATCATCATAAAGATCGTCATCGTCAAACTGGTCTTCATCAGAATCGTCAAGTATGATTTCTATTTTCTTTGCGTCTGGAGATACATGGAATGTCTCGGTATCATCATCGAATTCATCGGTATCGAAATCGTTATCAGCATCATCTGTACCCTCCATATCACCTGTCAAGTCGTCCTCGTCATTGTAATCCTTATCAAGATTAATGTCCTCGTCATCATCGTCATCGTTATCAACATCGCCCCAGTCCTCATTATCCTTTGCAGCCTCTTTTATATTGGCTACGATAGAACCTTTGCAGCATCCTTTTGAGAATGGCTTGAATGAGCTATGTGTTCCTTTGCGTTTAGGCTTTCCGTCTTTATCAAACGCTTCTGAATCAGTGTCTGCTATGCTGAATGGAGCTGCCTTTGCCTTGTTCTTTTTGGTTATTTCCTTGGCTTCCGATATGGTCTTTGCCTTATGATATCCCTCGTCTATTTCAACGGATTTGTTCATTATTTCAAGCTGTCTTTTAACATCGCCCTCGGTACCTCTCTTTGCCTCTATAATAGCGGTTTTGTTATGTGATTTGTCTGCTCCCTCAATAATAGTACAGTTGGCCTCGTAAGCCTCTTTCAAAGATGCCATTTTGCCCTCAAACTTTCTAACTGCTGCTGCATAAGATGAAAAAGAGTTTTTGTTTCTGTTTACAAATCCTCCGATGTAGTCAAAATCTTCCTTCAAAGGTTTCTTGTTTCCAGTCTTTGCCATTTTGATATAGAAATTGGATCCCTCTCTGACTATTCCGTAATAGTTTCCGTCTGGACCCTTGGAAGCATATTCCACAGGGTCAGTAGCGTTTTTCTTGCTTTCAGATATAGTATTTGAGGAATTCATCAATTCCTGCATACGCTTTACTGTTTTATCTACAATATTATTCATCAATTAATAATTTTTATATCTTATTTTGTTTTTTTAATAATAAATAGTAAGTTATTTTGTAAATAATCAATTATCTACTGCATAGGAAAAAACTTTATCAAAAACCTTATCGGACAAATCCCATAATTTTTCCAAATATCCATTCCGTTTTATGGATTTATAAATTATATTGGCTTCATCCATTTCCCCTTTTCTTGATAACCCTTTCTTCCTTAGATTGATAAGATTGTCTATCAGCTTGTTTACATCATCATACAGCTCTGGATAATTGTCTGTATGGTTATATACCGTTTCCATATTGTCAATAATGGTTTCTATATCAGCAACGGTAGCTTTTATCTTTCCAGCATCAATATCCGCATCGTTTATTTTGCTTTTGTCTGGTTTTTTCAGCCACTTGTTGTCCATTAATGAATAAACTCCTTCTGAATCGATATCAGAATCTATGTCCTGAACATATATCTCAACAGGAACGCCATTGATGTTCAGATTTTCATGGGCATTGTTCCATTCTCTGCTGGTTGATTTATAGTATTTTTCAACAAATTCCTTATTCTTATCCAGTTTGCTAAAATCAACTATTATATGCAAATCAAGGTCTGAGTTTTCATACCAATTATAGTTGCATGACGATCCTATTAAAAGTATATCTTCTGGGTCATCATTATATCCATTATCTTTCCAATAAGCATCAAAAATATCTATCAGTTTTTCCCTAATACCTTTTTTGAGCTTTTCGCCATTCCATATACTTGGATTGAGTTCTTCTTTCGGTGTGAATGAACTCAAATTTATTTCATCTGCGTTTACTTCGTCTATTATTTCATTTAATAATGATGATGACATTGTGGTAGCTTTTGTTTATAAATAGTAGTATAATTAAGTTTGAATATGATGTCAAAACACGTCTGTTTAATAGGGACACAAAAAAGAGCCATTATTGAACATAACGGCTCTTAATTTCTGCTGATGGAATATCATACATTAATTGAATATCTTAATGTATGCGTAAGCAAATAGAAAAATGAAAATAAATAATTTTTTTTAAATAAAAAGTAATGTTTATTTTTCAAAATAGTCTCTTACAACTGCATAAATATAGGTAAATGCTTCGTTTTTATGGGGAGTATTATCCCATTTGTCGGTCTTATATAATTTGTCAAAAACGGAATTCATAATTTGGAGTTCCTTGTAGTCGTGTTCGGTCCACAATTGTTTTTCATTTGGATAAGTATCTTTCTCTTTTGAAAATCCTTCTAAAAAACTCTATAACATTGGATGCTATTTTGTCCGCTGTTTTGAATTTATCTGGATTTAGTCGTTCCTTTACATCTATTGTTGCAGATATTATTGAAGGTGGAGTTACCTCTATTTTGGTTTCTTTCATTTCTTGAACCATAATTTATATTTGTTTTATTAAAAAATAGTAAATTATTTTGATTTGATAAAAAAAACAATTATTATTGCAGAACTATAAAATAAATAATTATGAGTCAAGGAATTGAATTTAAATACGACCATTGCATTTATGGAGTAACCATATCCAATAAAGAGGATCTGGCGCAGGCAATAGATGTAGAAAAAGAATTGCAGAAAGATCTCAAATCAAAAATAAAAATGTATGTATCTGCAGGAGTATCAAACATAAGAAATGATAATGGCGAGTTTGTTACAATAGATGAACTTTCGTATTCATTGAATGATATGTTTGAAGATCTTGAAAATTCTGTTATCAAGGAGTATCAGTTGGAACTGGCACAAGACTTGATAAGTGACGGCAAAACAATAGGTCCAGATGATTCAAATGATATAATTAAATTCTAATATAAAATGGAAAATAAGAATTATTTCAATTATCCTCTTATAAAGAATTATATCAAAGACAAAATTGTGGAAATAAGATATCTATCAGGTGGTTATATAAATGATAATTCTCCACAAGAACTTGCTGATAGTTTTGAGTTTGGAGACAGAAAAGACACCTGTTATTATAGAAACGTTATATTTAAATACAATTGTGATATTTATGATATAATAGAACAGAATAAAGACAATGACATATATAAAGATGTGATTGTATTCTGTAATACCAAAACGCTACACGAAACGATTATGGAATATCCAGATGTGTTTTTGGAAAAATTCATAAAAGCGTATGTTATAAGTAATTACGAAGAATTAATAAAATATTAAAAACAATAACAAAGCGCACATAACGAAATAAATCATTATATGCGCTTCTTTTATAGTCTTATTAATCACAGACTTACCTTTATAGGTATTTGTTCATTCCAAAAATTCATCATACAGGAAAGCTCTTTTTCTGTTTCGGTTATATTGGAAGAGACTGGAACAAAATCTTTGTGTCGGTTTTTGTTTCTTATTCCCAGACAGGTAATAAGCGCATCATTGGCGTCATAATTTTCCTTTTTCATTTTTCCGTTAGGAGTAATAAGCCACGGAATGTTTGGATAAACCTCATTCACCTTATTCATCATCACTTCCTTTTTATCTATATCAAAAGGATATTCAGCAAACAGAACAAAATGATTGTCTTTCATATCTTTAAGAATCTTTTTTCTGTCATAAGCCTCTCCTTTTTTATTGAATTTTCTTATTCCAGTCAATGATGGAAAAGCAAATTTTCTGGCATCGTAGCTTGAAATGAATTCAGGGACAATATGAAACAAATCATAGGCTCCCTCCGCAATAAGACCATTAAATCGCAACAATGTAGCTACTGTATTCTGGTTATTGGAAGACAATAACGGCTCTTCTATTACTATTTCCGTTATGTTCATATCCACATATTTTTGAACATAATCCATGAATTTATGCTTTTTTACAAACAGAGTCTCAATCCCGTTTATATTCTTGAATTCAGAAGATTTATATAATATTTGTGACATTTTAAGAATCTTCCCATCTTTGGAACCGTCATCATTAAAAACACAAACACCTATACAGCTGGTTGAAACATCCAACCCTAAAATGATATTATTATTCATTAGATTTTATTTTTATATTGTTATTTTCTATATAAATGCTTAAATTACAAACAGATATGGAATTTTCTATAATATAATCAGCAATCAAGTCCTCAACCATGGTCTGTATGTTCCTGTTTATAGGTCTTGCGCCCATATCTATATTGGTATAGTTCTTGTCTTTTATTGATTTTGCAGATATAAATTTAACCACATCATCGTCATAAGAAATATCTATTCCGTTATCTTTCAAAGTGTTTTTCAAATCATCGAGCTGGTTTTTAGTAATACGATATATGGCATTATCGTCAAGAGGATTAAATTGTACGATATGATCTATTCTGTTCAGAAATTCTGGAGCAAATGTTTTTTTCAATTCCTTATCGACAACCTCCTGTTTTGCATTATCATTCTTTGTAAATCCTACAGAAAGACCGTTTTCCGCTGCTCTCCTTGCTCCTACATTAGAAGTCATTATAATAAGCGTATTGGAGAAATCAACAAGTGTTCCTTTATTGTCCGATATTCTTCCATCGTCAAATATCTGTAAAAACATATTAAAAACCTCTTTTGATGCTTTCTCTATTTCATCAAGCAGAACAATACAATATTTGCTCTTCTTTACAGCTTCCGTAAGAACTCCTCCCTCGTTATATCCGACATATCCTGCAGATGCTCCAATCAGCTTGTTCACGCTTTCTGGCGTACTGTATTCACTCATATCGAGTCTAATCATATTGGACTCATCTCCGAACATATAATAAGACAATCTTTTGGCAATAAATGTTTTCCCGACACCTGTCTGTCCCAAAAACAGAAATACACCGATAGGCTTTTTGTTGCTTTTTATTCCAACGCTTCTCCTTTTAAGAACCTTTCCTATCATATCAATAGCCATATCCTGTCCCACTATATCCTTTTTCATATTGGAAATAACACTCTTTACTTTTTCGGAATCATTGTTCTCTATCTTGTCAAAAGGAATATCTGCAAGTTCTGATACGGATTCTTTAATAGCCTCTTCTGTCACATCTTTTATCTCTATTGTTTCGCCATATTCCTTTACACGTTTCTCATACGCTTTTGAATATTTGTCAAGTTTTTTCTCCATTGTTTTGTTCCATCTCTTTTTGTCTGGCATGGAATCTATCATTTTTTCCTTGACCATTTCAAATAGAATCTGGCTTTGTCTAAGGTCAAAAATCTTTTTGTCGTAATCTACAATATCCTCAGGTATATCATTTCCGACTTCGGTGTATGCTCCTGCGATATCCAGAATATTCAATATATTTTTTGGAGAAGAAATATTCTTGATATATTTCTTGGCAAGCATGGTTGACAATTTGATAATATTTTCGCTATAATGTGAATGATGTATTTCCGAAAGTCTTTTTACATTTGCGTCTATTATTGAATCTATATTGTCCTGTTCCATTTCATCCACGTCAACCTTTACTACCATGGAATTGATATATTTGTCACATTCAATATATTCCATATAATCATCAGGAGTAATTGTCATTATGATATATGGGATATCATCTTCTGTCTTTCTGGTCCATGATTTAAATATATCATACATCATCTGAATCAGGGAAGTATCATCACCAGAAACCAAATCAGAGAAATTATCAATAAAAAGAAGTCCATTCAGTCTGCTAATTTCGCTTTTCGTTTGTTTGAATACATCAAAAAAAACGGGAGGATTCGTGGCTATCATTTCCCTTATTAACGGAATATCCAGATCAATCACATTCTTATGGTGAATAGATATGTTGCATTTGGAAATATCATCATGCAAACGTTTTGCCAAAAGGTATTTAAGACTGGACATTCCGACACCATGTTCCCCGACAAGAGCTATTATATGCTGTGTCTGTTGGATAAGCAGATAACATATCTTATCCATTATGTCATCCCTTCCAATGAGATTCATATCTTCGGTATAGAATATTGCTTTTGCTGTTTCTATTTTCTGTTTTGAGCCATCATCCTTTTCTGTTTTTGCTGGAGTATCAACGGATTGTTCTTTTTTTGACTCCTGTATGTTTTCAAGTATCTTGGCTTCTGTTTTGGTTAGATCACCATCGCTGCTGATATCAAAGAACGATTCCAATGATATTCCCATGTCCTCTGCAAGAGAAAAGAATGTATCTGTTCCAAGAAACAGGCTTTGAATCATATCATATACATATATCTCATGGTGCATATTTTCATTTGCGACTTCTTCCACGATTGAGAAATAAGATGCCAACCCAAGAAAACAGTTGTTCGTATATATAATATTTTCTCTCCAGTTTTCATCTTCGGAAAATTTGAAATAGTCCAGATTGGATTCCTCTGCTGATTTTTTCAAATCATCAAAGGTGTCAAGACCATAAAGCAAGTCCTTTTCGGAAAAGGAGGAATTAAGATCCATATTGATATTGTTAATGACAATACGGTTCCATTCGTTTTTCTTTTCTTTTAAAGAATATCCCGTTATAGGCTTGAATATACTCTCTTCGTCTTCATACGAAGTGTTTAGGATACCAAGAAGTATCAATTTTTTTGATATTGTAAACTGTTTGGTTCTTAATCTTAATATATTGGATATGTTTATGGCTCTTTCCGCCTCGTATGATATATTCATTTTACAAAATATTTTATAAATAAAAATTAATGTTTTTTTGTATTTGTCGTTTTGTTTGCCTATATTTGCGGTGATAAAACAAAAACAATATGAAAATATTTGAATGTATTGATAAAAAAACAGGAAAGGAACGTGTATGGTATCAAAGCGAAAACGTTTTTTATTCTGAAATAGAACAAAATGATAATGAATATAATGATTTGTGTATTGTTTTCAATAATGGGAAATGTTACAAATATCAGCATGTAAGTGCCTTTGATTATACACTTCTCAAACACAAGGACAGTACAGGAAAGACGTTCTATAAACTTATTTCATCAAAGAAAGAGGATGAAACTCCAAAATATCAATATAAGGAGATGGGTATTGTTTCGGTTGAAAATCTAAAATCGGAGATGGAAATATTGATGAATGAGGATATGAAAGAAAAGGACACCGATATTTCCGCTACCGACAAAGCAAAGAACGAAGAGCCAAAACAAAACAATCAGCATCTTGTTACCATACACTCTCAAACAGATTCAAATTCACAATTTGTTGAATGTATAGTTGAAGTGGATAACGAGGAAATGATGAGATATTATTGCGGAGAGAATATGAATAAGTATTATGAATTATCCCAATGTATCGCATCGTTGGCATCCGCTCTTGGAGCAAAAATAAAATTTATTTAAAAAAAGTTTGATTTTATTTGCATATATCAAAAATGTTATATATCTTTGCATCGTTATTAAGAAAATAATTAATTAAAGAGTTTCAAAATGAGCATGAACACATTATGTAATTGTACCCTTATGGGTTTTGTTGGTATGGATCCAGAAATGGTTACCACCAATGGTGGACAGAACATTGTCAAGTTGAGAATCGCTGTTAATTACAGCAACGGTATGATGAATCCTGACGGATCACGTGCAGAACAAACAAAGTGGGTTTCGGTAAGCTGCTTTCAGTCAAGCAATCCTCGTGTTTGTGATTTCGTTCAGAAATATGTAAAAAAGGGTTCTTCTGTCGTTGTTTACGGTTCTATGAATATTCCTACTATTTTCACCCGCAAAGACGGAACAAATGACGTTGATGTTGAAATTGTGGCAAACGATATCAATTTCCTTCCATCATCACACAAAAAGGATGATGCCAACGGAACTGTCGCTCCTCAGCAACAGGCTTATGCACAAAGATCTCCTCAACAGCCTATGCAGCAGCCTCAACCAAACTATCAGGCGCAACCTCAACAGGTACAGCAGAGACCTATGCAGCAGCCTATGCAACAGCCACAGCAGGCTCAGCCTCAGCAGCCTGTTCAAACACAGCAAAGACCAATGCAGGCACCACAACAGCCAGCTCAGCAGGTTAATCAGCAGCCACAGGCTCAACCTCAACAGCAGTTCCATGCTGCTCCTAATTATCAGCAAAATGCTCAAACTCAATATCAGGCACCACAACAGAATGGCATGGCCACACCTCCATCTTCTTCAGATGATTTGCCTTTCTAATTGAATTTAATTTTATGTGATGCTATTTTTTAAGAGAGCGGATATTTTCCGTTCTCTTTTTTTTATGATAAAACTATTAGGAAACAGAGAAGCATATTCTTCTAAAATACTTGAAAAAATAATAGGATTCGTTGGTATAGACAAGATTCCATATCCTGCCAAATGGACATTTATAGATATCATGGCAGGTACTGGTTCTGTCGCAAGAAAATTCAAAATGGCTGGGTTCAAAATAATAGCCAATGATACTTGTTATCAGAATTACATATACAATTCTGGTCTGTTCGAGATGGGAACAAAGTGCGGATTGAAAAACCTTGCTGAATATCTTAGTCCAGGAAACAAAAAAAACAAGGATTTCTATCACAGGGATGAATTGGTGACTGATTATCTGAATAAACTTACTCCTTTTAATGGGTTTATTACACAGAATTATACAAAGGGGAAAGCCAAATATTTCGATACCGATTATGCCCAGATGATAGATTCATGCAGAATAATAATAGAAAAATGGTTTATAGAGAATCATATAAATGAATATGAAAAGAATTATTTAATAGCAGGACTTCTTGAAGTGGCTTCCAATAATGCACATATAAGAAGCAATTGGATGTGTGCCAATTATGGTATGGATTTTCATTATGATTTCAGATATCATTCACTATACACAACAGCAAAATTGCATGATACGCAGAAAAGAGGTGGCGATGTGACACGGCATTGTGTATCTAATTTTGATGCCACAAAAATATATGACACCAAATATGATAATACCATTCTGTTTATAGATCCTCCTTATCAGTTATCAAGAAACTATTGTACTTATTATGATGTTCCTATCACGATAGCCAAATACGATAGTCCCGAATTAAAGGGAGATAGAAAAAGACGAGCAGATAAAGGAGGATTTCCATCGTCTATTTTCAATCATAAGAAAACTTATGTTGACGGGCTGAAACAGATTCTGAATCACACACGGGCAAAATATGTGGTGGGATGTTTTATGAGAAACGATGACAGTTACAGCTTTTCTGATTTAAATCCGTTAATGGAAGCCATGGCTGGATATGCAAAAAAACGATTTGCCAGATACGAAATTCCTATCCAGAATGCGGTTACCGATAAGCCTTATGCTCCTTGGAGAAGAACAACAAGAAACAAATATCCATTAAATCTTTTTTGCATAGAAAGATAAAATTATTTGGTTTATTAAAATATTATTTTTATATTTGCACCCAAGAACACATAAAATAAAATTCATATAATGAAAGTAAATTTTGAAAATGCCAAGGATGTGGCAAATTGCATCAAGATTGTAAAGTCTGTAATTAAGAGCAAAAACACTCTTCCTATTCTTGATGACATCCTTGTTATCGCTTCTGCCGATGGTAATGTGACTTTTGTAGGTTCCGACCTTGAATCCACATTGTCTCTTGCCATGAAAGCGGATGTTGAGGAGGCTGGTTCCGCTGCCATTAGCGCACATCAGCTTGATCTTACGGTAACAAACATGAGACCAGAAGAATCATTTTCTCTTTCTGTAAATGAGGATAAAATGGTATCTATCAAAACCAAATTCAAAAAAGGAAAGTTCTCTTTTGTTTCTGAATCTACAGATCAATTCCCAGATATTGACCAGCTTGAAAACGAACAGACAAAGATGAAAATATCTTTTCCTACCGCAGTACTAAGCAACGCTATTGCAGCTTCTCTTCCAATGCGTGCAAATAACGAGACAAGACCTGTTATGCAGGGTACTTATCTTTCTTTTCAGCAGAATGGAACATTTGTTGTAGCAACGGATGCCCACATCATGTTCAAGAGACAGATTTCCGAAGCAAGCTACCTTCCAAATGATATTACAGAGACCGAAATTGGAGCCATTATTCCTCCCAAGTCTGGAAATATCATTCCTAATGTTCTAAAGGCAGGTCTTGCAGCAGCGGATGTGGATATCACTATTACCAAAAACTTTATTTCATTCAAGAGCGGGAAGGTCATGCTTTCATGCAGAATGACAGAGGGTAAATATCCAAATTTTGAATCTGTAATACCAAAGAACAACAGTATCAGTCTTGTCGTAGAAAAAGAATCCGTATTGGAAGCTATCAAGAGCGCAGTCGCATTCTCAAACAAAGCGAATAACCTGATTGAGATTAATGTCATATCAAACTCCATGTTCAAGATGTCATCACAGGATCTTGATTTTAATACGTCTGCAGAACAGGAAGTGGATTGCAATATCAATAAGCAATTGGACCAATTCAGAATCGGATTTGACGGAAACATGCTTCTTACCGCAATAAAGTCTTTTGATTCACAGTTTGTGTCGATAGATATGGAAACCCCATCATCGGCAGTAGTCGTGTTCGGTGTGAATAAACGACAGGATTCCATGGATAAAGATGAAAAGACAATAGTTTTGCAAATGCCTGTACTTGTAGAATAAGAATCTGATTAGCACATATTTATAAAAAAGCCATCATATACAAAATATGATGGCTTTTTTGTTGGTTTGTTTGATTGTTTATATCAATTATCCACTTTTACAAATTTATCAAACACTATGCTGCTATGAGGATTTGTGGACATTATATCCTGATTTATTCCGTCTATTTTCCATTTCCACCATAAGAACTTATGGGCATAATGTTTGCTTATAACCTGCGTTATTGTATCTGATACCGTGGCAGTTATCAATCCGTCACATATATTCACATTGATATATTTATCGGCATAATCTTTGCACGAATCCATATAAACAGTATCAACTGGCAGATAGAACGTATCACTCTTTGCAACACTTGTGATATATTCCACTTTTGATTTTTTATTCCCTTGAAGCTGCTTGATCAGTTTTGCCTGTTGGGCACAATACTTTTTCAATTCCGAATTGTCATACTGTAAAGCCTGAACCTGTGTCACTTTGGTAGTATCATTGATATAATACACCTTTTGTTTACCGTTAAGAACCTTTACATTGTTCTGGGATATTGACAGGTCCTCTTTAAGACTTGATATTCTCTTGTATTGCAACACTATTGTAAGACAAAGCAATATGCAGATTATCGCAGCTATTATTATCGTTTTTATGTTATTCAGCATAATTGTATATATTTAATCTGTTTATCCACCCATTTAGAAATACTTTTTGTTTCGGATTCTTTGAAACTATCAGATTGTATTTTTCCTTTCGGGCATCTTTGATATCCTCAAACAGTTCTTTCTGGTTGGCATTGTTTATTTTTGCCAATGATACAGGACCTATCTTTCCATCACTTGGAACTTTAAGGACATAAGCCTGAATCCATTTGATTGCAGAAATGACACCAGAATTAAAACCAAAATCAACAAGAATATTGGCTATTGACTGATTTTTGATTTCATCTGCTTTCCATGGATTCCAATACATCGTTTTGACAATATCACACCATTCATCATCTGAAATATGTTTCAAATCGTCAACATCTGGCTCCTCTTTTCCGTGTTTAAGTCTCCAGTTCTTGAATGTGCTTAATGTTATTCCCCTCATTGTGGCTCCTCCATTATCGTTTTTATTGTTGGAAAAACCGCCTTCCGCCTTTGTTATAAAAGGTATTATCTTCTTTATTTCTGACATTTTTTAAAATAATTTTTCAAATAATTCTTGCAATAGATATACACTTCCTGTCTGGCGGTATTTTGATTCCGCTCATCCTGACTCTGATATATTTTTGCTATTGCATCTTTTACGTTTTCGAGAGTTCCTTCCTCCTCTGACAGTCTAAGAGTGTCCTCTACTACTGGCTTTAACACCTGATTTTCCCAATCAAGCGAGCCATCCCATGTATTTATCAATAATTCCATAGTTCTTTTTTTTATAATAAATAGTAATATTTAAATGATAAGATTTTTTATTATTTTTGATATTTAATAAAAAAAACATAAAAAACATTACTTTTTATTTGTAGATATAAATAAAAAACAGTATCTTTGTAAATGTAAAAGAAATAAGGACCCTTAGCTCAGTTGGTTAGAGCACCTGACTCATAATCAGGGAGTCTTTGGTTCAAGTCCAAAAGGGTCCACAGCGTTTATCAATTTTGTTTTAAACTGTGTTTAAAATATGATAAACCGAGTTTTTTGTATTTTATAAAGTCTGGTTTCAGATTGATGTCATCAAATGATGACATATTTATAAAATGACCAGTTGATGATTTTTTCTGGTTCATTAGTTCAACGGATAGAACAGAAGATTTCTAATCTTCCAATGTAAGTTCGATTCTTACATGGACCACTTTTATAATAATACATTGATAATATTACCTTGATTAATATGCGATATTTAATATTACAGGTGATTTAGACGATGGTTTGATTTGATTGAATATGAGTCCCTTCCCTACGAGGATCCAAACGGGAATGGCCTAACTGATATTCTTATTCTAAAAAGGACAAACTCTACCATTCAAGTCAATGTATTTGTATTCTTCTTTAGCTCAGTTAGTTAGAGCGTCTGACTGTTAATCAGAAGGTCTTTGGTGCAAGTCCAAAAAGAAGAGCTTTTAAAATATTGGCAGACTGTATAGATTAACGTCAAATCACACATCGTTTAAATGTGAGTATCTGGTCCAATTCCAGAGCAGTCACGGTCAGTAGTCGGCATAGTTTAGTTAAGAGCACCAGAGTAGTATCTGGAGACGACAGTATCTTGAAAACTGTCTGCCGATTTTATTTTGAGTGGTTCCTGAGTAGTCAAAAGGGACAGACTGTAAATCTGTTGGCGTAAGCCTTCGTAGGTGCGAATCCTACCCGCTCAACTTTGACATCTTTATCATGATGAGAATGCTGTAAAAGGCTGCGCAATGTGGAATTCATTGCAGGAACCTCCATAACCATGAACAAAAACATGGCGAAAGTCACACTCCAATGCGCAGGGAGATGTCAAGTGTGGCAAGATTCCTTGACCGAGTAAAGGTCCATCATGGTTGTCGGAGCAATACTATCAATGTAAAAATTCTTGGTATTGTCTCCTATGCGGAATTAGCTCAGCGATAGAGCGTCTCACCTCCAATGAGAAGGTCGAGGGTCTGAATCCCTTATTCCGCTCAAAAAATTTGCTCCCGACATTTATGTCGGGAGCAAAAATGAATTTATATCAATATGAGAAAGATAAACAAAGAAGATTTTTCAAAAATTATTGCGCATTTAATAAACGAATATGAGATATCCTGCAAGTATTTGGATTTATTAAAGGTAGAAAATCCGTTGTCCACAGAGAATCAAAAAGGAGACGAACTGTTTTTATCCCTGCTGTTTGATAAGGAACAAATAAGTTGGATAAACTGGTATATTTATGATTATATATGTTCTCCCGTTCATAAAATCATAAAGAATCCAAGCATCAACACGGCACGCTCTTTTGATAAAGAAGGAAAGCCCATAGCTTATGATGTGGACTCTTTATATGATTGGTTGTTTACGAAACCGATAAAGTACAAATAGAGACTCACTTACCAACTATATATAAGGCTTGAATTAGGTCTGAACCGAACAGGATTTCTTTTCCTGCTCGGTTTTTTTAGCTTCTTTTATTATTGAGTCTATTCTTTCGGCATCCCTGACATAATCCTTTTTGTTCCAATCGTCAAAGAATATAAATCCATTTATACTGGCATTATATACTTTAAGTTCATCTTTCATAAACTGATAAACCATATATATGAACACTCCTGTTCTTTTTTCTGCAATATCAAGTATGCTGTACATATCGGTTGCCAATTCATGTATAACAATCTTATCGTCATACAAAAAACATATATGAGGTGTATTCTTATGTATTTCACACAATACCACCTTTGTCATATATTCGGCAAAATACATCTGGTACTTGAAACTGTTATTATCATAGAAATTGAACTTTGCCTCAAAAAACTCGTCATAAATCCATTCATCAACCGTTTTAAACACACCCTTTAGTATCAGTTTCATTTTATCGCTTTCGGTTGAGAACTGATACATTTTCCTATACTCACGCAATACATTCTTTACTCCACGATCCTTTACCCCCTTTTTCCGTTTGTACAATATCAGTCTTGTATGTATATTTCCTTTTGGAACTACATAATCATTATACGGAACCATGTATTGTATTTTGATATCCTTGTCTGTAATTCTTTGAATGATATGCTCCTCTATTTCATCTATATCGTTCTCTTCTCCTTGAATGAAATCCCATTTTTCTATTACGGATATAACATATCCATGATAATCTGTCATAACAAGCATATATTCTATGTTTGTCAAATCATCTATGATATCAAAGAACGGAACACACCCCATCTTGCTCCTATACATATAGGACCAGTAATTTTCTTTCTTGTCTTTTTTCTTGAACGAATAGAACCAGGCGTGTTTCATTTTATTAAAAAATACTGCTATATTTGTTGATAAATAGATAATCATTAAAAAATGTCATATTTATCAAAATTCATATCCTCATCAAAGTCCAATAGTGATGACGAATATTATACATTGCTGAAAGATATAGATGAAGAATTGTCACATTATAAATCATTCTTTGTCGGAAAGACAATTTACTGCAACTGCGATAATCCTGTCAAGTCCAACTTTGTTCAGTGGTTCTATATGCGTTTCAACATTCTACACTTAAAGCGTATTATTGTAACTGCTTATAATTCAGCTGTTTACAACTGGGGGAGGGTATTATTGGGATTCCGATTTCGCTACAGTGGACACAAAAACTATTGATATCAGCAAAGAAATTGAAAAAGACGTTAGGAAACTTAACGGAAACGGAGACTTCCGAAGTGATGAATGTATTGAGCTGTTGAAGCAGGCGGATATTGTGGTTACAAATCCTCCGTTCTCTTTGTTTGGTGATTTTATAAGTATGCTGAATGATTATGATAAGGATTTTGTTATTATAGGCCCGCTTAATTGTATCACATTACAAAAACCTTTTCAAATGATGATTAATGACAGAATGAGATGCGGATATCATTTTGAGACAAGCGGATTTTTAAGACCAGACGGCCATATTCTTACCAATCATGTCAGCAGAAGCTGCTGGTGGTTCACTTCCTTAAAAATAGATATCAGCTATCGTCATATTGATTTAACGGAAACGTATTCTGAAACAAAATATCCAAAATATGATAATGCTGATGCTGTTGAGGTGTCTAAGAAAGATTTGATTCCGTATGATTATGATGGAGTGATGGGTGTTCCTATTTCTTTTATGAAACATTATAATCCAGAACAGTTTGTGTTGATTGGAAACGAAAAGACAATGAACATAAAAGGCAGGTGCAAGATTGATGGTCAGCTTAAATATGCACGACTGTTTATTAAGAATAAAACGAAATAATATACTATTTATTATGAAATAAATATATATTTAGTATGAAACATGGTATTTTATTAATGGTTAACAAGCTGGAGGGATGGAAAACAGCTATAAAAAATCTTCATTGGAGTGCTATTAATCTGAGCCAGCATAGATTGTGCGATGATATAGCTTCCGAAATTGCTGATATTCAGGATACAATATCCGAGGTTGAACAGTCAATGTCGGGAAAGTTGCCACTCAATATGCTTAAACCTGTACGTTACAGAATAACCAATCTGAAAACATTTTTAAAATCTGTTATAAAAGAAACTACCGCTTTTTATAATAGTCCTGTAATATCTGGAGAACATTATATAGGAATGAGATCTGATATAGAACAGTTTTTGAGCAATATGCAGAAATTCATTTATCTTAATAATTTCTGTTTGAAAGAAGATTATGAACGGAGAGAGAAACTGGTTGAAATGACAACCAATGCCATTCATGAAATGGTTATGGAAAGTATTGATATTGATCCTGCAAATAAGGGCAAATTCACTGCTACCATGGAAAGAACGGGAGAAACCGCAGAAGAGCTTAAACACAGCAAAAACCCTCTTACAAGAAAAAGAGCCACTTTTGCATTGAACGCCAGAAAATGGCATCATAAATAACTCCTTTTATTAGGAATAGAAAAGCGGAAGAACGTTGTATTATGTTCTTCCGCTTTTTTTATTTAGGAAATAACATGCATAACATAAAAACAAAGGGAATAATATACCTATTGACACATTTTTTTCCAACAAAAGTGTCAGAACAAAGAAGCGAAGAAACATAACAGTTTCTTCGCTTCTTTGTTTGTCATATAAAATATGAGATCATATTATTCCTCATCGTCAACATAATAGCCTCTTCCTCCATTTTCGTAGTTATATCTGCCATAGAACTGATTGTCAACGTCTTTTTTATATTTAAAGTACTCTTTCTGTGCTTCTGGAGACATATCTCCTATTTTATTTCCATATTCTTTCTCAGCAAAATAATGTGGATATTTTCTTTTCAAAGCATCATCGGATGCTTGGTCCAAAGACGCTAAGTCTTTGCAAGGTCCCTTGCGATCTTTTGGATCCATTTGATCATATTTTTTCCGAGCAGCACTTGCATACGTTTTCCAATCAATCTCATTAAGGATATTGGTTGACAGATTCTCTTATTACATTGTGGAGCTGTCCTTCCGTTAATCTTATTCTTCTCATATTGTTTCTTTTTTATCTGATAAATATCTGCAAAATTTTGATAATTTACCCCCCCCCCCCAACAAAGACCGCGCCAGACGTGAAACAATGTTAAAATATTTACACAAAAAAATACTTGGTATTTACAATAACTTTGTATATCTTTGCATTGTAAAACAAATACTTAATAGATTGATAAAATGAGAACAAACAAAGAATTGCACAAAGCAAGAAAAGAAAAGAATGATGAATTCTATACTTTATTGACAGACATAGAAAAGGAGCTGATACACTATACAGACATGTTTGTCGGAAAGACAATATACTGCAACTGTGATAATCCCACTAAGTCAAACTTTGTGCAGTGGTTCTATATGCGTTTCAATATTTTACACTTGAAACGTATTATTGTAACTGCTTATAATTCAGACGCTTGTAACGGGGGGGGGTATTATTGGGATTCCAAGTTCGCTACAGTGGACACAAAAGCTCTTGATATCAGCAAGGAAATATCAAAGGATGTCAGAAAACTCAACGGAAACGGGGATTTTAGAAGCGATGAGTGTATCGAGTTATTGAAGCAGGCGGATATTGTGGTGACAAACCCACCGTTCTCTTTGTTTCGTGAATATGTAGCTCAGTTAATGGCATATAAGAAACAATTCCTTATCATTGGAAACCAGAACGCTATTACCTACACTTCGATATTTCCTTATATCAGGAATAATCAAATGAAATATGGATATTCAATACATTCACATGATAGGGAATTTCAGGTTCCAGACAATTATCCTCTAAACGCTTATAGTTATAGAGTAGATGCTGATGGTATCAAATATATCCGAGTAAGTGGAGTCAGATGGTTCACAAATATGCGGTTGCAAGATTCTAATGATAATTTGATTTTATTTAAGAAATATAGTCCAGAGGAATATCCTAAGTACGATAATTATGATGCTATCAACGTTGACAAGACGTGCGATATTCCAGATGATTATAATGGCCTAATGGGAGTCCCTATTACATTTCTTGACAAGTATAATCCCAAACAGTTTGAAATATTAGGTCTTGATAAAGAGATGTGCGGACATGGATTCATATTGAACAAAATTCCTTTGTATGTCAGAATTGTTATAAAAAAGATTGAATAATATTTGCAGGATTAAAATATTGTTTGTATCTTTGCATTGTAAAACAAAAGAAACGACAAATAATTTTTAAAGAACATGGAAGCATCAAAGTATCAAAAGGCAATTTATGAGTACATTCAGAAAGGTACAGGAAATCTGGTTATAGAGGCTTGTGCTGGAGCGGGTAAGACTTCAACTATTGTTGAGTCTTTGAAACTTATTCCAGAGAACAAAAAGATTTTGTTTATCGCATTCAACAAGTCTATTGTATCGGAATTGCAGAATCGTGTTGGAGATAAAAGCAATGTGACAATTACCACCATGCACGCCCTTGGATTCAAGATGCTTAGAAGCAAGATTGGAAGCAGAGCAAGAATAAAGATTAACGAATTCAAGTACAATTCGTATGTACAGAACAATATGCGGGATGTATTTAAAAGACTTCACACTCCAGTATCCAAACAGCATAAGTTTGTCAATAATGTTATTGATATGCTTAATTATGGCAGAAATTATCTTGCATCGTCATCCAAAGAGATGAAAGAGGTTGCGGATAAATTCAATCTTGCAATATCCGATGAGGAACTTTCTATAGTAATGAAAGTTATGGAATGGGGCAAAAAGAACATAGGAGAAATAGATTTTACGGATATGGTATGGTTGCCAAATGCCTTGAATATATCTCCAAAATATGATACTTATGACTTTATAATGCTTGACGAGGCTCAGGATGCCAATCTTGCTCAAATTGGAACGTTTTTAAAATGCAAGAAACTGGGAACACGAGTTATAGCCGTAGGTGATGAAAATCAGTCAATATATGGATTTTGTGGCGCATCAAAGGATTCATTCAGCAAATTGAAGAATCTTCCAAACACACAGACATTGCCATTATCAATATCTTACAGATGCCCAAAACAGGTAGTCGCACTGGCAAAGGAGTATTCAAACAATATTGAAGCCAGCGACACAGCAGCCGAGGGAGTTATCAATTACGAGACTCCAATATCGGAAATTCAGGATGGTGGAATGGTGGTATGCAGAAACAATGCTCCGCTTATCAAACTGTATTTTGACCTTATCAAGTCTGGCAAAAAGGCTTATCTCAAAGGAGAGCAGGGCTTGTTTGAAGGGGTGATAAAGAGTATCACCAAAATTGAGAACAATATGCTTTCAACCGATTTTGCCAATGACGGAATTTTGCCAAGAATGTACGAGGAACTGCTTGATGCCAGAGATAAAATGTGTAATTGCTTGAAAATCAGCAAAAGAGATGCATCAACTTCTTCTGCCATACTCCAGATGTATGATAAGATTCAGACTGTCGAGATTCTTTCTGAAGGATTGAAGACAAGAAACGAATTACTGGATAGAATAAACAGTATCAACAAGTCATCGGACAAGGATGGTATCTGTCTTTCGTCAATTCACAAAGCAAAAGGTCTGGAAGCTGATAATGTATATATTCTTTGTCCCTCATTGATGCCAAGCAAAAATGCGAAGAAGGACTGGGAAAAGACAGAGGAGAATAATCTTATATATGTAGCTTATACACGAGCCAAAAAGACATTGAGTTTCTTATCGGAAGTAGGTTATGATGAGTTTAGTACAGATAACGCCAAATTCACTTTTGCTGATACACTTGCGGACAAAGAGGTTGTTATCAATAAATTGCTTAACCGTATCTCTTATGTAAGCAACTCCTCCGATAAGGATGAATCGTTTATCAATGACGTTATACGTTCATCAGGTTCAACTTCTTCCGTACATTGTGAGGTAACACCGAATAAAAAGGCAGCATCTTCAAAGAGAAGAACTACCAGAAGAATCATTTCTTTATAGATTTAGTTTTTTAGTTTGTTTTACAAGAAAAAGGAGGACTATTTTTTAGTCCTCCTTTTTCCGTTTATTTTTTTTGTTTTGTTTTAAATTGAGTCTTTATAGGCAACCACTGCATGCGCAACATCATCAGGCATTTCTGATTTATTGTTTTTCCATTTTGTAAGTCTCGAACCGCTATCATCATCAAGGTGCAGATTAACTCGTTTCTTTACAAACTGCCAGCATTTTGACAGATTGATATTGTCATTATCTATGATATTTGCAGCCTCTGAAGATATCTGATTTCCTGCTTTTCTTTTTTCCAGAGTTTCTGTATGCTTATTTTTGTAGTGTATCAGATTATCCAGATTCTTCTGTTTGTTTTCCTCATGCTTTTTCTGTTTTTCTGCTTTTCTTTCGGCATCAGACATCTTCCATTTTCCCGTGCTTTTCTTCTTCTTCTCGTTGATGAAAGTACGTCCGTAAGATTCTTTCACATCAAACGATTCTTCTATTATGTCCTTAAGTAAACTCATAATCTTATTTTTATATATAAATAGTCTATTCAAAATGTTTTATTTACTTTTGATAATTCCGTTATTATCAATTCTTTTATAATACCATGCAGGTATTACTTTTTTTATAAACTGGTCCCGTTTGGTGGAATCATTGAATATGGACTTGAATTTACTCTGCAATATATAAAACAGTTCCTCGTCTGTTATCGGTTTTACGTTCTTATTGTCGGAGCTTCTTTTAGGTACAACCACATCCTTGTCTGATGGGATATCATATTCTCCGTTTTCCATTACTTTGGTTCTTGTAAAGTTATCATCAAGATACTTTTTTATAATCAGTGACAGCGAAGACATGTCCGTTGATGCGAGTTCCTCTTTCAGCAGATATTGCGAATATGATTTAAGCTGCTGTTCGGTCAATATGATTGTGTGTTTCATTTCCTTTTTCTGTTTTTCTTATTATTATAAATAGATTTATTGTCAATGTATTCCGATATATATTTTTCTCCTTTATTTTCTCCAAGAATATAAATTATGAAATAACCTTTATCATATTGACACATCCTGATGCATATTTTATTATAGAAATCATCATAGCATGAAAATGTAACATATTTCAGTTCCCGTTTTACAGTCCACTGGTTGCTTTTATCCTCAATGGTGTACCGTTTGTTACCTGAGGTGATTAAATGCCTGTCAAGGTCAAATGTGATAGGAATAACGGTATCTGTAAAGTCATTCCACTCAAAAATTCCTACAATCTGTCTGGATATCACTCCATCTGCTTTCATTCCTGTTTGAAAGTGAACTTTCTGAGCATGCGTATTAAAGAATGTTATGTAGAAACAGCATAGCATTATTAGAATGTTTTTCATAAAATACTTGTATTTTTTATTTGTATTGTAATTATGGCGGTACTTTTCATATACAATATGACATAAAGTCATTAATTTTTTAGGTTTTATGACAATGTGTCTTGATGTATCTTGTTGGCACCGTTATTGTTATGTTATATATAGAAAAAATAATAAAATTTAAATAATAATTGATATGATTGATTTGAATGCTAATGATTTGGCAAAAGAGATTGGTTCTATTCTGGATGATGTTCTCGGAAAACAAAAAGATGACAATAATGATTTGAAATCAAATTTGAAATACAGAGGTCCATTCGGTGAAACGTTTAATAGGAATTACAAACGCCCTTTTGATGGTCTTGATTTTGATACTGACAAGTGGCTTGCTAATTCCACATGGTGCAATAACGGTTCCGTCAATATTTTCAAGGGACCAAAGGGATATAAATATGTTATCAATGCTCTTGGTTTTGACAAGAAAGATATATCCATTAGATGCAACTCAACAAAGAAAACCATTGAGATTACAGGTTCTCTTCCAAAGGTGACCGATGAATACACACAGATTATCAGCCATGGTATGGATAAGAGGGCTTATGTAAGCGCAATCAACACCACAATTTTCCTGTCTAAGGATTGTAATGCTGATACAATGACAGCCAAACTTGAAAACGGTTTGCTTAAAATATATGTTGATACAGTTGCAAAGCAAGAGGACAACATTAACACTATTGCCATAGATTAATTTATCTGCGTATCTTAACAAAAAAGCGGAGGAACGTTTTATTATGTTCTTCCGCTTTTTTGTTATATTATCAAATATGAGATTGTGTTATTCTTCATCGTCAAGATAATAGCCTCTTCCGCCCTTTTCGTATTTGTATCTACCATGCAGTTGATTATTAAATGCCTTATCGTATGCATCATAATCTTCCTGTTCTTCAGGAGTGAATGGTTCATTAGCGTTCTTCTTATCCAATGCAGATAATAAATGTGGATATTGTCTGATTGCAGCTTCGGCAGCTGCGCTCGCTAAAGGCATTACTTCTCTGTGATATTCATCGTTATCGTCTTGATTCTTCATTTGATGGTATCTTTTCCTTTCAGCGTTATCATACGTTTTCCAATCCAGTTCGTTCAATATCTGGTTGACAGATTCTCTTATAACATTGTGGAGCTGTCCCTCCGTTAATCTTACTCTTCTCATACTTTTTCTTTTACTGATAAATATCTGCAAAATTTACATAAATTCCTTCCACCCAGCAAATACCGTTTCAGACGTAAAACAATGTCAAGGTATTGGCATCAAAAAAGCGGAAAAACTGTTAAATTCATCCGCTTTTTTATTATATCAAATATGAGATGTATTAGTCCTCATCATCAAGATAATAGCCTCTTCCGCCCTTTTCGTATCTGTATTTGTCTAACAGTTGATTATCATTTTCCTTATCGTATGCATCATACTCCTCCTGTTCTTCAGGAGTGAGTGGTTTATTAGATATCAGCTTATTCAATGCAGAACTTACATGTGGATATTGTCTGTCTATAGCGTCATATTTTGCGTTGACTAAAGGCCATAGATTTTTGTAATGTTCAGCTGGATCGGATGGATTCTCCATTCGCTCCCATTTTTTATTATAGGCATTATCATACGTTTTCCAGTCAAGCTCGTTTAGTATCTGGCTGACAGATTCTCTTATAACATTGTGGAGCTGCCCCTCCGTTAGTCTTACTCTTCTCATATTGTTTTGTTATTTTACTGATAAATATCTGCAAAATTTACATAAATTGCCCCCCGCAAATAACGTGCCAGACGTAAAACAATGTCAAAATATTTACACAAAAAAAGGAACCATAAATATGGCTCCTTTGCTTTTTATAGATTTACCAAATCAATCAGTAGGAAGTACAAAAACATATTGACCATCCTTTACGTTTTTAGATGTGTCAACAAGATTCTCTCCATAGGCATTTTCCTCGTTATACATGGAATACGCCATCTGTCTTTTTCTACCTCCTATTCCGTTTCTTCCTTCTATATCATAAAGACCTCCTCCGTTTTTTGTGTCGAAATTGGAATAATCGAACATATTGGTAGGTTTGGTACAGTCAGGCAGCCAATGGTGCATTCCTGGATGATTGGTTCCTTTACCCTGAGGATCTCCATCACTTATGGCATCCTTATGGCTGGCTGAATACTGGTCGTTTATGTTATAGTCGTTTCTTAGTATTTCGGAATGGCGTTCCTCCATACCCCTTTTTTCCAAACATGTCTGCATAGTTGTTAATTTTAAAAAAATCTTATTTATAAAAATAAATAGTAATAAATTGAATAATAGATTTAAAATCTACTTAATGTTTCTTACTGACGGGGCTTTAGGAGGTCTTACTTTTCCTACAGGCTTTATTCCTTTCACCTCGTTCTTGTGTGAATTAATTGCCGAAGAAAGATTGCTTTTTAGATTGGAAAGCATCCTTTCTCCTCCCATGAGATCATAAGAAAGATTATTCCTGTTCGTATTTGCGAAGTCGTGTATCCATCTTTTTGCCTGCGAAACACTTATATATCTTCCACCATGTCCATCGTCAATATTGTTCTTTCCGTTTCTATCATTATAGGTTTTGTCAAGCATGCTTTTTGCACGTCTTCCTCCTTTAGAGTTCTTGGCATATTCCTTGTTGGCCGATAATACAGCGGACTGGTTTTCAATAGTGTCCTTGTCTATATGGATAGGAACATCCTTTATGGATTGATTCTCCTCATTCAAAAAATATATAGGCATATTTAATATCTTCTAAGATCCCAGCCATAAGAAGGAGTGGACATTTTGCTTCTGTTATCGCTGGTGTTATTCTTCTGCAGTTTCTTATTGACCGTTCCGTTGGTTCCCACCTTGTCAAGTCCTATGTATTCAGGAATAGAGTCCGCATCCTTATCATCATTTTCATGCATGATAAAGTTTTTCAATATTCTTTCCTGTCTTTCTGTTATCCTGATTATATGTCTCATTTTTATTAAAAAATAATCAAATTATTAATATGCTTTTTATAATTATTCTGGTGTTGAAGTGATGGCTTTGAATGATGTAGGTATTTGAGAACCACCAACCCATACATAAGAGTAATATTTGGCCTTTACAACGTTGCTGGCGTTTCTCCAATCAGCAAATGATATGTTTACATCATATCCTGGAACAAACACGTTAGGAACGTTCTTTGCAATCCATGCTTTCTGAGAATCGTCATCTTTGACTATATCCGCATAAGTCAAATCCGCTTCAAGAATATTGTATCCTGTGTTTATATTTCCACTAATGGCACCCATATAGATTGCCGTCAAAGGAATAGGAGACAATATAGCGAAACTTGCGAATTTAAGTCCATTATTGATATTGAATGAACATGACATTTTACCCCACTTCTCCAAATCAACTATTGGGCCGACTCCGTTTTCTTCATCCTCTTTCCATCCGTCAAATACCAGATTCTTATCTGATGTGGTTGTATCTATAACGACATCCATATTGGTGTTTGCTGTAGTTGTATGTACTATGAATATTGGTTCAGATATATAGGCATCCAGATAATTTGATAGAATGGCATCTTTATATATAAACGGATTAAACAAATCAGAATAATATGTTTTTGTCTTATTGTCATTTATCACATATCCTTGGATATCCGTTTTTGCATCTCCCCTTGACGCATATAATCCATTCGGATTAGCTACAAAAACACCAGTTGCGTGAACAGTGGCTGATCCTATATTCATAAGACTTGAAGTATCATCAGAAACAATTTCGTTCAGAGTAGATGCAGTAGAATCTACATTGTTTCCGTTGGTATTGCCATAAAATTTAGCATCAAGCACCATTGTAGGGCCAACACTTCCGAAACCATTTGTAACTTTCTGTTTGTAGTATTTATCATCCAGATATTTGTCATCATCGGCTTCGATATAAGCTAATGAATCGCTATATGTCCATCCAGTCTCTCTGGTAGGATTGAAATACTTTCCAAGAAGCATCACAAAATTTCCGTTATTGTCAATGGTATATCCAGATTCTGTATAACCCTCTTTTAAAGGGAACCAGTTTTGCACATTCTCTATTGTTATGGATGGCTTCTGATATACGGTAGGATATATGATAGGGAAAAGAATGTTCTGCAACAATGTAGAAACATCACTGTTTGCGATATCGCTTACTTTTGTTCCCGCTGATAATGAACCCATGGCATTAGGCATTGTGGTATCAAGATTCACATCCGTGTCTCCTGTTCCCGTGATAGGCTTAAAGAATGAATCGTCAGTATTTACCTGCAGATAAACTTCCGTTCCGCAGGTTGTTTTTACTATTCCCCCATTCTCCTCGTTGGCTACATAAGCACCTCCGTTCACATCAACTTTGTACAAAGAGTTTCCATCAACCGATGCTGCGTAATTGGTGACTTTTGCAGATAATGAATTAATATTGGCAGAATTGGATATCACATATCCAGACAATGTTATTATGTCCGCACTGTTGGCAGCAATGTTTGAGGCAAGCAATGCGGAAGATGAAACAAGACTACCGCTTATTACATCAATTTTTGTCTGCAGTGCCGATACAGAAGTATCATTCTCCAATTTGTCAACTCTGTTACCAATCGAAGTAATAGAGTCGGTATTAGAGTTTATTTTTACCGTGTTGTCCGTGATCTTTGCATTGATATCGTCAATGCTTTTTGTGGTATTGCTATCAAGCGTTTTGACGGTTGCGGACAATGTATCAATATATCCAGAAATATCCGTAAATACAGCTCCAGACAACTTGTTTATATCGGCAGTGTTTGATGCTATCTGTGTAGTGTTTCCATTGACAGTTTGTTCAAGAATGTTCGCAAACGAAGTGACCGATGCTATATTGGTCTTGTTGGTGGCTATATCAGCGGTATTTTTGTTTACCAGTGAAGAAAGGGAAGTGAAATCATCATCAATCTTTTTGTTCATATTCGGAATTGTTGTAGATGAAATCGTTTGTATGTTTGTGACATTTTCATTTACAATTGCAGATACGGATTTCAAATCGGCCGATAATGTGTTTACATTGTTGGTAAGCAATACATTGTTGTCTGATAAACATTTTACCGTTCCGCTTAATGTTATTATATTTGCGGAATTGGTGTTTATTTTATTTAGCAATCCATTATCCTGATTGTCAATATATGTTCTTATATCAGAAAAAGATGTATCTACTTTGGCAGACAAGACATCTAATTTTGCAGATATACTGTCAGAATATGATGATATTGCCCGTACTTCCTGTATACTTGCTGAATTTATTGACAGATAATCAAGAATGGTGTTAATCTTTCCGATTGATGTGTTGGTGTCTTGTATCTTGTTGTTTACAGTATCAAATTCTCCCAAATTTTGATTTATGGTTGCTATATTGTCTGTAACCGTTTGTATTCCAGCAGTCGTTTCATTGATAAATGTATTCATTTTGGAATCCATTGTATCAACCTTGCTTGACAATGAAATTATATCTGCCGAGTTTTTGTTGATGTTTAATTCGTTTTTGACAACGATATTATCCATACACTCCACTCTTGCAGACAACGTATGAACAAGAGCTGATTCCTCTTTGTATACATTGACATCCGCAGATAAGGATTTTACATATCCAGACATTTCATCGCAGCAGGTAGTCATGTGCGCACTGAATGAATCTATGGTTGCGCTTAGGCTGTCAATATCTGTTTTTGCGCTGTTTATTGCGGATGTATTGGCAGATACTCTTCCAGACAGATACATTATATCTCCACTGAATGTTATTGCGCTTGATTCTATATTGTCAAGATGCTTGTCTGTTTTTGTTTCATAAGCAATCACATCGGCACTAAATGAATCAAGATTGGCACTCAATGTTTTTATGTCATTCGGAGTGCTCATTACCTGTCCAGACAATTCATTCAATGATACCCATATATCCATATCCGACTTTACGGAATCGCTTTGAACATTCCCTATTTTTATGTTAAGGTCTGTTATTTTCTCATAAAGGACAGTTCCGTCTATGGTAACATCAACAAGGCTACCGCTTATGATTTTATATTCATCGTAATCATTTTCTCCACTATTGATTGCATTATGAAGTATAACGCAATCTCCTTCGTTCATTTTTTGAAATTCCCAACTGTTTCCGTTATAATAAGCCTCGTAAAAATAAGCGAATTTACTTTCATCTGTAAGTTTATCGTTGATTGTTTTTACAGAAGAATATTTGTAATTTCCATCTTTGTCTTTGGAATCTATATTTAAATTTTCTATAGTCCATACTTTATATCCCGTTTCGGCAGTCAGGGAAGGAAGCAATATCGTACTGAATCTGCCTCCCAAAATTTCCTCTCGGTCTATGAAATTATCTCCGTCAAATTCCTTGACAAATCGTATGGATCTAAAACTATCCTGAGTGGTTAGCTCATTGACAACCAGATTGGCTGCATCTCCTGATGTAGCTCCTCCGTTGATAAATGTTTTTGCCTTGGCATTTCCATCACGGAAGAATTCCATATAATCATATTGATGCAACTTTGAATAAGGATTGGTTAGTCCCTCTCCTTCTGCGGATGTCCAGAATGACGCTTTTGCTCCATGGTCTGCAAGAATGTAGTTTATATCCGCCCATCCTGCAGGCTCGGCTTTAAAACCGTACATATCTGTTCCTATATGGTCCTTATCCACTTGCCAGCCCTCATTTGAGGTAGAACCACTGTAATAAGACTTGGATTTAAGCAATCTTCCAGCTATATATCCAAGGGCATATCCATAATATTTGTCTGATGTGTGAACATAGGTATCGGCAGAAGAAAGTGTACTGTTTCCGCTTGCATCAACACACCCGATTGATTTTGCGTAATCCAGCTCAACTCCATTCAGCATATCATTCCAGTCGTCCGTGGTAGGTATTCTCCAGCCGAGTGTACTTGTCTTTGCTGAATATTCATTAAAACGTTTCAATGATTCTGCATCAAGGTCTTGCTGAATCACCTTGATGGCTTTATATGGATAAAGATATCCATAGGTATAGTCATATTCTCTTACTATATATCTATCGCCCTTGGTGTTACCCGTAGGCAATGCGCTATCGGCTTTAGTCAAGTCAATATAGGATATTGCTGGTGAATATTGTCCTGTATAGAATAATGGGCTCAATCCAAGTACCTGATCTTTTGTTCCAAAACCTTCTATTGTATTATCTGATAATACCTTGGTTATTACATTGTCTTCAAGTACATTATCAAGTTCATATTTGAAATTTTTATCTGTAATAAGACCGTTAAAGGTACATGATTTAACTTCCACATCGTCTTTCATCAGATGCAGACTTATTTCTCCTTTTGTCTTATCGTACTCTGTTTCTATAGTATATTCTACGATATTTGGCAGAAACGGAGTCATGTCTATATGAATCTCCTTCTCATTGTTGACTCTAACCAAAACGAGTTCGGCTGTAGTCTCTGTTCCTCCACTTTCGTTCTCTAATGTATATTCGGCAGTATATGCGCTGTCTATCAGCATCTCCCGCAAATAGTAGAAGTTGTCATCAACATCTCTTCCCTCCAGACTGCCATTAAGAGTGGTATCTCCACTTACTTCTGAAACACGTCTGAAAAATTTTATACCGTTTACTTCTTCACAATCTGTAGCCATCGAAATTTTAAATTATATTAATAAATAGTAAGTTTTGTTCATTGCTATTTATTAATAAATAAATTAATTAAAAATGTCTAACATTCTATTTGGCAATCAGCCACCAGTCAAATTGTTGATAAACCATGACGAATACTGGGATGTGTTTGCCTGTGACGATATAACATCTGCATACTGTTTCCCTAATGGAATAGATACAGGCTGCCTTATCTCTTATATTGATTTTGAGGACAAAAAAAGTTATGTTACACCAGACGGAAAATCAATTGCGGGATTGGAATCCTATGTATATGAAAGTGCCGTCACAACGGAAGATTATAGTCTTAACAATATAGGTAGTGTCGGAGTTGATAACGGTTTGATTTTATTCTGCAGAAGACATATATCACAAGCGGAATTCACAAAGCTGTACACACAATCAACATTTGCTGTCCCATCAAAGCCTACTCTTCATCTTCAGGAAGTAAGCGGTAATACAGAAAAATTCAATTTTGCCATGTCTTTCTCTGAAAAAGAAAATGCGGAGATGATGAACGGAGGATTCTATCAGGGTTTCTTCCAGACAATATGCGATACATACAAAGTATTGCCATCCGAACTGGAAGATTGCTGGCAACTTGAATTTGTAATTAAAAAAAGTGATTTGGAAGAACCAGACAAGTCTATCAATAAATATTATCCAGAAAACAAGGGCATCTTCTTTTATATTGGAACCAGAGCCGAAAATAAATGGTGGAAATATTACGGACACTTTGATGATGAGTTATCGGCAATAACTGCGAATAAAGACAATTCTTTCTGCGTTAGCGGAAATGGTCTTGATAACTATGTTGATGATAATTACTTAAAAGACAAATATGTGCCTTTTACGGAATATGACGGGTTGAAAGAAAATTATTTTAAAGACGGATATTTTAAATCAGATTCTGCAATATCAGAAGAAAATCTTACGCTTGATAATGGGATACCGTTAATAGATGACGGGGACTCTTACTCTTTTTCTTCCGATAATAAATATCTTATTTTTGACAGGACAAAGGAGGGTAAAACGGTATGCACATTTGATTCTGCAGATACCTATACATTCTATGGCAAAAAACATCATTCATCAGAAAATCTGTTTACCGTATTGGATAGGACACCTACGGGAAAAACCGTTTGCGATTTTGACAAGGGAACAGATGGTCTTGAACCAGAAAAATATTCCCTGTTCAGTGATTTATATAGAAATTCTTTCGCTTTACAGATAACAGAAAAAGGAGCGTTGTCTTATAGGTATCTTGTACAGGATTGTGACAGCGAGAATGATAACGCATATAAAATTATTTCAGAATCTACAAAAAATGGAGTTATAGAAAATGACAAATGGTATGATATTTCTATAAAAATCAGAAAAGTGTCAGATAAAAATATGAGATTGTATTTTTATATTAACGGATATCTGTTCTTTATCAGCAAACAACTTGACCTCTTTAATTTTAAAGATTTGAATGATGAATACGAAAGACAGGAGGCAGTTCCTTATAACATATCATTGGGAGGCGGTACAATTGGATTGTCAGAAGTAATATATCCTGATTTTATGGCTTGCCCAGATTTTGTGTTTCCATTAGAAAAGAATTTTTGTGGAACGTTTGACGGATATATCAGGTCGTTCAGATTTTATGATTGTGATAAGGAATATATGAGTATTTTCGGCAACTACGAGGAAGAATCAAAGAAATTTTAATGGAGTTATTATGTTGATAACACAATAAGTTTTCGCCAATATTGGCATGTTTTTGGTTTTTAAATAAGAATAAAAACCTATCATTCATTTGGATTTTATGTGATTTATGTTTATCTTTGCAAAATAAAAACAAATGAACTAATATGAACAAAGAAAACTTAAACAACGCAAAGAATACAAAGAACGATGAGTTTTATACTTTATTAACAGGATATCGAAAAGGAGTTGAGTGCACTACAAAGACATGTTTGTCGGAAAGACAATATACTGCAACTGCGACAATCCTGTCAAAATCCAACTTTGTAAAGTGGTTCTATATGCGGTTCAATATTCTACACTTAAAACGAATTGTTGCAACTTCGCTTATAATTCAGATACTTGCAATGGGTGGGGGGGGGTATTATTGGGATTCCGATTTTGCTACCGTGGACCCAAAAACTATTGATATCAGCAAGGAAATAGAGAAAGGATGTCAGGAAACTTAACGGAAACGGAGACTTCAGAAGTGATGAATGTATCGAGCTGTTAAAACAGGCTGATATTGTAGTAACTAATCCGCCATTCTCGCTGTTCAGAGATTACGTCAAGGTTCTTATGGATAACAACAAAGATTTTTTAATTTTGGGAAATATGAACGCTATAACATATAAGGAAGTATTCCCGTATATCAAGGATAACAGAATCGGCTTAGGTTATCTGAATGGAGCAAAGTCATTTATAACACCAGATGGTGTTGAACAGAAATTCGGAAACATCTTTTGGTACACCACTTTGCCGATTGCAAAACACAATGAAGAACTTATATTATATAAGCACTACACTCCCGAAGAGTTTCCCAAAGTATGATAATTATGACGCCATCAACGTTGACAAAACATGCGATATACCAGAGGATTATGACGGAGTTATGGGTGTTCCTATCTCGTTTCTTGACAAATACAATCCAACACAATTTGAGATTATTCAATTTAGAAAAGGAAATGACAATAAAGATTTGTCATACAATGGGAAAACGCCATATTTCCGTATATTGATAAAGAAAAAGAAATAAGAGTATATTTATAACAAAAAGCATGAAATATATGAGACGGTTTATTAATGAAGCTACAGATTATGTTTTTAACGTCAAAGAACTGTCTGGAATATCCTCTTTTAAAGGAAGATATAAATATTGTATAGAGCATCTTGGCTCTCCAATAGGTAGAGGATCTGGCCGTGTGGTTTTCCAAATTGATGATTACAGAATTCTAAAACTTGCATTGAATCAAAAAGGTCAGGCGCAAAACGAAGTTGAAATTACTAATGGCCAAGGTATGTATAATGGTCTTTTTCCTATGATTTTACAGTGTGATAAATATGATGATAATTGGATTGTTTCTGAATATGTGCTCCCTGCAAAGGTATCTGATTTTCCAGAAGTGGTAGGTGTCACATTCAAAGAATTTTGTCAATTTGTAAAAAACTCATATATATTCAATGTAGGAAATGGAAAATTGAATCCTGCTGAACATGAAAAATTCCTTGATTATTTGAATAACAATGAAGAGTTGCATGAAGTAGATGAGTATATTGCTGATTATCAAATTCCCATAGGAGATTTGACAAGAATATCAAGCTGGGGAATATCTGATAGATTTGGAGATGCCTGTCTTGTATTGCTTGATAATGGATTGAATGACGAAGTTCTTAACAAATATTATAGATAAAATAAAAAATAATTGTCATTATTCTTGCGTGTTTGAATTATTTTGTTTATCTTTGCATCGAAATTGTAAAACAATATAAAAATTAAACACATGAACGAAAACAGTCAGAATGACAACAAAGAGATGAGTCTTATTGACAAAATCAAAGACAAATTGGGAATGTCAATAAAGCATCTTACAACAGACAGAAATTTGGAGGGAGAAAACGCCAACGCCTCCTATATGATGTCAACGTATGGAGAAATATTGACAGACGAAGAGCGGAAAAACAAATTCATACGTTCCACCAATACAACCATACAGTACAAAACGGCAATGCACGAATTCCACTGCACAAGCCAGATTCCTCTTGAACTTGTCAAATATAAAGATTTCTTTATAGAAAGATATACCAAACAAGGTTATATATGTATTGATTTAGCCGATAAATTGAAAGATTCACTAATTTGGGATACCATGTCCTGTTCATAAGCTGGTATGGTTGTTATTGATGTTTAAAAACATAAAAACTGTTAAAATATTTGCATATCCAAAGATTTATTAGTATCTTTGCATTGTAAATAACAAACAATAAACATTATGAGAATAAAAAAAAACACTTGGGGAACCATTATAGAAGGGTTACTAATATTGCTTATATTCTATATGATATATATTGATTACATAGCAGTCTAATTATAAAAATTTTAATATAAATGAATTTCAGTATTTTAATTGGGGTATCGTATTTTTTGATTATTATTGCAATGATATTTATTGCGTATAGTATTGCCAATATCAGATTCTCTTTAAAGAAAATGATTAGTGATGCGGAAGAATACGATAAACAGACAAAAGATGCAGACGTTGTGGATAAAATGAAAAAATACGGGAAAACAAAGTCCATTTTCCTTATCTGCATTATTGTTCTTTCAATCCTTTCATTGTCCATTCCTATCTCGGCTGTTGTAAAAAACAACAATGAGATAAAGGCTCAAAAGGAAGCCTCACGGACAAGATATTGCGTGTTCAGAAGTATCGAGAAACGAGAAATTCTTGTGGATGCCATCGGTGAATATGAATCACATAACGATTCTACGGCAAAAACAAGAATTCATCAGCTGCTGGACATTTGCAGATTTTGAAAGTGATGATAGACGAGGCCAACAATATTTCTGGATATAAGAAATATGAATATCAGGACAGATACAACAAGCAGACTGCCATTGAGATTTTTAATCTTATCCAGAACAAGTACAATCCGAAGGGTGATATCGAGAAGGCCATAAGATTGTGGAATGGAGGGCCTCATTACAATGTAAAAAGCACTCAGACTTATTACGAGAACGTAAGAAGCATTTATAACAAGAAAATTGATGAGCAGCTTGATACTATCATAAAGGAATACAAATCATTGAATTTGTAACACACAGGTACATTTATAATAGAAACGGAGTGGATTTCTCAATCTGCTCCGTTTTTTTATTTGCTATTCATTCATCATAACATTTATATTGAAAAGATAACAAGCGAACTATTTATCATATATAGATTTAAAGGAATGGCAACAAATAGCAATATATTAAGTTTTACTTATGACGGTTCTCCTGTGTTTTATACATTAAATACAGTTCTTGGAGTACAGCATAATGAAACATCAGCCTCGACAGCAAGCACATTGGCAGAATACACGTTAGGAAAGGATATAAGTCCTCTTATTTCAATGAGACGACTTCTTAACAATATGGGAGCCAAAGGACATATCACTTCTATTTCGGCAATTCCAACCGTTTCGGCATCTTCCGATATGTCAATGATGTTCGCTTTTAATGAAAGTTTATCTGCAATAGATATAACAAGTCTTGAAATTGTATCTTCTGGCGTTACGGATATGAGCCAGCTTTTTCAGGATGATAAAAGTATAACTTCTCTTGACTTGAATACATTATGCACATCAGCCGTTACCAATATGAACAGCATGTTTTCATTCTGCAAATCATTGTCTTCCATAACTGGAAATGTTCATTACGAGGATAAGACAATAACAGCAAGCCCAATAGATATAACATATATTGACATGCGGAATGTTTCCAATGCGAATTATATGTATGCAGCCTGTGACAATCTTACAACATTTGACCATAGATATGATAATACAATGACTGGACTTACCAGTATAAAAGGAATGTTTTATCATTCTGGTTTTGAAAGTATCTATTTCCCAGAAGATGATTCAATACAATATTTGAAAAAGGTAAAGAGTTATTATAATGTATTCAATAAATGTACTAATCTTAAAAACCTTATATTCAGGGGGGTAGGAACAAATGAAAGTGCACTCACTCTATATATGGGGGATTGTACTGGACTTACAGATACTTCAATAATAGATTTGTGCGACCACTCGTATGACAGGACATCATACGCAAGCGCATGCACCATTACATTTTCGGAAAGAAACGACCTTGCAAACCTGCCTGCAGATTTAAACACTTCCTTGTGCAATCTGCTTGATAAGAAATATATAGTATATTTCGGACATAAATTATTCTCCAAGACTGCCGATTATTCGCAATACAGTGGAGAAAATGTCACCGTTAAATATACCGTTGTAAAAGATAAAATAGTAACAAATCCATGAGCACAGATAAAACTTTTTCATGGGAAGCTCGAAAAGATACTTCCGTCAATAGTGTCAACGACACCAATCAATACTCAAAGGAACTGGACAATAATGACGCAGGTTCCCCTGCAGTATTGCTCGCTGGTTCTTCCGACCCGATAGATCCAAGATATTTGCTGAATAGTACAGATGATATCGTAAATGCTACATTCTGGGAAAAACTGAATGATGATTATATCAACATTTATGAGGGTATGATTGTTTATACAAAAGATGACGGATATCTGAGATATTTCAAGGGAAAATCTGATATTAACGGCATCAAATATGATGATGCCGTCAATCTTGATAACTGGCAGCTTCTGGTTCTTGCAAAAGGTGTTACCGAAGTGATTATCAATAACATAACAGGAGCAACATCCTCGTCTGGTGTCGTTACAATCAAACTCAACGCCAATGATATACCATATAATGATACGGAAAGCGTTGAGCACAAGATATTTGAACTTGACAAGTCCGTATCTGATTGCAGCGCAATGGTCCAATCATTTTCAGCAGAAGCCTATAGCACATTTTTCAGATATGGCTCTTTGTCTGGAGGATCTATTCCATTTGAGGATTTGCCTACCACAAACCTTGTGAATGGAATGGTTTACAATATTACCAATGATTTTGTTACCGACAAAAGATTTATAGAGGAACTGAAATATTACAGTGAGGGTACAAATGTGGTATATAACGGTATTATTGAAAAGTGGGATATCATGGCAAATCAGGATATAAGCGTGGTTGGAAACGATATTGATGAATAAATAAGATAATTAACAGATAAAAATATGAACAATAAGTTAAGAGGAATAAACAAGGTCCATGTAACAGATATAACCGACCCCACCCAAGGTGGTACATCAAGTGTCCTTCTTGATGATTATTTTAACCTTGTAAGAGAGGTTGATGCAAATAACGTATCAACTGGCAATTATTCCGTATATTTTGGTAAAAGGGAATACGCCAATAATTATAATACCAAATACACAAACCAGTTTAACGCCATAACCGCAAAGATAAACAATCTTATTTCTTTGCTTGGAATAACAACGACAGAGGCGGATAATGGCTCTATAACTTTCCCTGATACGGTCATTTATCTTAAAGATATAAACGATGTCAAATCCGCTCTTGTGGCTTTGGATAAACAGATTGACATTGCCACAAAAAGTGCCAATATAATATCTGCTGATAAATCCATTATTGTTGATAACTCATCTACTGGACAGACAGGTGTAGAGGTGAATGTTGACGATACGACAATCAAGAAAGATGCAAATGGACACATCTATACCGCATCTTCTGCAATATCAGCAATAACAGAGGTTAAGATTGACCCAGCCTATTCAACCATATTATCCGCAACATCTCATGTCATAACGGGAGCAAATTCTGGTGTAACGATAGGATTTGCCACAGGAGCCACCACGGGGAACGTTCTCACTTATGGAACCAATGGTGTCCAGTGGTCTCCATCAAAGGTTGTAAGAGGCGATGATGTTACCATATCCTCCGCTCTTGTATCAAGCGATGTGGTCCTTTCAACAGACTTGAAACTGCATAAGATACTGTCAACAGATGATCCGTCATTGACTGGGAATGTGGGTGCGTATTGCCTGATAAACGCAAATGGAAAACAGGAAGGAGATATACTTAATTTTCCTGCAGACCAGTTCCTTGAAAAGGTTGAACTGAAAGATGGCGTATTGATATTTACATTCAAATTGGATAATGGGGATCCGTCTCAGATAAGCGTTGATTTATCCAATTATATAAAACCGTATTCAGGAAGTACTTCTATTGATATAACAAACAATGTCGTTTCTGCAATAATAAGCAAGGCTTCCGATAACAGACTGACGCTGGCTACGGACGGATTGTATGTCAAAAATTATGATGCGGATCTTGCAGCTGCTTCGGCTTTGATAAAAAGTACCAGCGCAGTATTGCAATCTGAAATAAGCACAGTAAGTACAAAAACTGATGATATACAATCAAAATATGTTTCTGGTGTTACCATAAACAGCAAAAACGCTACGGTTGCAAATCATGTCGCTTCTATGGTTCTTTCCGCTTCCGATTTTACTTATACTGTAAACACAGGAACAACACATATAACTGTAGATAATGTAAAAACAGCCCTTGATGAATTATTCGCATACAGGGTTGTAGGAGCTACTTTGAACGGGACCGAAATTGATATTACTTCTGCATCAAATATTTTGCCACTTGGAAATCTTGCCACCAAATTGGCTATATGTGGAGTTAATGCCAATGTGGATACCGCAGGTGTTATTACTGTCAATTCTCTTCCTGCTTCTGGAATAGCGGTGGAGGTAAAGGGAAATATACCTACTGGAGATACTACGGCACAAAAGTCATTTGAGGACATATTTGATTCTATTAGCAACGCTTTGACAAGTGTAACGGTGAATGGTATAACTGGAGTCAATACCAACGGAAACGCATCTCTTGTTGTTAGTGCGTCAAGTGTACCTAACAGCTATACATTCCAATCTGATACCACAACGGTTATTTCAAGCAATGTTAATGATACGCTGCAAATGCTGGTCAATGCGATATCAATAACGGGAGACGATATTTAATTATAGCGTAGAATGATAATAAAAGAAAGCAATTTAAATATCAATCGATATCTATATCAATTTGACGAACAGATTCCTTCTTATATAGGAGAAAAAGGTCCTTTGACTACATCTGATTTGGATAAACTTGAAACCTTGATGGATTCGTCTATTATAAATCAATGGTATAGTGAACTGTCTTGGTATAATGGAGATGATATTTATGATTATTTTGATGAATTAACAAAAGATACTGTTTTTCATGAAATATATCAGCAATATTACAAGTCTATGGGGAGGAGAAGGGATGGCTCTCAGCTTGATATTATTTCATTCTTCAAGTATCTTGACAATTATGCGTATATATATGTTTTTAACGATTCTTATTTGATTGGGCAAATGCAAAATGGTTTATTTCATATAAGTCATTTCGCTCCGAAATCTCTACGAGGAGGTATGGACATTCTCAATGATATTGCATCTTACAATAATATAGTGTTTGCCGTCACAGATGATTTGGGACCAATGCTTCAAAAAATAGGATTATATGGAGATAGCAAAGCGGTCGTTCCCATGTTTTTTAGAAATATGTTGGTTTTAAAACATATATATACTACTGATAAAAGATTGATAAACTCCTTGCTTTCAACTTTACAAAACACCAAAGACATAAAAGATCTGCAGAATAATCTATCAGATTCAATGAATGATATCGATCTGAACGAAAAACCTCAAAATGATAATTCCGATATGTATTCTTCTTCAAGAATACCAATGAATTATAAAATCCCACATAAAAAAGGTTTTGAGTATGATGATTCGGAGAGGGATATAGATAAATTCTATCATCATTATGCTATTATGGTATATGACGATTATCAAGAATGTTATAAAATCATTGGATATTGTGATTCGATAAAAGATATACCAAGTAAAACAAAGAAAATAAAGACAGGTCAATATTCAGATTCTCCTTTGTATTTATTCGATTATTATAAGAATAAGATGACTGATTTATAATTTTATAAAACAACATGCAAAAAGCGGAAAATTCAATAAGTTTTCCGCTTTTTTGTTGTGTGTATATCAATTTATATCTTATTTTAGTTCCATAATACATTAAGTTTGTCTCTTTTTTGCAAACGAATATAAATGGTATCTATCTCCGCTGCCGTCTTTTCAAATTTGCCATGCAATCTTATTCCCTTATTGTAATTGCACGTCAATTTAAGATGATAACATACATCTCCAAGATAGGTATCCTCTATTCCCCAATGTTCTTGAATATCCTCGCTGAATAATTCATTATTTTGGAACTCAAGTATTTTGTTCAATGCGGAACGTTTAAAAAATATTCCACATGAAAAGAAAAAATTATATACTTGTCCATACGTTTTGGTTATGTCTATTATTCCATCTCTCAAATCTTCTGTAAGATATAACAGATTGACATCATAATCCGTATTCTCTAAATCTGTGATATTCCCTGATTCAACATATCTGTCACCATCAAGAAATAACACATCAGCATCCTTGTTGCATAAAGACAACCCAAGATTTCTGCAATATGATGTTTGTCTACCTTTTAAATTGGAATCCGTTTTTGTATATGTTTCTCCAAGTGATGACAATAACTGTTCTGAATTATCCGTGCATCTATCCAATATCCAATGCCTTTGATATGGATATGGTTTAAGCGAATGATACATCTTTTCTATATATTCGCCCTCATTATGTCCTATAATTACAATATCTATCATATATAAAAAATAGCAATCATAATATTGTTTATGACTGCTATTTTAAATGATAAATTAGAAATTATTAAGTATTAATAACCCTTGCTATACCATGTTCCGTTATAATAAATAAAATCCTCAAATGCTTCGAGTAACTGATTTGTTGAAGAAGCCCCTTCAGCACCAGCTTTATATTGTAAATAATAATTTGATGATAATTTTCCTACAGGAACACTGGATACTGCAGATAGATATCCATATCCAGGACTTTTAGCCAAAGAAATTCTATATCCATTAAACATTTTATTGGTCTTATTTGTCAAATTATCAACTATTAAAATTTGATTGATTGTAGAGTCTGTTGCTAAAGAATAAAATATTGTAGTATATCCATAAGGAATATATAATGTATTATAAGACGCTCCAGTTACAAAATATGTGCTTGAATTGGCAGTTGTTATCTCTAATGTTGAATGAGATATACAGTATCCAGCCATTTCTGTATTTCCGCTCCAATCAACTGTCATGGCGTTGCTCCTTGCATCATTTGTTCCGTTTCCTAATATAAATGCCGAAGTCATATTCGCTATATTATATTTACCTTGAACGTGTTGGTTGTCTCCACTTGCTATTGTGTATGTTCCTTCTGAATGTGATGAATTCCCTATAGCGGATGTTACAGTTCCTTCCGCATGAGCGATAGATCCATTAGCAATCGATGACCCCTCTGCGTGCGAAGCCAATCCGTTTGATTGGCTTCCCTGTCCTTCTGCGTGAGAATCTTCTCCATTAGCTTGTGTGGAATTTCCTTCCGCATGAGAAGAGTCACCCGAAGCTATTGTGATGTGTCCTTCCGAGTGAGAGGAATATCCATTTGCAGAAGAAACATATCCTTCCGCATGAGAAACAATCCCTATTGCTGATGTCATATATCCTTCCGCATGAGAATCAATCCCTATTGCTGATGTTTTATTTCCTTCTGAATGAGAACAATATCCAATAGCTTGTGTGTTATCTCCTTCTGAGTGGGAAGAGTCAGCCGCAGCTATTGTGATGTGTCCTTCCGCATGTGATGTCTCTCCAACAGCTGAAGAGGAACGCCCCTCAGCGTGTGCATAATATCCTGTCGTGATAGACGAATCACCTTCAGCATGAGAAGCTATACCATTTGCGGAAGAAGAATACCCCTCAGTATGACTATAATTTCCTGTTGCTAATGTTATAAGTCCTTCAGCGTGAGAATATTCTCCCATAGATTTAGATAAGGATCCTTCTGCGTGAGAAGCAATTCCTGAAGCCATAGTTGAGGAACCTTCTGAATGGGAACTCTCTCCATTTGCAGAAGAATTACCTTCAGCATGAGACTTGAGTCCTATGGATATTGAGTGTCCTTCCGCATGTGATGTACTTCCAACAGCTGAAGAGGAATACCCCTCAGCGTGTGCATAATCTCCTGTCGAAATAGATACCATTCCTTCAGAATGAGAAGCTATACCATTTGCGGAAGAAGAATACCCCTCAGTATGACTATAATTTCCTGTCGAAATAGATCCCATTCCTTCAGAATGAGAACATGCTCCCATAGATTTAGATAAGGATCCTTCTGCGTGAGAAGCAATTCCTGAAGCCATAGTTGAGGAACCTTCTGAATGGGAACTCTCTCCATTTGCAGAAGAATTACCTTCAGCATGAGACTTGGATCCTATGGATATTGAGTATCCTTCCGCATGTGATGTATCTCCAACAGCTGAAGAGGAATGCCCCTCAGCGTGTGCATAATATCCTGTCGTGATAGACGAATAACCTTCCGAATGAGAAGCTATACCAATTGCGGAAGAATGATACCCCTCAGTATGACTATAATTTCCTGTCGAAATAGATCCCATTCCTTCAGAATGAGAACATGCTCCCATAGATTTAGATAAGGATCCTTCTGCGTGAGAAGCAATTCCTGAAGCCATAGTTGAGGAACCTTCTGAATGGGAATACGAACCGTTAGCCTTATTGTTGGTATAATCATTAAATATTTCCCCAAAAGAGGTTGTACTTGCAGAAGTATAAGCACCAACAAGTTTTAGTTTCGTAACATTAGTTTCAACTGCAGATGTGACACCCGTTCCATCAATATTGTAAGATGAGACCGCACTTATTCGTCTGTTTAATTGAACCTGTACATTAGCGGAAGTTCCTGATAAATAACCCAATTCAGTGGTTGTTATGGTTGCTGTTGATAATGTATTGCTATCATTCACCACAGCGACTCTGTTAGCGGTCCATGTAGTAGAGTTGGTAAGATTGCCAGTCATTGTACTACCTGTCTTTGCAACGAATCCAGCTGTAAGAGCGGTAGTATTCAATGTAGTTGTTGCTGTCAAGTCGCTCGAACCGTCAAAGTTAGAGAATGAGCCAGTCACATCACCCGTAAGTGTCAGCTTTCTTCCTGTAGCCAAAGATCCTACAACTCCTATATCGGAAGTAGTCACTCCATAAGCCATATTTCCTGAAACTGGCGTATCGTACCATTTCCATCCAGTATCGCTGCCAGAATTGTCAATCAAGCGAGAAGTAAGAACCCTGTAAGATAATACATCCCCACTATTCAAAGTGGCATATAATGTATAGGTAATAGGAGTCTTTTTTGTATCATTACTCTTGTCAAGAACAACCATCCAATCCTGAGCAAATCCTCTTCTTACAAACCATCCTATTTTTTTTGCTTTTTCAGTAAAAGTAGAATCAAGTTCAAGTTTTCCTTCCAGAATGGCACTACAACCAGCATCGCCATAATCATCATACTGTCTTTTTGACATTGCTATCATAAAACAGTCTCCGTTATAGCCATTATCTTTTGTGAATGTTATTTCTCCCACCTTATATTTGGCTGTGGCAACAATTCCGCTTATTGTATGTATTTGAGGATAATAAGTAGCATTATATGCCGACATTGCAGAGAATGTATTAAATAGACCGCTACTCGAAACGGCATTGTTTGAATTCTGGGTAGGGATGCTGTCCATTGTAATTGACATTCCTGTCAATGCCTTTTTGATACCATCACTGGTTACAGGATTTGTACTTCCAAGGGTAGGTGTGGTATCAAAAGTGAGCTTGTCCTGTTTTTCAGCAAGAACCTCATTAATAGCACCAACCACATTCTTTGTGGTTGTATTCAACGTTGATGATGTGGTGGTCTGATAATAATCATCAGTGACCTTTAATCCGAAATTTCCAGTGTCATCCTTTATAATTGTCAATGAATCATTAAGAGGATAAATGGAATTATGTTTCACGTCAATTGACCATGTAACCGTACTGTCTGTTCCCACATTAGGAGTCAAGGAAATAACATCACCAGCATATATATCAGAAGTATAAGAAGCGATTGTACTTCCATGATTAATGAAATACAATGAATTTATTTTTTTATTAAATTCAAATCTGTATATTGAATCTGTATTGTAATTGGTTGTTGATGTTCCAGAAAAAGTCAACTGAACATTTTTGGTGTCGGAAGTCATCAAATCCACATTTCCTATGAAATCCTTGTAGGTCTTCATATCAAGAGTAGCGGTTCCTGCGGTTGTTACTTGATATTGGAATGTAGTGGAAACGGCTGTATCAATCTTTGCAGATTTGGCAACTCCAACGATATCATTCACACTGCCTGATATGGAAGAATCCATATATACAGGATTTGCGGAAGATGCAAATGTTATTTGGGAAGCATCTACATTAGAATATAATAATTTAAAATGTATTTTGGTGGTATTGTAAAAATGTCCGTTATCTAAAAACGTAGGAAAATAGATATCTGTGCTATATGTACTTATTTTTTTAAAGAAACTTGCTATCTGCAATGTATAGAATTGGCTTCCTGCTGCTGTCCCCGTTTTTAGATTTTTTAAATAAGTATCATCTACCACAAGAAAATCCGTTGTTCCCCTGTTGGTTCCCTGTTCTATACTAAACGACATTACAATACTTGCATATTGAGGCACAGTAAATATCTTAGCATATTTTTTTGTTGAGTCTGTTACTACGGGTTGGTCCCATGTATATTCATAGATAGGATCGTTACCATATTCCTGTCCATTAAAAAACAGATGACCTTTTTGAGAATCAGATCCCTCTCTGGTAAAAACCAGTTTATCCGTTTCATCGGTGGTCTCCGTATAGGTTCTGAAATCACCTTTCTTTTTTACAATTCCTTTTAAATATTTGTTAGCCATAATTTCTTATATTAATCAAGCCAAATTTTCCTTATTATCTGTTCCAATAAAGGAATATTCTTATTGTTTTTTATTTGTTCGTATAATGCAGCATCCTTGCTTCCCATAATAAGACTGTACAGACGTCTTTGCGTGACTCTTTGTGGAGCGATGTTGGCACAAACCGTATTTGTCAACTGTTCATTTATCCAGTTGAATCTGCTTACCTGTCTGCCATCTTTCGATTTGACCGCAGCGTTCATGTATATGATATTTTTAAGCAGAAAAGTCTTGAATGAATAGTTTTTCCTAATCCTTTCCAGTTCGCTTTGTATATTGTTGGATGCTTGCTGGGTTTTTAGCAGGGCATTCGTAATCTGTTCTTGTTCATCATCCTCATTATCAGCAGATCCGATGGCATCTTCAAGAGAAACTATTTCCTCAAACGCATCTTCTGCCTCCTCCTTTGCTGCTTCCTCTTCGGCTGTAACTGGCAGCGTTGTTCCAGAAGTCAATCCAGATGTCACTCCAGAAGTTGTTCCAGAAGCCACCACAGGAGGTTCTACAGGAGGTTGTGGTATGCTCAATTTGGATACATTGGAATATGGCGTCACATCATTTAAGGAATAATATAAATTGCCATGAGAATCCATATAATTTATTTTTGCCCTGCCCTCAAAATAATCGGATTTTACTTTTGCCACATAAACACCTGTGCCGTTAGTCATCTGATATTCAATATCTGTCGCATCATCAAACCACACAGGAGAAATGGAATAAAGATTCTTGTCTACAAAATTATATATGTCCGAGGCCTTTACTCTCGCTTTTCCATAATGGAATTGATATACCTCATCCCATGATACTTTTCTGACCCAATCCCCGTCCGAATTGATAAAAGTCCAATCTCCCTGATTCCATTCGATAGGAGCCATTTTTTCCGAAAAGTCCTTGGCATTGACATACCAATCATCAGAAATTAAATCGCCGTTCTCATTTATGAAATTTGCTGCCAATGTATCGAGCAAAGGAGTTTTATCATCTGGATCTTTGCGATATCTTCTTATCAGCTTCCAGCCGTCCACAAATTCTTTTCCTCTTATATATACATATTCGTCCGTGTCTTCTGGACCGACAACTGGTTCTGGAGTTGGAACAGGATCTGGTTCTTCGTAACCAAGTGCCTGTCTCATATCTTTTCCATGTGGAACATAACTAAGAATATATTTGTCTATTTCCGCATTGCTTCCGTATGAAGTTTCCCATAATTTATTGAGTTTTCTTCCCAGATTTGTATCCGATTCAAACACCTCATAAGATTCCTGAACCTCTTGTGGCTGTTTCTTTGTCCTTGTGCTTTTTTGGGATGGTCCGAATGACGATCCTGCAGAAGTCAATTCGGTTACAACACTGTTTGGCATTCGATATATATTCCCGTCATCTCCTATATAATAATAGTATTCCTTTTGAGTGACAGCGTTTTGTGTATTGGCATCAAACAAAAAAGTAAATGCAAGTTTCTGCTCTCCCTGTGATGTATATACTGGTTTTCCATGTGCATCTGTTCGTCCTTTTAAAAGCCATTCCTTATATGACTTGTCAAAGTAATAACTTTTTCTATGATTGACAGGTATTCCAGCAGAATCCATTTCTGCGTTCATTTGTTCTACCTTTTTCCTATATGTATTATAATCGAGCCAAGGAAAAGTGTATTTCGTAATTTTGAATACCGCTGTTACTGGATTCTTGACGCCTCTTGTTCCTCTGGCTTTGACCCAATTGGAAGCCATGTTTTCCAGTTTTTTATACCATTCTGTATTATGGAAATAAGGGTCCACATTATCCAGAACCTCCTGAAATCTTTTCTGATATGTTTTACTTGAATCTGCTGTCTTTCTGACAGTGAAAGAGTAACTAAGGTAACATACGGTAGTAAACCATCCGTTTCGCATATCGTTTGTTTCAAGCATCTTGAAAAAATCATCAATGGTTTGGGGATCCTCGGTTATATTATCATCAATATTATCATCAGAAGACACATTTTGAGATGAATCATCATCGTCTACAGCAGAAGAATCATTATCTACAGCAGAAGAATCATCTTCCGTAGTATCATCAAATTCTCCCGAATTGTCATCATCAAAATAGTCTTCTTGTATTAAATAACGATTTCTCATTAAAATTACCTTTATTTGATAAATAGTTGAATTTTATATAACTTATTCTATTAATGAATTTAATTTTGTATCTTTGTGTTAATCAAAATATTTACGATTATTATTGGCACAAAGAATTAAAATTAGATAAAAATTTCTTGTAAAATAGAATTATTATTATTATCTTTGCGTTGTTTAACAAAGACAATGCAACAATGACAGATAAAGAATTTTCCATAAGATTGGACGAATTGAGAACAGAAATAAAGAGTTTCTGGGAAGCCAACGGAATTGAACATATAACTCCTGACGATATAAATGCTTATATGTTTTTAAGCATTCAGCATCAAATAACAAGGGATAAATACGGAGACAAACCGTTTGATTACGATTCCGAAGAAAAAGAACAAACGACTTCGGTAACCAAAGAAAAGGTGGAAACAAAACCAGAAACAGATACAAACGAAAAAAAAGTTTCCTCTGCTCCCAAAAAACATGTGGTTGTAATAAAACAAAAATAATTATATTATGATAAAGAAAGTAATACAGATTAGTGATATACACGTTCCTAATTATCAAAGACATGATGAATACAATGAGGTGCTAAACAATCTTGTCCATGCATGTCAGGAAGAATGTAACGGATATGATTCTTCCGAAGTCAGAATCGTGTTGTGCGGTGATGTGGTACATCAAAAGAATACGGTTTCAAATGAACTGAATATGCTGACTTCTTCATTCATACGCTCTCTTGAATCGCTATGCAAAGTGATAGTTATCATGGGAAATCATGACCTGTTGCTGAATAACTCATCAAGAGCGGACACTCTTACCGCTTTGTTTGAAACAGCCAAATTCGGGAATTCCATACTGCTTGATATGGAACTTGGATATCAGAGCGGAGTATATGAGGATGATAATATCAAGTGGGCATTATATTCTATATGTGACGGTTATTCAAATCCGTTCCCAAAAGGATTTAGAAAAACCAAATCTGCAAAGGTGATAGGGTTGTTTCATGGACAATTGGTCGGAGCTACCAATTTCAACGGAATGGTTTATGAGGACGGAACATCGATTGATGAATTTGATAAATGTGACGCAGTTATGGCTGGCCATATTCACAAACGTCAGGTAATCCCAATGCCTAACGGAAATGATTTTGTATATTCAGGGTCCCTTGTTCAAAGAGACGAGGGAGAATCGGTACTGGAACATGGTTATGCCGTATGGGATATTGATACCATGGAACACAAATTCGTTGATATTGCATCTTCTTATGGCATTTATAAAATAGAAGTCAACGATCTTGAAGATTTGGATAATGATTTGGAAATAATTGACAATCTAATATAATATCAATGAATACCAATGAAGTATTAAATAAAGCCAGAAATGAAGATAATGACGAGTTCTACACTCTTTTCACAACCGTAGAACAAGAGCTTGTCTATTATAACAATATATTTGCAGATAAAACGGTTTATTGTAATTGCGATAATCCGATTACCTCCAATTTTGTGAAGTGGCTATATTCCAACTTTGACACGTTGCATCTTAAACGTATCATGGCCACTTCTTACAATTCACACGGACAAGGACAATATTTCAATACAGATTCTTGCGATGATAAATATCTTGATGCGATATCAGCAAAAACAAGTCTGCTTAATGGAAATGGAGACTTCAGAAGCGATGAATGTATAGAACTGTTAAAACAGGCCGATATTGTTGTAACGAATCCTCCTTTCTCTTTGTTTAGGGATTTTATAACATTGATGATGAAATATGATAAAAAATTCATTGTAATAGGACATCAAAATGCCATAACTTATAATGAGATTTTTCCTTATATACAATCAAACAAGATACAACTGGGATACTCCATACATGCTGGCGACAGGGAATTCAGAGTATCAGACGATTATCCTATCAATACAAAAAAATCACGAGTTGATTCAGACGGAAACAAATATATTAGCGTGACAGGTATTAGATGGTTCACAAATATACGTTCTCAATCTTATAACAAAAATTTAATATTGTTTCAAAAATATACTTCTGAACAATATCCCAAATACGATAATTGCGATGCCATAAATGTAGACAAGACTTGTAATATTCCTGCTGATTATGACGGAGTAATTGGAGTTCCTGTAACTTTTCTTGACAAGTACAATCCCAATCAGTTTGAAATAGTAGGTAAAATTAACAATCCGACTTGTAACGGAAAAAAGATTTACAAACGTTTGTTGATAAAAAAGAAGCCCGATTTGTTGACTGTAAAACAAATATAAACAACAAGGATGAATAAGAATGAAAATTTGCAAAAGGCCAACAAAGTCAAGAATGATGAATTCTACACAAAGCTCTCAGATATAGAAAAAGAGCTAATTCACTACAAGGAGATGTTTGTCGGTAAAACCATTTATTGTAATTGCGATAATCCTGTCAAGTCCAACTTCGTTCAGTGGTTCTATATTCGGTTCAATATCTTACATCTTAAACGTATTATTGTAACTGCCTATAATTACGGGGGTATTTATTGGGATTCTAAATTTGCTGCAGTAAATCCTGAAGCTATTGATATCAGCAAGGAAATTGCCAAGGATGTCAGGAAACTCAACGGAAATGGAGATTTCCGAAGCAATGAGTGTATCGAGCTGTTAAAGCAATCCGATATTGTGGTCACCAATCCTCCGTTTTTGCTGTTTAGGGAGTTTGTTAAAGTGTTGATGGACAATAACAAAGACTTTATTATTCTTGGGAACATGAACGCTATAACGTACAAAGAAGTGTTCCCGTATATCAAGGAGAACAAGATAGGATTAGGATATCTGAATGGAGCAAAGTCATTTATAACGCCAGATGGTGTTGAACAGAAATTCGGGAACATCTTTTGGTACACCACTCTTCCGATTGAAAAACACAATGAAGAACTTATATTATATAAGAACTACACTCCAGAAGAATATCCGAAGTACGACAATTACGATGCAATAAATGTGGATAAGACGTGCGATATACCTGCTGATTATGACGGAGTTATGGGTGTTCCAATTTCTTTTCTTGACAAGTACAATCCGAAACAGTTTGAAATATTGGGACAAACAAGCGGACGTTTTGAATTTGGAATAGGTCCGACTATTAAATATAAAAATGCGTTACAAAACAATCCAGATGGAACGACTTCAAACGGAAGTAAGGTTAATACAGGGCCTTGTTTGTTATACTCATCGAAGCCTGCAAATAAAGATTATTATACAGCTTCCAATCGGAATGGATATCTAATAAAACTATATAATCGTCTTTTGATAAGAAAGATTAACTAATATACTCAATAGAAATGAGCCAACAGATAAATTTAAACAAAGCTAAACAAGCAAAGAACGATGAATTCTACACCTTGTTGACAGATATAGAAAAAGAACTGATGCACTACAAAGATATGTTTGTAGGAAAAACTATCTACTGCAATTGCGACAATCCAGTAAAGTCGAACTTCGTTCAGTGGTTCTATATGCGTTTCAATATCCTACATTTAAAGCGTATTATAGTAACCTCCTATAATTCAGCTACTTACAACGGGGGGGGATTTATTGGGATTCCAAATTTTCGGATGTGGATCCAAAAGCTATTGACATCAGCAATGAAATTTCAAAGGATGTCAGGCAACTTAATGGAAACGGAGACTTCCGAAGCGATGAATGTATCGAGCTGTTGAAGCAGGCGGATATTGTGGTCACGAATCCTCCGTTCTCTTTATTTAGGGAGTACGTCAAGGTTCTTATGTATCACACCAAGGATTTTGTTATTATTGGAAATATGAACGCTATAACGTACAATGAGGTGTTTCCTTATATAAAAGACAACAAGATTGGATTAGGCTATCTTAATGGCAACAAGACTTTCAAAACTCCAGCAGGAACGGAACAAAAATTCGGAAATATATTGTGGTATACAACTTTGCCGATTGCGAAACATAACGATAAACTTATATTATTCAGGAAATACACTCCAGAAGAATATCCGAAGTACGACAATTATGACGCCATCAACGTTGATAAGACCTGTGATATTCCATGTGACTACGATGGCGTTATGGGTGTTCCTATTTCATTTCTTGACAAATATAATCCCAAACAGTTTAAGATAGTGGATAGAATAAATAATCCTTCTTTGAATGACAAAATCATTTATAAACGTATTTTGATAAAAAAACTCAAATAAAATTTGCATAATTCAATTTTTTATAATATCTTTGCATCATAAATAATAATTAATAGATCAAAAAATGATAAAAGTAATAGAAGTATCTGCACCATGGTGCGCTCAATGTAAAGGATTTAAACCCATTTTTGATTCGGTCAAAAAGGAATTGGAAACTGATGATATCCAATTCTCGGAAGTTAATGCTGATGACGATGATGACTTCGTTGAAAAATATAAAATCCAGTCATTGCCCACAACGTTAATAACCAATGATAAGGGGGATTTATTAAAAAAAATTGTGGGACTAAAAACTCACGATGCTCTTCGTGATGATATTTTATCGGACCATTATACAGAATAACAATGACAGATTCTCAAACACAAAATAAGTTCCGCATATATAATAGATATGATGCTATCGAACAAAATTTTGAAGAAAAAGATAATAATGTTTATCAATTAATTACCAATGCTTCCTATGTAAGCATATCCCATGATGACAACGGAGATGTATTCGGTGTTGATCCAGAGGGAGGGCCAATGATAGTTAAAGATTCATTTTTGTCTGATTATTCAACCGAAGCTCCTCATTTGTGGATTGATAAAATCATGATACAGGGGAAAGGAGATATTTTTATTTACACAAAAACAATTTAAATTTGATAATATATGTATTTTGTATCTAAATTCAGTTATGACGCCATTAACGAAAAGGGAGCCACTACAAAAGTCAAAGACGAGTTTTTAATCAATGCTGAGACTTTTACGATGGCAGAAGCAATGACCATTAAAGAGAATGAGAATTCCAATGTAACAGACATCGCAATAAGCGCATTGACAATTTCAAAGGTCAATGAGGTGGTATTCTTTGAGGCAAATGAAAAAGATCCAGATGTAATTTATAAGTTTTTCAAGGTTAAGATTATATTCTTTGAATTGGATGAGAATACAGGAAAAACAAAAAAACTTACAGAATACAAATTGGTTGAAGCTCCTTCCATCTCCAAGACTCACGAGATTGTAAAAAACTTTCTTTCTACAAGCGTTATGGAATTCAAGATTGAAAAGGTTGAGGAAACCAGAATTTCAGCTGTGGTAGAACTTTCTTGATAAAGGCCGTTTAGTTTTAGTTGTTTATATAATTGAAAAAAGCGTTGGACCATTATGGTTCAACGCTTTTTTATTTGTTGTTATCTATTGACAACCAACTATTTGGCTTCTGTATTTTCCGTAGTGTTTGTTGGGGTGGATGCTGAATCTGAATTGTTGTTGTTTTCATCCAGCTCCTTTTGAATTTCGTTTTTGTCAATTCCCGTCTTTTCTGCAATTTCGGATTCAACGAATTTCTTTATCATCTTGAATACTTTTATATCAGGATGAAGAATGGCAAGATTGGCTATTATGGACCAAATTTCCCCAGTTAGGATTATTGCGGATATTCCTCTTGTAAATACACACGTCTCATCCATTCCAAATATCTTATCCAAAAGGACAAACAATATTATCAAAGATATGTATATCAGCAGTTTGCATATTGCGTTAAATATTCCGCTGCTTTTGAGTTTTATATTCTGTATTCTATAGCTGCGTACCACGCCCACAACGAGGTCTATCAATACTGCAACCGTTATGAATAGAATATATGTACTTCCGTTTCCTAAAAATGAAACCACAAAAAGAATGGCTGATACCACCCACGATTCTATGGAAGAAAACAGTAGTCTGAACGAATTGTAAAGATGTTCAATCATTTTATTAAATTTTTATATTAATAAATAGAAAAAAGAGTTTACTTTTTACATATAATATCACTATTTATTTTAAAATATTTAAAAAAGATGAAACAGATTGTAGAAAAGGTTATTCTTTGGTGCCAGGCGCATCAGAGTGCCCTTGTAAACTTGATTATCGTAGTAGCTGTGGTTTGTATTGCAATGGTTTGTTGCGTACACTCCAACTCATCGGATTCCAATGCGGTTGCAGATACAGATTCCGTAGCAATAGCAGATACCACGGCATCAGACTCAACAGCAGCAAAGGACAGCGTTGCAGTAAAAGATACCATTTCAAAAGATTCAGCAGTCGTTGCAACAAAAGATTCAGTTGCCAAAAAGTAAAACGAATCTTTGTGTTTGATTGTTGGGGGGAGAAGATTTTAAATCTTTTCCCCTTTTTTATTTGCATATATCAAATTTAATGTCTATCTTTGTGGAATAAATAAATAATATATAAATAACACAATGACAAAAAAACAGGAAGTAGCTTCTTTGCGAAAGCAAATCAGAGATGTCGAACAGAAAATGACAGCAATAGAAAATCAGCTTGATACAGAGAGTGTGAATATGTATAACCAATACTCTGTAAAACTGCATATTCTATGCAAAAAAATGGGAGTATTCGAGGTGCCCATCGAGAAAAAAGGCAGACTGCCTGTCAAGGTTACCAATATGGAGACAGGAGCTTTTGTCGTTTATAACACAAAGAAAGAGGCTTTACAATCGATTGATTGCCATTCAAGCAGATTGTCATGCCTAAGAAACGGACCACAAATTTATGAGAAATGGAAAGTTGAATATGATTATTAAATTTAAATTATAATAGAATGAAAATTAAATTTTTAAAAAAGAGAACATACTCCAGTGTAGAGACTGGAATCTCCAAGGTCAAATATCTGGTAATTCTTGATAACCAAGACAACTCCATTATGGGATGTGCCGAAGCGGTCAAAAAGAACAGAGACATCAAAGGACTTATCAAATCTGGCCTGTTGAAATATGACGAAAAGAAAAACTGTTTTTCTTTCAATGTTGATGGAAAGGCAACATGCAATAAAAAGGAAGATAAATATGATCGAAAAAACGGTATTTCAATCGCAGATGGCAGAGCAAAATATCATGGATATAAACGATTCGCTCTTCTTTTAAGATGTTTATCAGCAGAACACAACAAATCTATTGATGCGATTGTGTATGATCATGCCAGAATTGAAGACAAAATCAACGCACTGGGATATACAGAAAAACAGATTGCCGATATTCCTTATATCGATTAAATGTAAATTATTAATTTTATATGAAACTAAAATACAAATACGTCAAAAACAATGCGTTTTGCAAAGACCTTGAGTTTATTGACAAGGGGGAAATGGTTGATTTATATCTTCCTGATAATGTGGAATTCAAACAGAACGAAAGCAAGATGCTGAATCTGGATGTCGTTTTTGATATTCCCAATGGATATCTGATGAAGATTTATCCTCGGTCCTCCACTTATAATAAATACAAGGTTCTTCTTACCAACAGTGTCGGAATTATTGACAGTACTTATAAGGGAGATAATGATACCATAAAAGCGGTTCTTTTTGCCACTAACCCAACATCAATCAATGCTGGAACAAGAATATTGCAATTCGAGCTGGTGCTGTCACAAAAAGCCACATTATGGCAGAAAATAAAATGGTTCTTCTCATCTTCCGTTAAACTTGAGCGTGTACCTAATTTTGTCAGTTTTACCGACAAAAACAGGGGAGGTTACGGAAGTACGGGAATCTGAAAAGTTCAATCGTGTAACTGTGTTGCACATAAAGATTCTTTTGTATTTGATTCGCATATATGATATATGCAGATAAATCTATATGATTTATTGAACCAAATAAAAAGCGATAGAATTAAAAAAGCCGATGATAAAGCAATATCATCGGCTTTATTTGTTTAATTATTAGTCATTTATACATAATAACAGAATCGATTTCCATCATAGAACAGTTTCAATACAGAACTTTCTGTGTCTTTTATGGTAAATGTTTTGGATCCAATCATAAATGTTCCATTACCAAATATGGTTAACGTATCTCCTATTTTGTAGAAACCATTAGCTCTTATTTCTGTAACATCGACAGAAGTAGATCCGACATATATACACTGAGATCTTCCAGTCAATACTAATATAGCTTCAGTCGATTCATATATAGCATAAGTTTTGGTGTCGGTCAACTCACCTTCCAATACCATATTTCCATAATTATCAACAGTCAAACAATTGTTTCTGCTCGTGTCCGAACTTCCATTTCCTATAATAAACGCACAATTATTTGTCATTGGCTTGTTGTATGTGCCCATGATATGCTGATTGTCTCCGCTAACGATGTTATACGAACCCTCTACATGTGCATACTTGAATGAACTGCCTATAACATTGTTAAATCCCTCTGCGTGTGAACAGGAACCGCTAACTCTGTTTGAGCTGCCCTCTGCATGGGAAGATTGTCCGCTAACCATATTGAATGATCCCTCGGAATGAGAATATTCACCTTCCGCCAAACAACTGTTTCCCTCCGCATGAGCAGCGGTATTGTTGGCGATTGTGAAAGACCCTTCCGAATGCGCTCCTTGAGACGATGCGCTTGATTGTAATCCCTCAGCATGTGCTCCTGGCTGAGAAGCGAATGTTGACAATCCTTCTGAATGTGCTGCGCCTCCGATGGCTTGTGTCAACTGCCCTTCCGAATGCGCATGTACTGATAATGCAGACGTTGATGTACCCTCCGAGTGTCCTCCTTTGGAATACGTTTTATATCCTTCACTATAAGAGTAGTCCGTAATAGCTGATGCCATATATCCCAGCGATACGGCAGCAATTCCACTGGATGTGTTATAATATCCCAAAGCAACGGAATTGTTGTTCGTTGCAACGTTTCCCCTACCCAATGTAACTGAATAATACCCGTTTGACAGATTGTTAGCACCGTAAGCAAATGCGTTATTAGACAATGCCGAAGATGAATTTCCTCCCGCAAAAGAGGTAATACCAGATACCGTAGATGCGCTTCCTATTACAAATGAGGCATCTCCATTAACAATAGCACTTACTCCGAATGATGTTGATGCAATTCCAGATGTTGTACATCCCTTTCCAAATGAAAGATCATAAATTCCGTAAGTAATACTGCTTAGACCTCCCGCACATGAATAATCGCCTTGTGCTTGCGTTTGGATTCCCATTGAATGAGAAAAAGCTCCAACGGCACTTGTATTATGTCCCTCCGAATGAGAACCTTGTCCATAAGCATAAGTTTGCAATCCTTCAGCATGGGCAGCATCCATAAATGCTATTGTTGCAGAACCTTCCGAATGGCATCCTGCATTTATCGATTTTGTTTGTGAACCCTCGGCATGGCTGTCCACTCCCAAAGCTGATGAGCCGTAACCCTCGGCATGGGAAAAATCATCCATAGCCCTTGTCATTTCTCCCTCTGCGTGAGCTGCCATACCACTTGCAATGGTAGTGATACCTTCGGAATGTGATGCCAATAAAATCGCCTTGTTCTGTTTTCCCTCACAATGTGTTGCTTCTGATAATGCAGATGATTGTTCGCCCTCAACGTGACTATAATTTCCACTGGATATATTTTTATATCCTTCACAATGAGAATAAGGAGCCATGGCTGAATTTGTGGCGTAATCATTAAATATTTCTCCCAACTTTTCGGATGTATGGCCGACTACAACAGGTTGATAATTTACTTGATTGGATACCAAATCCCAGAAATTATGAGGAGTTGCTTGGTCTTCATTATAGAAGTTGGAATCTCCTCCCACATTAACCATTGATATACTTGCAAAACCTAATGATGTTGCAATACCACTTGATTTTACTCCATTCGCACTTTCCATTGTGACAAGATCATCCAAAACGACCGAACCGCCACCTGCTTTGGCACTTATGATATTGTCCTCTGTAATGGTAATATTGTCTCCAGCGGTCAACTTTTTCTGATATGTGGTTGTGATAACGTTTCCGTCACCATCCTTTAAACATTTACCATCAAATGTTGTTGCCGATAAGTTTCCTGCAATTTTCATATTGCCATCCCAATCAACAGACAATGCGTTGCTTCTGATGGTATTATTTGTTCCGTTTCCTATAATGAACGATGACTTTTCATCGGCAATATTATATTTGCCTTGAACATGTTGAACATCTCCCATCGATATTGTATAAACACCTTCCGAATGGGATGCGTTTCCTATAGCCGATGTCATTGTTCCTTCTGCGTGAGAAATATAACCCATAGAGAAGGAAGATCCCTCTGCATGAGATCCCTCCTGAATGGCTTGTGCCCCAAGTCCTTCTGAATGTGCTCCTATTCCTGAAGCTATGGTTATCCTGCCTTCCGCATGGGAATAATCTCCTATAGATTTAGACCCGTTTCCTTCCGCATGAGAAGCAATTCCTGATGTAACTGATCCCATCCCCTCTACATGAGAAAAGTTGCCGTTGGCTATTGATGATATGCCCTCTGCATGCGCTGCCTCACCATATACCTGTGTACTGGTTCCTTCTGTGTGAGAAACAGATCCAGATGCAATCGTACCCTGTCCTTCTGCATGAGAAACAAACCCTAATGCTTGTGTACCCAATCCCTCGGAATGAGAAGAATAACCAGAAGACTTGGTATTATGTCCTTCTGCATGGGAATAATCGCCAATACTTGTGTTAAACAAATAGTCATTGAATATTTCTCCATTATTATTTGAGACACCAACTAATGTAATGGTATATGCGGATTTGTTATTAACATCATCTCCAGAACCATCATGATTGTTTATATTAGTTAGACTGGATATTTTCTTATCATTGGTGAATACAACATTTTGACCAGCCTCCATATTGTCCATTTTAGCCGAAACAGCAGCGTATATTCCGCTTGATTCAACTCCGTTGGTACTTGTAGAGGTAACCAGCGTATCAAGAACGATAGGCTTTGATGCCGCTGCGCTAATCACATTGTCATCCGTTATTGTGATATTATCACCAGCGGTCAGTTTCTTCTGATAAGTGAGATCTGATTTTTTTTCTACATTTGAAACTAATAATTGTAAATCCTCTGTATTAAGAAGTTTTATATATTTTATATCCATTTTTTTTAATTAAATAAATCATTTATTTCTTCGGGAGTGAAATATGAAACTACTATAGATTCTCCTCCTCCTCCACCTGTACTGCTTATAACATTATCCTCGGAAATTGTTATATTGTCCCCAGCGGTTAGTTTCTTCTGATAAGTATCTGTAATTATATTTCCATTTGCATCTTCTTTCGCTTTTGTCGCATATTCTATGTTTCCTATAAACGTATTTGCAGAAACATTACCTGTTGTCAAAACGTTTCCGCTCCAATCCATGGTCATTGCGTTGGATCGTTTGGACTGTGTTCCGTTTCCTATTACCAAAACATAATCTTCTCCTTGCACTTCGTTATATCTACCCATGGCATGCTGTGATGCTCCGCTGGCTATTGTGAATTTTCCTTCCGAATGGGAACCGTCTGTCAACGCAGAAGTTCTCCATCCCTCCGAATGAGAATACTGACTTCTTGCGTCCGAACATCCTTCCGCATGGGCAGCAAAACCTGACGAATATGAATTAAATCCCTCCACATGGTCATTCATACCAGATGATGCGTTGGCAGCCCCTTCAGCGTGTGAGTTTTTACCGTACACTTTATTGTTTACACCTTCGGCATGCGCTCCAGATGCGGACACTATATTATAGTTTCCAAAAGCAAAGGAATAGTTTCCTAATGCTTGAACTTTCAAACCTCCAGCAAATGAGCTGTTCCCTGACGCTATTGTTTCATCTCCTTCCGCATGTGAGTTTTCTCCAATTGCAGATGTGGCATGTCCCTCTGCATGTGAATATTGTCCAGTAGCAACGTTCCCTGAATAGTCGTTGAATATTTCACCTACGTTGACTATTGTTTGTGCCGTATCCGTTTTATCCTCTGTCTTTACAGAATGTCCCACAAGAACGACATTGGTTATTGCAGATGCCGTATAAGCAGAAGTGTTGTCTCCATTCAGATCATAGAATGTAATATTCTTATTGTAAGTCGTATCTATCACATTCCCCTTATAGTCCTTTTCAGCCGTTCCTGCCGATGATGCGTAATCAACCTCTCCGCTTATGGATTGTGCCGATACGCTGCCGTAGAAAATGGCATTTCCCGACCAGTCCATTATAAAAGCGTTGCTTCTCTCGCTGGCAGACAATCCGTTTCCTATTATAACCGCAGCAGAATCACCGCTTGCTATATTGTATTTTCCCTGTACATGCTGAGCTTTTCCGCTTGCTATCGTTCCCAATCCCTCAGCATGTGAATAGGCTCCGAAAGCGGAATTCTGCTTATAGTCATTGAATACCTCACCAACTGCAGAATAAGACAGACCAGTGGTTGATGCCGTATTTCCAGTAGGGAAATATTCTGTTACCTGATAAGCACCCACTTCAGATACTTCCGTTATTCCGCTTTTATAATTGGCGTCTGTCTCGTCTCCGTTTATGTTGTAAGTATTGGTATAAGAACTTATAATATAATTGTCCTTATCAAGTCCTATATTTGTTCCTGCGCTTACTTTTTGTTGATAAAATTCTGTTATTACTCTTCCAGAACCGTCTTTCATTGCGTTTCCATATACGGTATCTGCAGATAAGTTTCCTTGTATGTATGTGTTTCCAGACCAATCCACGGTCATTGCGTTGGAACAGGCTGTTGATGCACTTCCGTTTCCTATGACGAATGAATATCCAGAAGTATTATCCTCCAGATTATATCTGCCCTGTACATGTTCACAATCCGCACTTGCAACGGTACAATAACCCTCTGCATGGGAATATTTGCCCATGGCGGAATTGTTTTGATAATCATTGAATATTTCTCCTACAAGTTTATACTCAATCTCTTTTCCGTCCTTATCCTTTTCCGTGTACGTTATTTCCTGATTAAGTCCTACAAGAGTGATAGAAGAAACACTGGTGGCAGAATTGATAACGGAATCATCTCCGTTCAAATTATGTGTAGAAACCGCAGTCTGTGCCACATTGTAGGCTTCAAGAGCGTAGTTGTACGCTTCTTCCGAATTGTCGATAGCCTTGCTTATATCCGTCTCAACATCTTCTATTGTGGTAAGTGCCTTTGTGGCATGACTGACAGCCACCTGCACGTCATCAAGGATATCATATTCGATATGAAGCGGAGAATCTGTCGTTCCCTCTCCCTTTATGGTGTCCTTGTCAAAAACATCCTTAAAAGCACCTATATCAACCGTGGTATCTGCAGAACCGTTATATAAGGTATCGCCTGTTTCTCCTTTGAATGTAAGTGTTCCTGGCGTCTTTGCTACTTTAAAAGGATACTCTGCCGTTCCTTCTCCCTTCAAGGTGTCGTTATCTATTATAACCGCTGTGGAGGCTGTGGTTCCAGTGAGTGTACCATATTTGATAAGACTGTCTATCTGCTCCTGCGTAAGCGTAGACAAATCATATTCAATATTGTTAATGTAAATTTTGCCGTTCATCTGTTAAGTTATTTATTTTATAAATAGTTATATTTAATCAAAGAAAAATTTGTATATGTTTATTTTTATGCTTATATTTATTAGTTTGACAATTTTTTAAATATAGGTTTATTTCATATATTACTATTTATTTAAATATCATATAAGCATGTTTAATAATAGCAATACATATAACGATGATTATCAAGAAGATGGCTATCAGTCGGATGACAATTCTTATGACAACGACAATGACAACGATGAAAATGATAATGATAATGACGAGGAACCTATAGACAACCAATATGCCAATAATACATCTAAACCTCGTCCAATCAGCAAAAGATATATAATAGCATATATTGCCAGATATTTTGGAGAACGTATACCGTCACCAAGGGGATCTTCCTATAAACCATTTCATAAAGGTAAACATCTGATTGTGCTAAGAATATCAGACCACAATACCGTATTAGATACATGGGGTCAAAAGTATAAGTACAGATTGGAAAAACCATGGCTAAATCATTTTTACAGTTTTGTCGTTCCAAACAATCTTCCACAGAAACGAGTTCATTCCAGTGCTTATGCTCCATTGAAAGTGGTACAATATACCGTCAATGTACCAAACATAAAGACAATAGAAGACGTGCGCAATTTATGCATTGATATCCATTATATCATAGACACAGGCAACGTACATTGTGATTCTCCATATTTATCACGACCTAATTTTTATATATGCAAGAAACCGCAATACAAGATACCAACAAATGAAAATGTTATAGAAAGAATATTGGAAACAATGAATCGAGTAGATAATAACCAATTTTTCTTATGGTAAAAACAAACTCAAACAGGTACATAAAATGTATCTGTTTTTTTGTTCTTATGAATTTTATACTTATTTTTGTATGTTAAGAAATATAATACGGACAGATGGGAAAAGTTGACAAGCTTAATACGGCTAAAAAATCAAGGGATGATGAATTCTATACTTTATTGACGGATATCGAAAAGGAGTTGATGCACTACAAAGATATATTTGTAGGAAAGACAATATACTGCAACTGCGACAATCCTGCAAAATCCAACTTTGTAAAGTGGTTCTATATGCGGTTCAATATTCTACACTTAAAGCGTATTATTGTAACTGCCTATAATTCAGATACTTGTAACGGGGGGGGGTATTATTGGGATTCCGATTTCGCTACAGTGGACACAAAAACTATTGACATCAGCAAGGAAATTGAAAAAGACGTTAGGAAACTTAACGGAGATGGTGACTTTAGAAGTGAGGAATGTATTGAGCTATTGAAGCAGGCTGATATTGTGGTTACAAATCCTCCGTTTTCGTTATTCAGGGAATATGTAACTCTATTAATGGACTATAAGAAGCAATTCATCATCATTGGTAATATGAACGCTATTGCATATAATGAAATCATTCCATATATAACAAGAAATCAAATCATGTATGGATATACAATACATTCTGGAGACAGGGAATTTCAGGTTCCAGACACCTATAACAGAACCGATAAATATAGAATAGATGCGGATGGTATCAAATATATCAGAGTGAACGGAGTCAGATGGTTCACCAATATGAGGTTGCAAGATTATAATGATAATTTGATTTTATTTAAAAAATACATTCCATGGGAATATCCGAAATTGGATAATTACGATGCAATCAACGTTGACAAAACGTGTGATATTCCTGCTGATTATGACGGAGTTATTGCAGTTCCTGTTTCATTCTTTGACAAATACAATCCAGAACAGTTTGAAATAATAGGCAAGATTGAGCCAGTTTGTCAAGGTAAGAGAATTTATAAACGGTTGTTAATAAAAAAGAAATCATAATTTGTTGGATAATTAATTGTTTGTTTGTATATTTGTGGCATTTTTGTTACTATCTTTGAATAATAAAGAAACGTATGCAAGAATTTTAATAAAAAAGTTGTAAATAATTTGATTATTAAATAATAATATATTATCTTTGCGATATAAAATATATATATCAAAAACACGATAATGAGAAAAGTAGAATTGCCACAGAATGCGAAAGCACAGGTTATATGGAATGTATCTCCTTATGATTATACTCCAGAAAAGAAGAATCAGATTTGTGCCAAATTTGCGGATAAATATGGTATCGACAAGAACAGGGTAAAAGTTATTGCCAATATCAAAACAATAGATGATAATGGTCAGGAGATTTCCATATCCAAAGATATCATATCCAAAATACAGGATGTGGAGTTTCAGCAAACACTTTTCAAGGATTATATTGCGGAAAGAAAAATAACCGATTGCGATTTTGAGCAGATAAAAAAGATTGATGCCGAAATAAATGTCAATATAAATTATGATGTTTATGACAAATATCGCAGATATTCAATAAAATGGGTAAAGTGGGATAACTTTCTATCTTACGGAGAAAACAATTTCTTTGACTTTACCACATTGGAGGGTTTGGTCCTGCTTAATGGAGCACCTGCCAATCAGACAGGAAAAACAACATTCGCCATTGATCTTATTCATTATCTTTTGTTTGGAAAATGTTCAAACGGAAAGGCTGATGTCAATTCAAAAATATTCAACAAGCATATTCCAGAATGTACCTCTGTAAAAGTGGAGGGATGCATAAACATTGAGGGTGTTGATTATGTAATACGGAGAACGCTTAGCAGACCAGCATTGGAGAAACGTACAGCAAAAAGCAAAATCACATCCACACTTGAATATTTCAAGGTGATAGGGGACAATGATTATGAGAGTTTAAAGGATGTTGACAGTGATACTGCTGATGAATCTCTGAATGAGGCTTCTGTTCAGGATACCAACAAGGTTATAAAAGAGGCACTTGGCAGAGAAAGCGATTTTGATCTTATCATTTGTGCGACAGCTAAAAATCTTGATGAACTGATAGATAAAAAGGACACGGAGAGAGGTAAACTTCTTTCACGATGGATTGGTCTTGATGTTATAGAAGAGAAAAGTATTCTTGCAAAAGACAAGTACAATAAAGTGATAAAGCCATCTCTTATTTCCAATCATTATGATAGACAATCATTGGCTTTGGATATAGATAATTGCAAGATAAATATTGACAATATCAAGAACTCTATCACGGACAAGAATTCAATGATAGACAATCAGCAGAACGAACTTGTCGCATTAAAGGAACAAAGAGATAATCTGTTGAGCGCAAAATCACAGATAGATGCGGATTTGCTTAAATATGACAGATATACCCTTGAAAATTCACTGCAAAAAATCAAGGAAAAGGGAAGTATGTGGCATAAACAGATAGATGATACCAATACACAGATTGCCGAAATAGGTACAGTATCTTTCAATGCCGAAGATTATGACAAAAAGGTTGGAGAATTGTCCGAATGCAATATCCTGATAAATACCATAAGAAACGAATACAGAAATGTTGATTCTCAAATGAAATCGTTGAAAAACGGAGAGTTCTGTCCTACATGCCATCAAAGACTTGTGGGTGTGGATAATTCGGAACATATCAAAGAATGCGAGAATAAACTTGAAGAGTTGAAACAACAAGGAATTCAGACCGCCAATAATAAGACAGTCCTTGAACAGGCTGTTTCCGAAATGAAAAAGAGCAGAGATTTGTATGATATGCTGAATAAACTTGTTGTAAAAAAATCTTCGCTTGAAGTGGAATATGAAAAATGTCTGTCGTTATATAAGGAAACAAAAACGACTTATGACAAATATCTTTCAAACGCATCTTTGATTGACAATAACAACAAGATTGACAGAGAGATAATTGTAAAAGACGGTCTTATAAGAACGCATGAGGACGGAATAGAGAATTTGAAGCATGAGGTTATCAATCTTTCCAATCAAATTGAGAACATAAACAACCAGATAGTCAATGATACCAATCTGATAGAAACGATTGCGAAAGAGGAAATAATTGAGAAGCACTGGAAGATATATATGGATATGGTAGGAAAGGATGGTGTTTCAAAAATGGTATTGAGAAAAGCGATTCCTAATATTAATGCCAAATTGAATGAGCGTCTTAACAATGTTTGCGATTTTGAAATAGAAGTCGCAATTTCCGACAAGAATGACGTTATGTTCTATTTAGTAAAAGACGGAGTAAAGTCTGATTTGACAAGCGGAAGTGGTTTTGAAAGGACAGCATCTGCATTGGCTTTGAGAAGCGTTCTGGGTGAGATGTCCACAATGCCACGACCTGATTTCCTTGTGGTTGATGAGGTTCTTGATGGAGTATCTGCAGAAAATTACTCCAAAATAGAAACTTTGTTCAACAAGATATTAAGTGATTATAAATTCATTATTCATGTCACTCATATTGAGGAGGTCAAGGATTGGCATTCGCAGATAATCACCGTGAACAAGACTGGTAATATTAGTACCATATCTACTATCAACAATTAAGATTAAATATATAAAATAAAATGAATAATTTATATTCGCTAATTACACTATATGTGTTTGTTTCTTATGGACTTACGGTTCTTCTGGTTGACGGAAAGGGTCCTTATGATATTTTGGAGAAAGGCAGACTTTTTATCAAAAATCATATTTCTGCAGGATTGGGTGAGATGTTTGATTGTCATTTATGTACCTCCACAAACATAGGATGGGCATTTGTGGTTTTTGAACAACTGTTCGGATTTACATTATCACCCGTATCATTCATATTATCCATAGAAGAGACAAATGTTATCATTATAGCCATCCTCAATGCTTTCTTTACAGCTGGAGAGGTTTGGTTTGTAAGTACTATTGTCGATTTAATGGGAAGTGTCATTAATCATTTTAATAAAATTGATTATCATGAGTGAAACAGACAATTTAGCCATGTCGGAAATAGAAAAGGAAAATAAACTTTTGAAACAGGAACAGGATGAGGCTAAGAACAAACAGATTAGAATAAAAGAGGAACTTGCCAAGAAACTTATTTCTGGTCATCTTGGAGAGGAAATAAGCACAATAGTAAATTCTGGATATAATGATCCTGTTATCGTTATACATGTCCCATGGTATAAACGATTTATAAAGTGGTTAAGAAAATTTTTTCATATAAACAAATAACAGTCATGGATTTAGAAGACTTTTATAAATCAGAAAAAACGCATCATTTCTATTTTGATAGCGTGATGGAACTGGCTTCCATTATCTCAAAATTCAGGGATGATACCACAATAGAGGACAATATGGAAATATCAATAGATGTTCCCCATGAGTTTTTTAGAAATATTCAGTCCTCACTTGATAAGCTGGAAGGAAATACAGGTCCAGATACCACTAACGGATTTATTCTTAATGTGGATAAACATACCAAATTCATTTTTCATGACAAGTAATGTACTTTTTTTAGTTTTTTGATTATATATATTATTTGCAGGTACAGAAATGTACCTGTTTTTTTGTGTTTGTCATTTTTTATGTGTATCTTTGTAGTGTAAAACAAATACATAAACAGATGAACAAAAACGACAATTTACGCAATGCCAACAAGGCAAAAAACGATGAATTCTTTACACGACTGACAGATATTGAGAAAGAGCTAATGCACTACAAGGAGATGTTTGTCGGAAAGACCATCTACTGTAACTGCGATGATCCTGTCAAGTCAAACTTTGTTCAATGGTTTTATATGCGTTTCAATATCCTACATTTGAAACGAATTATAGTAACTGCTTTTAATTCAGTCGGTTGTGGAATTTATTGGGATTCTGATTTTGCTACAGTGGACCCTAAGTCGATTGACATTAGCAAAGAAATAGAGAAAGATGTTAGGAAACTTAACGGCGATGGCGACTTCCGCAGCGAGGAGTGCATCGAGCTGCTGAAACAGGCGGACATCGTGGTCACCAATCCGCCTTTCTCGCTGTTCAGAGAATATGTGGCACAACTAATGGAATACGACAAAAAATTCATCATAGTGGGCAACCAAAATGCAATTACCTACAAAGAGATTTTTCCATCGCTAAAGGACAACAGAATGTGGCTTGGATATGGATTTTCAGGAGGGGCTGGATATTTTATCAACACGAAATTATCACTGATTATGCAGCTGCAAATGGCCACAAAGACGGAATGATTAGGGTTTCGGGAGTGTTTGGTACACCAATCTTGATATCAAAAAGCATCACGAGGATTTGGTTCTCTACAAGCATTACACCCCAGAAGAGTTTCCCAAATATGACAACTATGACGCTATCAATGTGGACAAGACGGCTGTGACATACCTTGCTGACTACGATGGGGTAATGGGCGTGCCTATTTCACGTTTCTCGATAAATACAACCCGAAACAATTTGAAATAATAGATGCGATTGGTAGATATAGTATGACCAGATGGTCCTACAGAACAAACAAAAGGAAAATATCTAACAAATATAAACGGTAAACCAAAATACGCCAGAATATTAATAAAAAGAAAGATTGTATGAACAATAATGACAATTTAAGTAACGCCAGAAAAATAAAGAATGATGAGTTCTATACTTTATTGACTGACATCGAAAAGGAGTTGATGCACTACAAAGATATGTTTGTAGGAAAACCATCTACTGTAATTGCGATGATCCAGTAAAGTCCAACTTCGTTCAGTGGTTCTATATGCGGTTCAATATTTTACACTTAAAGAGAATTATTGTAACTGCCTATAATTCAGCCACTTACAACTGTGGGGGGTATTATTGGGATTCCGATTTTGCTACAGTGGACCCGAAAGCTATTGACATTAGCAAAGAAATTGAGAAAGATGTCAGAAAACTCAACGGAAACGGAGACTTCAGAAGTGATGAATGTATCGAGTCTGTTAAATCAGGCGGATATTGTGGTCACCAACCCTCCATTCTCTTTATTCAGGGAATATGTCAAGGTTCTTATGGATAACAACAAAGATTTCGTTATTCTTGGGAACATGAACGCTATAACGTACAAGGAAGTGTTCCCGTATATCAAGGAGAACAAGATAGGATTGGGATATCTTAATGGAAATAAAAATTTCACAACATTAGATAATAAAGAAAAAATTATTAGAGCCTTTTGGTACACCACTTTGCCGATTGCGAAACATAATGAAGAACTTGTATTGTTCAGAAAGTACTCTCCAGAAGAATATCCGAAGTACGACAATTACGATGCCATAAACGTTGACAAAACGTGTGATATACCAGAGGATTATGATGGTGCGATGGGTGTTCCTATTTCATTTCTTGACAAGTACGATCCCAAACAATTTGAAATAATAGACGGTTTTAACAGATATTCATTTCTTACTGGTCCCACAGAACAGACACAAGGAAAATATCTATCAAAGATTAATGACATACCAAAATATGCAAGAATAATAATTAAAAAGAAACAATAATATGAAATATGTAAATTACAGTGTTGTATTTCAGGAAATACCTGATGAAGTGTCATTGGCTATAAACATCTCCAATTGTCCGAATAATTGTGTGGAGTGTCATTCGGCATATCTTAAAGACAATATAGGATTGCTACTTGACAAGACCGCCATTGACAAGTTGATGAATAAATACAAGAAAGATGTCACCTGTTTTTGCTTTATGGGTGGGGATGCTGAACCAGATATGGTATGTGAATTATCCAAATATATAAAAGATAATTTTGAGGGTATCAAAACGGCATGGTATTCGGGGAAAGAGGAAATATATGATAAATATAAGAACGGAACTTTTGATTACATCAAGGTGGGTCCATATCTTAAAGGTTTTGGTCCTTTGAACGAAAAGACGACCAATCAAAGACTGTATAAGATTAATGGAGATGCAAAGGAGGATATAACATATAAGTTCTGGAAGCATGGAAAATGATGATTATTATCAGAGCGTAATTGGTATATTGGCAAGTTTTATGGGACAACACTTGGCGAATGGCGTAAAAGATATGTATATAAAGGAAAATACCATTTTATGCGCTTTCCAGATTATCAAAAATGTTTTGATATTTGATGATGCCTACAAGGTGGTACATTCCTCCCTGCAAAAAGGATACAGGAATGGAATTGTCTTGTTTGAGAAACGTGGAAATGATAACTATTTCTCGTTGAAGTTTTAATGGCATCAAAATATTTATTGATTTTTTTATTAAAATAGATATAATTTTTATAAAAACACTATTTTTTATAAGAGGAAAGAAAGTTCTTATTAATTAGACGTTAATGGCTTTCTAATCTGTTTATAAAATAGCGAACCTTCGGTGTACATTGGATGGTACATTATTCATGTGAAACTCCTCTTTTATATTCTCTTTTATTCAATACGTTTTAAAAACGTGATATAGATTATAGTTGAATGGAAAAGAGACCACAGGAATCCTGATAGAAGAAAATTCTATCAGGATTTTTTATGTGAACTAACCATATAGGTTAAATTCTTGTCTTTTTGCAGATATTTATATGAAAGAAAGAAAAATATGAGAAGAATAAGACTAACGGAAAAACAGCTTCATAATGTTATTAGAGAATCTGTCAGCAATATTTTGAATGAACTAAATTGGAAAACATATAATAATGCTGCAAAGAAAAGAAGCCAACAAATACACAATCCATTTACTCATGATGAATATGAAAAGAGTGTAGAACCTTTGCTTAGCGCAATGGATAACGCTTTGGAACGCCAATATCCACATTGTATGTACGACCATGAGTTTGACAATAATTCACCAGAAAAGCTGGCATATAACAAGGATCTTGATAATCAAATGAATGGAAGATACAAATACGAAAAGGGAGGAAGAGGCTATTATCTTGACGATGAAGAATAATACAATCTCATATTTTATATGACAACCAAGCGGAGGAACGTAACAGTTTTTCCGCTTTTTTGTGTAAATATTTTGACATTGTTTTACGTCTGGAACGGTCTTTGCGGGGGGGGATAAATTATGTAAACTTTGCAGATATTTATCTGTAAAAGAAACAATATGAGAAGAGTAAGATTAACGGAGGGGCAGCTCCACAACGTAATTATAGAATCTGTCGGAAGAATACTGAACGAAATATCGAAAGATAAAAAGATGATGAGCATGAAAAAAGCAAGGGATCTCGGAAGAAATGACCAAGCTAATGAATTTGCAGAGAGTCTGCTTGATGATTTAAAACCATACGAATATAGAAATATGCCTACTGAAGGTTTCTTTGGCTACGATCGTAAAAATTGTAACGGACTTAAATTACAGGATAGCCGTTGTCATAACGGAATAGATAATTATCATGTAGACAGACCTGATGCGTCAAAGGATTATTATCATCATTATTATGGTGATTGGTATGAGGATGAATTTCCAGATGGGGACAAGTATTATGATTTTAATAAAGAAAGAAACGCTGATCCAAGATATATAAAAGCAAAAACAGAACTTGACAGACTGAATGGTTTAAAATATAAATAACACTGTTTTATTTATATTGTTAAACAATAAAAAGCGGAGGAACCATTTAAGATTCTTCCGCTTTTATTGTTATGAACGTGTTAAAAAACCTTGTAGCAACAGATATTAATTAGCCAATTCCAATTTTGGAGCATTCAATGCCTTACAGGTATATCTGGATTCATAAACTTTGCAGAAAAAGAACCGTTTTCTCCAATTCTATATTTTTCATTTGCCATTTTAGTGAATTCCTTGGCACAACTCATACAATCTGGTTTATCGCATAGATGGCAGGGACTGGATGGATTGTCTTTTTCATCTCGTTTTTTAAGTTGATAGGCTCTTTCAATCCTATTAAGCCGTTCTATTTTTTTGTCTATTTCGGCATTATACTCATCAAGTTGTTCTTTAGTCATATATACAATTATTTATCATATAAAAAATAGTGTTTTATTTTATTTTTTCCCATTTTATTTATTTTATATGTCATATTATAATTCTGCTGATATTTTTTGAATCTCTGTAAAAATATGTCTTGCAATATAATCAATTTTGGTAGGAACATCATCATCAATTCTGATACAATGCTTGATACAGGTTTTGTTATTGCTGTGTTTGATTGTTATTTCGGAAGTGCAATAGTTGGTATCTGATACTTTTGTATTCAGTCCTACCGAAATATCTTTCTGCATATCTATCAACAATACCAAATCATATCCTGTGGTTTCTTTCACTTCTGGCAACTTGTACAGTCGCATCCGTATAAGATTATACATATCCAACGCAAAGGCGTCTATGCTTGTAATCTTGTCAATTATATCATCTGCAGAAGAAGCCTGTCTGGATATCCGATATGGGGAAAAATCGTCATGCTCAGTATCAATATAAGAGCTGACAATATAGAAAACCTTTCCGATCTGTTCTATACTGACACTTTTATATTTCTTTGAATGTAAATAAATATCAAAATGGATATCATTATCATCTTTTTCTAAAATATCTTTTAATTCGATATTATCCATCTTTGATAAAGTATCCACCACATCTGAAAAAATCTTGTTTGATGGTTTTGTCATGTCTTTTAAATTTCAGTTATGATTTTTTTAATGTTGTTTATCATTGCTGCATATTGTTCATTATCAGCATCATTTAAAACAGTTGAATATAATTCGGTTTCATTTTGGCAGTCTCTTCCTCCATGAAACAATTCCACTTCAAGTGAATGTGACTTTGTCTGGAACATCGCTTTATTGGAATGGATATCCAGTATTGATACAATTACAACATAATCACCATATTTTTCATATATGTCGATAAACGACCTGTTGCCACAATATGTAGTGTTTATAAGAAAATTTGGGCAATCTTCTTTAAGACTGTTTGCAATAAAATCGGATGTGAATTTGACATCTTTTTTTGCGTCTTCTGTTGCATAAAAATCTTGCAATTCCATAAATTTGTTTTTTTTGTTTCTGCAAATATAATAAAAATCATAATAAAAAACAAGACACCAAATGATAAAATCATTCAGTGTCTTGAACTATGAAAAACTAAAACAAAGTATATGTGGTATGATTAGGAAATGGAGGCCAAAAATATCAGGTAGTCATAGGCTTCTGTCTGTCTGCAGTTGTCAACGATAAATCTGCAGATATCATTTTTCTCATTTTCGTCATCAATATCCTGCCAGATGCGTCTCACATTATTCATTCTTCCTCTTCTGAAGTCCGAAAGAATATTGTCTGCCATTCCGCCTTCCTCGTCCTCGTCTTCATCTGTGTTGATGAAATTAGGATTGTATGCACTTTCCCTCATTAGCTTTGCTGCGGAGCTTCTAACAATTCTCCGTATTGCTGATTCATTAAGAATTCCATTATGTCTCATATCTCAAATTTTCTTTTATTAAGATAAATAGAACACAACCGATAAATTGTGATATTAATTATCAATCATGTCGCAACACATCAAACGGATCGTCATCATCATCCCAATCCCGATTTCCCAATCCATTGGAATGACCTGGCATATTACGAGGTTTGCCATAATTTTTAGGAGGCAGATTTGTTAATATTCCACAACTTTCCAATGCTGGTCTAAAATTGGTCCTTTCTGGATCATTCCATAATATATTTACATCCACAACGTAATAAATACGATGATCGTCTTTGTTGAGTATGCTGTCTTCTATTTTAACATGGCATGGAATCTTTTCTTCGCTGGTTGAGAATTGTCCATCCTCTCCTTTATATACATTTAGATACACAGAGAATGACGCCTCGTTCAAATTCTCATTTGTGATTTCAATAATATTTTCCTCCTTTGAGGATGCTTGTTCAATTTTAGCAGAAATTATTTTTAACGCTTCTATTCCAGAAATTTGGTTATCATAAGAGCTATAATACAGATTACCTATCATCATATTTCCTGATATTTTGATAATAAACTCTCCGCTTTCAGGAGTTGCATTTGTCAAGTCGTCTATTTCCCCAGTAGGTGTATGTGAGGCTATACTACCAATCTTATCGTTGAGTCTTTTGATGTATTCCTGTACAATACCAGCAGGAGCTCCGATTAGATCACTCCATCCTGTAAAGGAGTCAATTCTGTTTAGATAATCATTATTTATCTGGGCATTTTTATTCTCTATCTTATCCTGAAATCTGCTTTGTATATCATTCTCTATTTGTTCCGCTTCGTCTTGAAAATTGTTGTTGAAGTACTCATCATATTTGCTTAACACCATATTCTTAATGGCGTCTTTTAAATCTCTATCATGAAACATATCATTTTCCATTGATTTGATGGTTTTGTCGTCCAGTCCCCTGACTCCTTCAAGCCAGCCATCAATTTGCGTTAATCTGTCTTTAAAATCTCCGAATATCTCTTTGTCTTTTGATACGTTATCTCTCGATCCTGCCTCAAAACTCAACTTGCATGTGTAGCTTATCTCAAGGCTTTTATGATTGTCTGATGCAAAAAGCGTCTGGCTGGACCAATCCTCATCACTTGGATATATTGTAATGCTTTTGCATGTTGGAGACTCTCTGCTAAAACCTTGGGCAACGGAATAGGACGGAATGCCTATTTCAACAATAACATTCAGTTTTCCCTCACCTTTCACCATTACAGGAATGGCATCCTTAATGTCTATTTCCGTACTATTGGAAGATGCGTCATCCTCATTCATAAGACGTCTCATGTTTTCCAAAATCATAGAGACATTTCTATTTCCATAGTTGTTTATCATTTTGTTATTTTTTCTTTGTTATAAATATTATGCAAATCTAACAAAAAAATATGTTTTGTTTTTGTTTTTATGATTTATTTCGTATCTTTGCGATATAAAATAATTTTAAAACCGTTTTTTACAATGAAGATAGTCAATCAGCAAGCCCAACTGTTGAAACAGGAATTTGGAGAGACAAGAGAGGAAATAATCAATCACACCTACCAGCATGCAGCCAGATGCGCAGGAGTATGTTATGCCTCATCAAAGACATACGACAATCCAGAAGATGCCAAGGCTTTTGTCAATAACATTCTGATAGCCCACAAACATTTTTCTCCTTTGGCCCATGCTGCCGTTTATCTTGAACTGTCAAATTATGAAGATGATTACGATGCTTACAACCGTTTGATACAGTTGCGTGAATTTGACCATAACGCTGTCAAATATGCAACGTTCTATGATTATTATAAAAATCCCAACGGAGAGGAAAAGGATTCGGACAATTGGAGAATGGTAGTTGTAACGACTTTCAGATTTATCATACAATACAATTTGCTGGATATCTTTAAGAAATATTGTGTAAGTTATGATTATGTGAAAACAAATATCAATCCTTATCTTGACTTCAAAGATGTAATCACTCCTACCTATAGTGTATTGTGTGATACGTCACGGGTTATTGCAACCGAGTTCAACAGACACGCTGCCAATGTTGCCATTTGCGGTCAAAGTACCAGATATTGCAATCTTTCCAATGATAAGAAGTTCAAGGATATTGAATTTGTAAAATCCGTGGTTCCATGCGATTTTACAACCAGACTGACCATGCGTTTGTGTATGTATGTCTCATCATTGTCTTATCGGTTACTTATACATCATGGAGTAAAGCCAGAAATAGCCAGAAGCATCCTGCTGATGAATCTTCACACCCAGATGGTCTATTCCGCCAATATGGAAGAATGGGATTATATCTTTAATGTAAGAATAAATGGAATGACAGGAGTTCCACATCCTGATGCAAAGGATCTGGCTATAAAAATAAAATCAGTAATAGAAAATGAATAATATAAATTAATTATAATTACCATGACAGAAGAAAATAAAAACATTCGTATTCAGTTCGTTTCCAAAGATACGGAGAGAGCGTGGAAGATGCTTTATAGCAGCATGGACAACTTTAAATACTTGATGGACAACAAAATGAATGAAAATGAATTCATTTCAGAAGGAGATATTCGGGAAGTTGTCAATCACATGAAACAAACCATAGAAAGCATCGGGGAGGTTTCCAATATTGACATAAAAATGTAGTCTATTTGATTTTTTTGATTTTGATTTTTATATTCGGAAGAGCCATAAACGGTTTTTCCGTTTTTTTTATTATAATTCATTGTATCTATTTATTGATACACAAATACATTCATGATAATGAACAGCATTTCATCATACAGAAGACACATATCAGAATCCCAATCTGCAGGCTCTTCAAAAACGCTGGGGAACGGAAGAAACATAACATTTACAAGATCCAATCCAACGGGAACATTCAAGGCGGTTAAAAACTGGCTCGAACAGATAGAAAAGGTGAGTCCAGACAGATTCACAGAAGCCCAATGGAAAAAGGATGTTCCCAATTATCATTCCAATATCGATGTATCGGAGGCAAAGACAAAAAGCAGATATATACGGACAATTCTGGACGGTGTGTTTTATGACTTTAGATTTTCCAATCATACCAAATCATATACAGGTGAACAGGACAACAATGACAATATGATAGATATTGAATTTGACGATGATGACAATTCAATTGCCAGTGTAAATATAGATATGTCAAGGTTGAAATCTTTTACCATAAACGATTTCAAGTCAATCATTGAGGAGGTGAACAAATTCAACACGCATCCCGATGATGTACATAACAATCCTGCTGATTATCCTGTACTGAACAGATACAACAATCTTAAACTTTCCATGGATAATCATATTGAATATGTGGAAGAAAAGAATCAGATGGAACAGGAACGGAATCAGCAGAAGTTATATATGAATGAATATCTGCCATTATTTAAAAATGATATATTGATATATCCAGAAAGAAGATATATGGATGATTTTTATTACAAGACTGCCAATGGAATGTTTGCAATACCAAGCAAATATGCCGATTGTCATGATTCCGATTTCTTTACCATATTGGTTATGTTTGACGGCTATCTTGAATCCGTATTGTACAAGCCATGGAGAAATACTGTAGACGAATCGGATATAGAACAGATGGTCAATGATGCCAAAGATGATGCTTTCCATAATTGTCCGCTGTTATTCAAGGACTGGCAGGCTAACGATATGCCTACAGATACCAAAATAACATATAGCGATATTTGCTGATAAACATAATGGAATAACACTGTCCCATTTTATGAAAAACGAAAAGCGGAAGAACCTTTTACGATTCTCCCGCTTTTTGTTGTTATGTTATACTATTCCGTTTTTGTTACTTGCACTTGTCATACAGGTCCTTGCAACGCTCCTGCATTGTAGCTACATATACCATATAAGGCAGAACTTTTTCATGTGGTTTGCTATCATACAGATATTGAGACACATATTTTAGCAAATAAGGATTAATATAACGGAGAGAATACAGATTGATAAGAAGATAAATGAAATCCCTGTCGTTTGTGGCACTGCCAATATTGTCATGAACATACTTTCTGACATTTTTTTCCACCTCATCCAGAAACGCTGGAATATCGATAGTCGTAGTTTTCCCCACTTCCTTGAATTCTCCATCCCGTTTTATTGCCTCAAACTTTTTGATTGCAAGATCATCATAATAGTTGCTGTATATGCTGATATCATCACGTGTACAACCATGCTTTTCGATAATATCAGCTACTTCTTGCGATGACATGATATTATACACTTTCTGCTCGACAAAAACACAAGAAGAGTTTTCGTCCGTTTCGGCATCAAGCCGTTCCAGAAAATACTTTTTAATCTCATCCTTGCACTCCTGGATTTTTAAATCCTTGTCGGTTTTTTCAACCAATTCTTCTTTACTCATATATTTAAAATTTATTAAATGTTTATTTTATATCCTGTTTTGTATACGTTTTGATTACAAATTCACATGTTATTTAAACTGTCATAAGAATATCTTTCTGGTCAAAAAACAAATTTATTGTTTAAATCGTCATAATAATATCTTATCGTTTTGGAATCCTTGTCAAAAAACAAATCGAACAGCTGTCCCCTGTCGATAAAGTCATCATAATCATAGGACCGTTTCAAAATATCCATTCCCCTGTCAAACAGATCTGTTGCGTACTCATACGGCATCCCATAGAATGAATTGCGCATCAGATATCTCGTGATGGCATCTGTTATCATCAGACTTAGCATATTATTGTCCACTCCAATCTCATTAAGGTTCATTTTGCTCTTTTTGTATGACAGATATTTACACCATATTTCTGATACCTTGTCACCACCGTACTCATACAAAAACTCATCAAGAATATCATCATTTCTGCAAAGTTTGTCATCATATTCTGGTGATTGCTGGACCGTATTGTGTATATCGTCCTTGTGCGTTTCATACAACTTGTCCACATCCTTACTTAACATGTTGAATATGTACTGATAGAATGCGTCTGGCAAATCAACAACATCATACAGCTTTATCTTTTCATAAGCCTCTGCTTGCATTTTGTCAATGGCTGATGTGTATTCCCGTATCTTGTCACATACGTCTTTGTCATAATACTTGTCAATATTTGACAGGTTAAAACCTCCTTCTTCAATCAACCTGTCCTGCTTCTTATCTTGCTTTGTTTGTTTTTATTTGTTTTGTCCAGTATCTCCTTATAAACATCCAGTACATACAGAACATATATACATCATAGACATTTTCAGACTCCAGTCGGTGTTTTCCCCCTGTTTATTGTCATATACCGCATAAAGGTCCAATTGCGACCGACACTGTACTGATATCAAACACAAATCTTATTATCCAGTTCATATTATGTCTGTTGACAATCACACCTCTTCCTGACCTGATACGTTGATATTGCCTGGCCGTTTGATCCACTTGCTTATTCTGTCAACCTCATTGCTGAACCTGTATTCATTCCACTCCCCAAGACGTGGGCTGCCATGCTCATACACTTTCATGAACGCATACCTCTTGCTCTTGAACACGGTATCAATAAGCCTGTAACACTGCCCCTCCGTATTCCTGTATATCTGCACGCTGTTACCAGCCTGTATCGCTTTGTATCTCATCATCGCTTATTTCATTTGCCGACAAAGTTATGAATTTTATTATATATATCCAAATATTTATTTTATTTTTTATTTATTTTTTATTTACATATAAAATAAATGATATAAATATTTAATTTATGACTCAGGAAGAAAAAACATCACTATGTGAGAACATTGTCAAAAAAGGCATCTCTTTCTACAAGGAGAATCTCAAACAATTCAGCACATACGAGAAATGGAAACAGCTGTCAGAAATCTACAGCTTCTGTTTTGGCGAACAGATGCACAAGGAAGAGGAACTCGGCTACAAAATTGACGAACCTGTATGGTTAAAGGCTGACGACAAGATTGTCGCTTTCTGTATCACTAACGGAATGATAGCCTTATGACCATATCATCGTCAATAGCCACACAACCAGCCACCAACCTGTTCATTGAATGGAATATATATTCCACCAACCAGCGGTACTGTTATTCTTATCCA